TCAAGTTTTACAGGATCCCCAGGTGCGTATCTCCCATCAGCAAAACTAATCCAAGACCATAATATCCATGTACCAGCTTGATCGAAATCATTTACATCTACTACATCATAATAGATATGACCAAACTGATCATTGTCAGAAGTCGCAGACCACTCACCTAAAGTACCGTCAGGTTTTTTATATTTAATTTTTCTTTCTAAAACACCTGTTATGTCTACATTACAAATAAGTGTAATTCTAAACGATGTTTGCTGTACATATACTTTATCTCTATCACCCATAATTCTTTCCTAATCTATTACTGATTGTAATTTTTGTTCTTGTGTAATACTACTTAATAGTTGATCCTCTAAATGAATACTAGATAACAAAAGACCAGTAAGATTAATACTGGAATTTTGTGTAGTTTGTAAATAAATATTACTATCTAATATTAGAGTATCCATTAACTTTATACTCCATTAAATGTATGGTTTACAAAAACCTTTAATGTGTCATTACTTGTCTTAGTAAAAGCAGCAGCAAATATCCAGTGACATAGGGCAGAAGTAGGTGCAGTTAAACTGTCTACTATCGCTCCTTCAACTATGTCTACTATATTACCTTCTGCTAGTGCATAACTTGATCTCCAAGAAACAATGTCAATACCTGCTCCAGTATTATCTGAGTCAGGGTCATCTGTCTTAGGATAAGTTGCATCTGTTGTATGTCTTCCTGCTCCGTTTTCTGTCGTAACATCGTCATCTGTTTTAGTTGCTGGAGTTGAACTAGTTCCAAGTCTCATACCTACATAGGCTGTTGAGGGTGTTTCACCTGCTCCACTTTGAGCATAGTATTTATCACCGTCATTAGTAACAAGATTTTTTCCATAGACTATTTTATGTGGGAATATACCTCTATTAAGTATTGCTACTATATTATTTTTCTTGATATTAAATGCCCAAAATTGAATAATTTTTTCAATGATGTTTGTAACCATTTAGATTCTCCTTTCTCTGTTATTATATTAGTAATGCCTTCTTTTTTATTATGAAGAACTGCTGTCACTTTTTCACCTGTTCTTACTTTCTCAACCATTATATATCACTCCTGAATATCTTTGAAATTGTTACATAAGATTTAAGTATTACATTTTCAAAAAACTTAGTTGCATCAAGAACAAACCGAACGCTAAGTCCTGCAACAACTTGTACAGTATCACTAACCCATTGAATAATTGTTCTTGTAAAGAAATTATTATCATCTATAAATAGATTATTATTTATCATTCTATTTAGTATTCTGTTTCTTTGAGTGGTCTCAATGACTTCTACTATATTAGTAACAATACGAGTCATCACACGAGAACGGATTATAAATTCATTTATCCAAATAGAATCAATATGTATACGTATTAAAACCCTTTGATAAAAACTAGTTGATATAATATTAATATTACTATTTATATATTTAAGTAAACTCTTTATATAGTAAGGTAGTGTTAAAATTTGAACAACAGAATTTTTGATACGTCTCATAAACCTAGGTCGACTTACTACCTCAACAATCTGTACAAATGAATTTTGTAGTCGAGACATAACTCTTGACTTGAGTATACTCTCACTTATATTAATAGTAGTCGTTACTAATCTTTTTATAGTACGAAATCTTAATATTGTTTTCGAAATTTGAACAGTCATGTTTGCTATTTGTAATATAAAACTTTGAAAGAAATTATTACTTGATATTTGTACAGTAGTATCTATAAGACGTGATATTCTTCTTGGTCTAAATATACTTTCATATATTGTTATTACTGAATTCTGTATTCTTTTAATAACTCTTGGTCTTAATGTATCAGTTGATAGATAAACATACGCATCTACAATTCTGTTAAGTATTCTAGGACGTAAAACTTGTTCGTTTATATTCACAGCAGAATTATAAATTTGTAGGATGTAAGAGACAAAGTCACTGTTGGTTATAACAGACACCACATCTGATATTGAATGTGTTAGAAGACGTGTATGATATGCTGTAGAAGAGATTTGGACTATGGTACTAGTTATACGAGACATTAAACGGAGTCTTAATATATTACTTGATATTTGAATAACTGTATTTGATAGACGAGCAATACCACGAAACATTAGTAGACCACTAGAAATTTGTAACATCGATGTTACAAGACGAATAATTAATTTATTATAGTTATTTTCTTCTAAAATTTGTGCAGTATTTGAGATAGTTCTTTTGATCTCTAAAAGACGATTTGATATATCGTCTATCTCAAGAGTACTATTTATAATTTTTATATATGCTTCTAAAACTATTTTAGTTTTTAAAAATAATATTCCAGCATTATCATCAACAAACAGAAGCATTATTACACCTCTACTCTTCCACCACCAGTAAGGTCGAATTGTTTCCATACAGTAGTTTCATCATCTTCATAGATAGTAATTATCTCACCAGACTTGGTAACTCTGTTTCCTAATAATGTTAGTATTTCAACTGCTTCATTAGATGTCCATACTGTATTAGAAATAGTTTGAGCTCCAGGGAATACTCCTGATGTTAATACTGTACATCCTACTCCTGAATTATCTATTATAGCATTATCAGGTATTCCTGCAATTCCAATTTCACCTGCTGTATTTGTAGAGTCTAATTCTATGTGACCACTACTAAAAGCAATAGTAGCTAATTTATCTGCATGATTACAATTTTGTATTTTAATTGCTCCTGATAATTTTCTAATATTTAATTTAACATTGTTGTTAGAAGCACCCATGTCTATAGCATAATGAACATGAGAAGTTATAAATAAAGTAGACATAGATGCCATTGATACAATTGAATCCTCTGCACATACAACATCACCACCTATTCCACTTTCTTTGTATACTCCATTCAGTCCAGTTAGACCAGGAAGTAACATTACTTCTCTTGCTGTAATACTTCCAACTTGTAATCCTGTTAAACCAACTTTTATAAACTCAGATTTGTTAACATTCTGACCATTAAAATCAATAGTTGGTAAACCAATACCTTCTATTGTAAAATTCTTTAGTGTTCTTTCTAGTTTTACATCAGATAAAAACATTAGTTTATACCAACCGACTCTCTCAGCAAAGTCAACCGCATCTGATATACTATTAAAAGGAGTACTACTCTTTCCATTACCATTTTCTAGTGATTCTGTATCTATATAAATCCATTTTTCAGTATAGGAAATATCATTATAATATACTACAGAAGTTTCATTAACTAAAGTTACTCCTGTATTCCATGTAGTTGTTCCAGCAGGTAATAGATAACCAGTAACACTGTCAATAACTTTTCCAACACCTCTACAAACTATAGTTCCATTTATTACTGTAGCAGCTTCTAATTTTACTTGACCACTGTTTAAATCAACAGAAACTGAATCTGTTCCGGTTTTATTTGTTAATAGAACTCCACCATCATAAGCTCTTAAAGCAAGACTATTTCCACTTCCACCCATATTAATTTCAGGAGTTGATTGACCAGGTATTCCTGAGTAACAACCATGAATATGAGCTACTGCATTCCCACCTAAAGTGATAGGCCCATTAATCATACTGTGATTTATTTGTCCATTAAAATAAGCTAATTCATTTATAATACAATTATGAATTTCTGATCCACCATCTAAAACACCTGAAATTGTTAAAGTTTTAAATATTGCTTTTTGAGTAAGTGCTGAAGTAAGTATATGTAAAGAGGTACTAGTAGCTGAAGCACCGAATACTGTCATTCCTTCTATATTATTTGTACTGTCTAAAGTTGTATTTGATAATAAGCCTACTTGAGCAAAACCTTTTTCAGTACAAATAGTAATAGCATCTTCCCAATTGTTAACAGGATATTCTCTTGTACCAGCTGGGTATTCTACTCCTGAGTTCCCAGAATCAATATCTAACCAAACAGCATCCTGATAAGCTGTATATTGTAATTCCTGTAACTGTTGAACAGTTGAATCTACTAGAGAACTTACTGTATTAATAATCATTACACTATAAGTTCCAATCGTAGAAGTAAAAGGTGAAGTACCATCTTCTGAATAAACATTTCCATTTAATCTAAAAACATGATCAGCTTCATAAGGACGAATTTTCCAATCAGAGGCTAAGAAGAAAGTTGAACCAAGAGCTTTAGAACCAGGTAGAGCATCCCCACCTACAGGACGTACAGGAAATACTCTACGTCTGAAGTTTTGATTAGCTAACCAATCTACTTTACCATCACTATATATATGTTCTTTAAAGTCAATATCAATAACCCAGTCCCCATCAATTAAGACAGGAGCTGAAGTTATATTAATTATTTTATTAACTTCATCAAAGGTTACTTTCTCACCCATTGATTATTTTCCTTTCTTACTCTTCTGTTTTGCTTGTAATTTTATTTCTTTATCAACTGCTTTTTTAACTCTCATGTCAGGATATTTTATTTTTCCATCAGGTTGTATTTGAGGAAATTTTGCTTGAATAATACGTTGCCATTCTTCCTCTTCACTAAACATTCTATTGATAATTAATTCAGGGTCATGTAAAGCAACATCCCATGTAATTGAAAAGTTTTTCCAACCATCAAATCCATCTTGATCTTCATATTTCTTTTTAAAACCTTTTGGAATGTTATCTGGTAATTGAGTAAATGAACCATCACTTCTTTCGATAACACTACCTCTAAATTTATATAATAGATATCTTACATCTCTTCTTTTTACTCTTGCTCGTAAACTATTTGGATTGATTTGTTTTAATGCTTCCTCTCCAGTCATCTCATGCATTGCAATATCATCTATCTGTTTATCTATTTCACTTTCCATTAAGTACTCCTATAATATATTAGTAATAAAAAAACCCTACTATAAAATTATGATTTATATTGGTTCAAATCTGTAACCTAAAGATATAAATGTTTTCCCTATATCTTCTTGTTTAAATAGATAAGGGTATTTACTGGTATGAATAAGTTTAATACAATAGTTTTCTTTAAACCAATTACTCATACAATAACCTGTTTTTTGTTTTGCTCCATGTAATGAAGGGAACTTACCAAAAGGAGTTATATAATACCCTTTGAACCAAGGATTGTTTTCTCCTGTTGAAGCTTCTTTTAATTTCTGTTTAGTTTTCTCTGATCTTACTCTTTTATAATTCCAGTGATCTTTTCCTTTAGGGCTAATATAATCTTTAGTAACTCTTTTAGGTATTATTCTTTCTGCTTTTTCAAATGAAAAACCTAATTGACTCATAGTCTTGCCTATATCTTTTTCATTAAAAAGATTTTTATTTTGTTGATATCTTCTCTTTGATAATATAAGTGTATTACAGTCTTTACACCATTTAGTTAATATAGACCCCGATACTTTTGATTGTTGATTAGACGAATTAAATTTACCCCAAGGAGTTATAAAATAACCTTTAAATCTATAATTGTGAACTCCTGTTGCTTGTTTAGACATTAGATCTTTTGTTTCTTGTGTATTTTTAAATCCTAAATGATATTTATTACCTTTAAGTATATGTGATATTTTTTGTTTACTTTCTGCATAGAATCTTGAGTTAATTTTATAATCTCTATTATTATTTAAATTATTTAATTGATTGTTCATTGCCCAAAAAGCATGTGCTAATTCTTTATTACCTTTATAAATTTTTGATAACATATGATGTGCTATGTAGTGTTCTCTAAAAGTTAAAAATATTCTATTTTCTTTTTCATGTCCTCCATCTAATGATAATGGAAATATATGATGTTCCTCATATCTAGATGTATCTTTATGTCGATTCTGTAATTGTACTTTATTTATTAAATGTTTATATCTTCTTTTAAAATTCATAAAAAACCCTCACTATATTATATTAGTAGTGAGGGTTGAAATAATTACTTAATCGTTACTGTTAGGCGGGATTTGAAAAATTCCTCTCATCATTCCCATTAATACTTATGTTCTGCCCAGTAGCTGCAGTTACAGTATGAGTTGATTCTGCCCACTCACTTGTATCTAATGCTAATGCAATAACGTGAATAGCTGCATCACTACCTGCTGATCGTCCACCCTGATTATTGTTTGTATAATCAAAGTCCCATGCAACTGTAATACTACCGTCACCTTGTACTACACCAGGAAAAGTTGGAGCTGCTGTACCAATAATATCTGTCATTGGATTTCCATCATTGTCATTAACAATAATTGCACCTAAACTTCCAAAAGGATTTTCATCTACTTGAACTGTTGCTGTTTCATCTGTAAGAGTAACATTAACATCTTGTATAGTAACATTCATTGTGTTAGCACCAACAGTATTAACTAAGTATTCACCATCATTTGCTGGAGTTGTCCAACCTGATAATACTAAATAGTCACCTGCTTCAATATGGTCTAAGTCTGTAGATGCCCAAGTTAAATCAGCTGTTTGACCTGCCGAACTTGCAAAAGTATAAGACCCTGATGTTCTTGTTATGTACTCAAAATATACATCAAATACTGTTTCGGAATCAGGATTTTCATCTGCTAAACTTTTTGAAAAATTAAAGTTACCAGCTGCTACAAAAGGAAACGGTACTTCTACTGAAGTTACAGGAACAAATACCGAGTCCAATCCACCACCGTCTACTGATATAGGATAATGCTGAATATTGTTTGTTGAGTTAGTATCAAACCCTCTAAGTAATACACCTGGTTTTGGTTTTAAGTTATCACCTACAAACTCTCCAAGAAGTTCTGCAACTTCTCCATTAACTGTTCCAAATCCTTGTTGATTGACTGAAGGAGTATCATCAGCATTTATGTCACCAACTTGTCTTAGTTGATATTGCATGTATGCGTATGACTCAACATTAGTTCCTGTATTACAAGTTACTACTCTATTAAAAGCATACCATTCAGTACCAATTTGTTCTTCACCATCATAAGATTCCCAAGTATTTCCAGTATCGTCTGCTGTTCCAGTTCCTGCTGAATCACCTGTTGTTGCTGAACAAAACCACCAAGTACCATTAGAAGATCCATTAGATTGTCTAATAGAATCTAGTACTACATCACCAACAATATAAGTTTGTCCTGATGCCCAAGTTGTAAACTTAGTACCTAAAAGATAATTGACTTTCATACTATCATAAATAGTACCACCACCACCTATGATTGCATCTGATACACCAACGGAACCAGAATAATTTGTTAACTGTAAATCATCTCCATTTGCTAATGGGAATGAGTAAGCCTGAAAGTTAAGTGATGAAAGACCCTGTTCAATTAACAGAGCATATTCAGCTGATAATTTTCCTTCTACTCTTAAGAATGATTTTTGATATGTGTTATTAGTTGTAATATCAATATTTTCGTTTACTTCACCTGCTTTATCGTATGAAGTTGTTGCTGCTACAAAACCTGTTACTTGAGTATAGTAAGCATAATCGGGTGTAGCTTGAGCATCAAACATTTCTCCAAGTGAAACCATACAAGACCAGTTATCAGAAGTTAATGCTTCTTGAAAACCTGCATCTCTCATTACATCTCTTGTTTGCTGATCTAAAAAAGCCCATCCATTAGTCACAATAAATGATCCCTCAAAAATCATCTTAATAGGGAACTTATATTTTCTTAATGTTGTACTTGCTAACCAAGCTATTTTTAATGCTGAGTATAAAGCTCTACCTGTTGCCCCAGATGTTTTACCTGGTGCTAAGTCATCTAAATCAGATGTTGATACATTAGCAGCTATTGTTTTAGCTCCTGTCTCAATATAAAATTCAGCAGTAGTAGCTCCCTCTGTTCCATTAACATAAAATGCTATGTTATCGGGATCTATTATTTTAGCCATCTATTTCTATCTCCTTAATTTAATTCTACTTTATGTTATATTAGTAATCAAATAAACATATTTTAATTATGCGGGATTATAAAAATTTAAGTCATCTAACATGCTAAACTTAATTGTGCTATCTGAACTTGGTAATACTAAATCATAAATATCTGATAAATTAGGGTCATAATCTAAATCCATTAATAATATATCTACTGTATCTGTTCCACCATGTGCATATATTACTTCGCCACTAACTCCGACTATACTATTTTGTAATTCTGTTCTATCACTACTCTTTACTATAGTAACTTGAGCTCCTTCAATTAAATCAGTTAATGTTAATGTAAAACTTGCCACTACTGAAGTGGTTGCTGAAGTTCCATTTCTATAAGAAGGAACATCTCCACCTAATACATTTATAGTTACTGCCCCACCACTATTATTATATATTACGGCATCAGTACTATCTGTTATACCATATCCACTATATGTAAAATTATTAAAGTTATAAGTACCAGGTGCTGTTATATAAATTGCATGACCTGTTCCATCTGAAATAAATACAAGTCCATCCATATTAGTTGTTCCATCAGCATCAATAAGTAATGAACCATCAGCATTTGTTGTATTTGATATTGTATTAAATTTGAATTCTACATCACCAGGGTCTATTTGTCCACATACATCAAATATATTATTTGTTACAATATGACTTGCGGCATAACTATCATTACCAAAAAGTATTCCATTTTTTAATGATTTAAACAAATTATTTGTTAAGGTTAATGTATCTATCCCTGTACTACTAAAATCTAAAGTAACACCTGGTCCTGCTGATATAATACTACTACCATCTAAAATAAAGTGTGTTTCTTCTCCTACTGTTGGATTTCCTAATACATTGATTTTATATATACTATCACTTACAAAAGCATCTTCAAAAATAAGTGTTATTCCACTATCACTAAACCAACTATCTCCTACTCCAGTTTGCCCAAATGTTAATACACTTTGACACCCATAAGTATTTGTTGCTAACTCTCTAATAATACCAAAAGCTTTTTGATCTGCTGTACTACTATCTTCTAATGCAACTTCAAGAAATGTTCCTCTTGCTCCTGTTAATCCACCAGTAATTGTTAACCCTTGATTACCATATCTAATTATATCTGTGAAACAATTTTCTACACCACCTACCGCTTTTACTAATGTTTTATATACTGCACCAATCTGTGTTATTGCTTCTAATGATAATGAAGCTAATGTACCGGCTCTTTCTGTATAATGTTCATCTACATTATCAAATAAAAATAATTGAGATGTATCTATCATTAAGCACTGCCAGTTTACACCAGCATTGTTATATCTAAATACTGCTTTATCACTTCCTGCTAAATGAAAACCTACCCTATTTGTACCATCGCCAAGTAATAATTGTGAACCACCTAAAACCTTTGTATCCATAATACCTTGAGGTAAAACCCATACAAAAATCTGCGTTCCTGTTGATACATTTATTGAAGTAGTTGTAAAATAAGAATCTTCTGTTGATGTACTTACTACAATACCTAAAGAAGCTGTTGATTCAATCGGATCCGGTGCTTCCGTATAAGCTGTTGGTGCTGCTCCATCCCATGTTTCAGCATCTGCTTGATCCCATATAGTTCTTCCATCTGTTACTATTACTGACATTTTTTCATCCTATCATATAGAATAATATTCATAGCTTGGTGAGGCCATATCATTCCTTTATTTAAAGGTGTTTCTATTCTTAATGATCTATATTCACTTTTAAAACTTTGATAAGGAGAAGTACTTGCCCGACCACAAATATATAAAACATTCTCAGGATGCTCAAAACTTTCTAATGTTTCATCTCCTCTTTCATCAACTAGAATAACTGTTAAATCAGAATTAGCATCTATTACTTCTTGAATATTATTAAATTCAGTTACTTCTTTTTTTATTCCTGTTATTGGAGTCATTATAAATTCATCAACACCAAATTCCCTTAAAGGGAATTCCCATAGATCATGTTCTAATATTGGTGTGTTCCAACCTAATTCCCAAACACCTGCTACTTTAACCATTACTTATCCTATTACACTTAAAGTATCTTCTTTTAAAGTATTATACCAATCCCTATATAGTTCAGGGTTGATACCCATCAATGCTAGTATGTCATGTAATGCAAATATCATAACAGACATTTCAGCTGGTTCTAAATATTTTAATAACCTAAGCATATTTCCTAGTTCACCGTCTTGAGCTGTTAACGCATTTTCAAATTCAGGGGCTATTGGAAGAACTGCTTTGTATAAAATGAAACGAAGTATTCCTGCTAGGTCTTTATCTATGTTGAAAGTTTTAAACATTTTATTAATAGGTGAAGCTCCCGCTTCTCTTGCCTCTAATGATATATATTGAGAAATTGCTAATTGAACTTTCCCTTCACCATAGTCATCCCAAATGAAATCAGGCATACTATCTATTTTATGGTATGTTGCAGTTACTGCTGAATCAAGTGTTATATCTTTTGTTATTCCCATTATTTTTTCCTCTCCGTTTGTCCATTCACCATTTACGGTGTTGTTATAAATATCTTTCATTATGTTCTTCATCTAAAAATTGAACTTTAGTACTACTTTATATGACCATCCTGAAGTTGGGATAGCTATTACCCCACCTGCATCAGATATATAATCCGCACTTGTCTCATATATCTGTAGATAACAACTGTTCAAATCTCCATCTATTCCATTTAGCCTTTGCCCATACATTGTTGAAGATAAAAAATCTAAATTAGTAACATTATAAATCTTATCTGGAACAGTATCATCTCTTACAAATATCTGTCCTATATACTTATCAAACTCTACACCCATATCATGATTTATAGTTATACTTGCTCCTGCTGTCCATGTCGAAGTACTACTCCAGTCTATAACAATAGTACCTTTAAAACTCTTAACTTCCCAATCTCCACCATAAGGAATCAATTCTAAAGTTGACGTTCCGACCATTACAAGAGTAGATAATTCCTGATCTTCAAGATATATTTTTTGTGCTCCTGTTGGTGTAACAGTAACTTTTCCTGCACCACTTCCACGTCTTTTGATTATATATTCTGTCAACTGAGTGCTTGCATCCGGCAGAGTAAAAGTATAATCGGTTGCATCTGATATATCATAGACTTTACGGAAAGAGGTATCTGCATATGTGGCTACAAGGTTTGGTTTTGTTATTACTACTTTGTAATACCAATCATCCCCTTGAAGTATAGACGGAGTACCAGAAGAATTTACGTAATAAATACCATAACTTGCTGTTTTAATAACTATCGTATCATCATCAATATTTAAAGGAGTCCACCCGTAAGTCCTTCCAGCTGTTGAGGAAGTTGAAGCCATATCTTTTATCTCAAATGAGTCACTATCGTTACCTGTTTCTGAAACAAAAACCCTTACACTTAAAGAAGGTAATGCCCCTGACAACCCATGACTAATATTACTGTTTTGTGTCGGATCATCACCTAGATCAACATCAACCCAGTCCCCTACTCCCGATCCACCTAATTCATTTAATAACCACCCTGTATCATACCGTAAAGCACTAATAGGCTGTCCTGCTGTAGTTATGTGTTCTGCTTTTATATAACCGAAAGATATGAATGTTTTAGGTCGAGTCTCGTTTGATGTTCTGGCATCGGGTGAATTAGCAGAATCAAATCCCATATCAGTTCCGCCTGAACCAGAAGCTGCTCCAACTGAATTAGTTCTACTACTTCCTTTTACAAATACACCAGTAGCAATACCGCCTGGACGGAAGGTAGAATAATCAGAACCCATTAGATTAGCAGTACCAGTCAGCCGTTGACCTGCATCATCTAAAGCAATGCCTTCCTGAGTAATTTTAAAAGTTCCTACTGCATCTGTTAGGTCAATTGGACTTGTATCTGCAATAGCATCTGCTTCTGTTGCATGGAGTGAAATATCTGGAGTTGTGCCGAAGTTAATAAAATAAGTTGTATCTACTACAAGACCTGTAGGTAATGCTCCAGATATTAATTTAAGCCGAACCGGGACACCATCTGCATCAGTTCCTAATACCCCACGTGTCATATGCAGAGCGTTATAATCGTCAGTAATTAAAGTAATAAGTTCAGTAGAATCATCAACATCATCTGTACTATTTATAACTGCTGTGTCTTGAGTACCCCCTCTTTCATAATATCCAGGGATTGGAGTAGCATAAAATAAAGTTCCAGAAGCTGAAAGATCTGCTCCACCTGCTTCGACATGCATATCATTATAAACATGTCCTATCTCTGAAAAGAGATTAAAATAATTAGCCTGAGAAAAAGAATCATGTGTAAATGGTAAATAACCTTGACCTGATCTATCTTTATATTTAGGAAAAGATATTAAAGCAGAAATAGGTACTCCACCATCTTGATTAATAGTTAGTTCTGGTAGTTGAACAAAAGCATCAATAGTTGTTGTGTCTACACAAGTACCAACATGTACTTTATACTCAGTTATATTTAAAGACCCTAAAGGAATCATTAAACCATCATATCCTAAATATCTTTCAACTCCTGCTGTTAAGCCAGTAAACTCTTCTATTAAACCTAATTTTCCAACTGTAATTAAAGTATCTGGTCCTGCTGTTTCTAAAGCAAAACCTGCTACAATACTTTTTTCAAAGTCTCTATTATCAGCTAAATATAATTTACCATCTGATGAAAAATAAACTAGTTCACCAGCATCAATACTCTCTCCAGTAGTTGCTTCAATACTTGAGCCTCCAGCTGCTGCAGTACTAGCCCCACCTGACACACCATCAAAATCAAATTGTTCTATTTGATCACCCCTAATAACTGTTTCTAAAGCTCCTCTTGTTATTTTAGATAAAGCATGCCCTCTTGATGGAAAGTCCGGTTGAATAGGGGATACTGCATCGGTTCCTTCTAATACTTGTAAAACTCCAAAGTCATCTATATAAACTATATCTATTCTTCCATCAACTGTATCTGGTATAACTGATGTATTTCCTCCAGTAAAAGTAAAAGGATTATTTAAAACAAGAACATCCCCTGCAGAAACAAATACTACATTTGAAGGAAGTTCAAGTGGTATTGTTTTTAAGTTATCTTTTTTATCATCTAAAGTTGGTACTAAGGAAATTGTTCTTCTTGTATAATCAAAAGTTGTTTGTAAAACATTACCTGAATCATAAGCACATCTACCAATAATAACATCATCTGATAGTATACTACCATAAGCAACAGCTATAATATCTGCATAGTTGTTTGAAACATTATCCCATACAAACCTTGCTACTATATAAGGAGTAGAAACCGAAACAGTTATATCAACTACAAGTTCAGTTTCTAATCGAATACTAATTTCATTTGTATTATCTTCTATAAACGAAACAAGAGGAGATAGTTGAACTGTTGTTGCATTTACATAAGAAAGGAAACCACCTTCATAGATTCCTCTTTGAATTAATTTGTAATTGAGTTTGTTAAAAACTTCTGATCTTCCAGGTTCTTTATAATTAAAACTTATTGTTTGAGTTCCGTAATCTGTTACACCCATATTATTTTCTTACCTTCTATATCTTGTTGTTATTATATTAGTAATAAAAATTGTATTTAAAAAAGAGTAAAAATTTATTATTGTATAAGTGTAGAACCAAAAACAAAATGAAGGAGTTTAAAAATGAATTGGTTAATATTATTGTTTGCATTGGAAATGGGTTATGCACCCATATATAGTAGTTTGAATGTTCTTCCTGAGTCAATAAATCACAGTATAACTGAGAATATAGGTTATGTTATTTTTGAAGCAGAAGTTGTTGTATGGGATACTTTGTTTGTTGGTGGAGCTACTAAAACATATGTGCAAGGTAAAGATAATGATGTAACAAATTATTATCCATTTGAAAGTGATTACCTATTTAATGCTGGATTAAGATTTGGACAAATTGAATTAGGGTATAGGCACCTTTGTTTACACCCATCACGTCCTTATGAGATATACTATGAGTCACAGCAGAGCACTGATGCAGGGTATAATGAGTTTTATATTAGAATGGATCATAAATTATAAAGGAGATAATAAGCCCCAATTTCCCAACTCATTAACATAGTTTCCAGTAAAAGATAAGGCTACTCCTGCACTGACGGTGAACTACAATAATGTATCAAAACTGACTTTGAACCCCTACGCAATTACATTGCCGGTTTTTGGAAATAATAAAGATGCGTAAACATCAGTAATATTAATAAATATTAATATATGTGGCTTATTAATATAGTTCACATCATCACTTCTGAAGATCATATTAGAAATCCAGTTTGCTGTTTTCACAGAAAGCCCGTTTGTATATTTTATAATTTATCTACTCCTTCACATCAATGCTAGAAAATCTCCAAGCACTATTTATAAGACTATCTCTTAATTAACCACGCACTACCAAAAGTAATATTTCATTATTTACCTAACCTCTTATTTAATTTTATATTCGGGTAATATATGTTGATTAGACAAAGAATAAAACTGATAACCATATAATGTTGCTATACCTATACCAATTACCACTAATATAGTCTGTTCAACTTCATTTAATTCATAACTAATATTTGTATAATCAGTTGGAATATCTGAGGTTGTAACGCACGAACATATACTTACTAATAGCATTATTATAACTACTATTTTCATAATTACTCTCCTATTACATTTCTATCTTAAACTACTATTAAAATCCATATTATTATCATTGGATATTAACCACTGTTTATTAGACGTACTTCTGTAATTGTAAACATCCATAAACGGTGTTGTATTATGTCCCATACCTAAATATAAACCATCAGATGAAAACGCAACACCGTTTATAGAACCAGTAGGAAGTGACACTAAATCAGGCATTTCTATAAAGACACCTTTATCAATCCTATACATGAGAAAATAAGGGGTTGCGGCCATTCCTATTATTAGTCTACTACCATCATCTGAAAATTTCAGATGGTAAATAGTACTCGATGGAGTATTATTGATAAGTATACGTTCAAAAGCGTCATCTATGTATTTATATAACCATAAATATGTAGATGTCGCAGAACCTAAAGCTAAATAATTATCAGTTTTAGAAAACGCAATACCACTAACAGATAAACTAGGTAATGTATCAAATGGACTAACAAGTGCTGTAAAAGTATCACCACTTCGTTTGTACACAATTACGTAGGGGTCCGATGACGTACCTACTGCTAAATACTTATTACCTAACGAAAACGATATAGACTCACCTTGGCCTACAGGCAACGTAGATGGATTAGGTAGCTTTATATATGTATCTCCGTTTCGTTTATAAATAGATACAGAGGGGCTAGTATCATGAGCTATCGCTAAATATACACCATCTGAAGAGAATTCAATCTCATTACTGTTACCAGTAGGAGGTGTATCTGGGGCATCAACAGTCAATCGTATAAATGTATCCCCAATCCGTTTATAAATATATAAAAAAGGTTCAGCTGACATTCCTACAACTAAATGTTCTCCATCTGGTGAAAAGCGTGAAGACCATGCAGTTCCAATAGGTATTGTATCAGGTGCATCTGTCACTAATAGAGTAAGAGTACTGCCACTTCTTTTATAAATGCTTAAATAAGGTGATGACGTATTAGGAACTGCAAAGTATATGCTATCAGGCGAAAACGAAACCCTTCTCCCATTTCCAGTAGGTAAAGTAGAAGGATCAGCGAGTCTAGTTAAAGGGGCATCTACTATACCACTACCTTTATATGTTAATTCAATGTGATCACCTTTATGTAAGTGTAATGCACCTATCACCCCTTTAGTTGTAACAAACTTGTCTTTATAAGTAATACTATGTTCTACATCACTTTGAGTAATAGTAGAGATACTTGATGCTAAAATATCAATCACATCTCCTTCAACCGGATTTGTAGGTAATTGTAATTCCACATTATCTGTAATTAGATATCGATAGCCTGATTCTAAAGTAATGTCTGAACTAATCACTTCTCTTGATACAATCGCTGATTGTGGGTTAGCTAAATGCCTCTCTAAGATTGCACCATCCTGTATCCCTTGTCCTGTTCTTACATCATTAGTTAGCTGTTGTATTGCACTGCTTATTGGAGTATTTATATCAATTGTACGTGGTATAAATGCATCTGGTATTGCTTCGAAGATCATAGACTGTTGTTGGAAGTATTGTTCTGCATCGTCACTGCTTGTAATAGTTGGTTTTACTCCGTCCCATGAGTATATACGGAGGTATTCAAAATCTGAATTGGCTTGATTTGTTCCTATATTACTATTTCCAATATGCAACAAAGGAAAAGTGGACGTTTTTACATCAGGATTCGATTGATCCCACAAAGTATATTCATGAATTGTTCCATCTTCTTCTATAATTATAAAATCTGAACTGTCTTGTTCACTTAAAACTAGATTTGCTAGAACTATAAATCTTAATTTTTGATTTAAGTTTATATAAGATGTTCCATCGTCAAATCTATTACCTACCAAATAAGATACTATTCCTCCATCTTGCCACGTTAAATAAAATCTATCAGTTGATCCTGCATTATAATTTAATTGGAATTTATGTGTTTCATCTAATTTCCAGAAAAATAAAGCATGATAAATACTTGTATCATAAGCAAACTTAGGTTCTACAATCATATCAATAGCAAACTTATCCGGCATAGTAAAAGCTTCATCTATCACATCTGCTGAGTGTGTGCCGTCTACGAAGGGGAAGAGGGTTGTTCCTTCTGTTATTTGTATATTCTTCCAATATGTACCTACTCCGGCAGTTGCATCTATATAATTAGCATAAGGATAAGCTGAAATAGAATCCCCAATATTTTCAACATCACAAATTACCCATAATTCAATAGTATTATCATCTAACCACTTATAAGTTATATCAGTTAAAGCTACTATAAAATTAGATACAACATGAGTATCCCAATTTACACGAACACCACTATTATGCGCCGTATCAGAGTTCCAAATTTGTAACTGTGTGTCATTAGCAGTTCCACGTCTTGCTGTACCATGTACCACACATTTTTGTTGTGTGGAAATATAAGATGCCGAAACTAATCCATCATAGGTTGACCCTGCGGTCGTAATAAAATACCATGATGCTCCTCCCAATATTTTTTTAATTACAGTTACATTGTCTTTAGTTTTATCCCAATTCCCAGTAGTCAAATCAGTAGGATCAGTAACAAGGTTTGTGTATTCTTCTCCAATGAACTTAGGTATTATTGTATTGTCTATTGCAGGACGTTTTGCATTAACGACTTCTACTTCAATGAAGTCATTTATAATAAGATTATTATTACTTATTTGTACTATATCGGCACCTGTTATATAAGTTTTAGAAGCTCCTCTTTGTATTTCACATAATACAAATTTTGAACCGTAACTTGGTGTTTCAGGACTTGCTGAGTCAACTCCTTCAAGTACACCAAAATTTCCATCTGACTTTAAATAAATTATATCATTTCTTCCTAAAGTTGTATCAGAAATAATAGCTGAGTTTCCTGAACTTACTACAATACTTTCCAGTCCTGTATTGATTGTTCCACCTTGAATTAAAACAGTATTTGTATATGGCTCTTGTGGTAATACTTTGAATTCAGAATTTTTAATAATATCTTCAGTAATAAGTACTGTACTTTTTCTACTATAATCAAAAAATGTTTCAAGAGTTGTAACATCGTAAACAGTTCTACCAAAAATTAAATCGTCTACATCTAAACTTGCATAGTCAACCATTAAAATATCAGCATAATTATTTTCAGTATTACTCCAATCAAATCGTAGTATACAATAAGTAGCACTTGATGCAACTAAAAGCTCTATTATACTTGCAGTTTTAATTCTTACACTAACACCAGTTGTTGAATCTTCAACATATACTATAAAAGGAGCTAAACTAATATGAGTAGGGTCAACATAAGTTAATCCTCCTCCTTCATATATTCCTTTTTGAGTTATTTTATAATTTAATTTATTAAAGTTTTCAGATTTACCTGGTTCTTTAAAATCGAACGAGATAGTCTGAGTTCCATAGTCAGTAACACCCATATTTTATTTATCCTCTTACTATATTAGTGTATTTTATTATTGCTCAACAAAAAATTGAAATCCTGTATGATTTATTACAGAGTCATATTCAGCTTTTGGTATGTTTGCATATAATAATACTTTACCTTCATCATTAAGTATACCAACTTCTGTTATTTCTAAATTATTTAATAATTTATATTCAACAGTAACATCAAAATCTAATGTTGGGGTTGATTCATTCTTATAATCATACACCAAATAAATTTCAGCAGGATCAACTTCTGTTGGATTAACAAAAGTTACATTTACTTCACCAGTAGCATATACTATTGTTCCTGAAGTAATTGTAGGAGCATGAATAAAGTTACCTGCACCATCATCAGTTATACTATATGATGTACCACTAACTATATAATGAAGTGTTGCTGAAGAAGGTACAATATTTGTAAAATCAGTTGAATGTGATATTAAAGATGTGCTTCCTGTATAAATTAATTCTTTATTAATTGAGTGTACTCTAAAAGTTATTAGTTCAAATATACCTGTTTCAAAATCAATAGTTCCAGTAGCCGCATCTCCCCATATTTGTCCTTTCTCATTTGCTTTAGCAGTATAATAATTAGGAAAAGAATAATATGAAAACTCTAAATACCCTGGTGATAAATTAGGAAACTCTAATGTTTCGTTTATAGTAATAGTTACATCATCACCTACAAAAACTGTTTCATCATTAATAGTATTTGCTGGTATAGTACCAACAGCCACATTATAATTACCATCTGTTGATAATTGATTATCAGAAATTTCTTTTCTATATATTTCATTAGATAAATAGTTTAATGTACCTAACTTTCTACTAAATAATTCTAGTCTATCAGCGGCTAATAATACTTTTGAATAAATTCTAAATTCATCTATTTTACCAACGAAGAAATTACTTGCATCAGCTGAACCAATATATAAATCATCAGTTGTTGTAAAAGTTCCTATACCAGATACATCAACACTGTCTTGTTCAACTGAATCTACAAAAAGCTTCAATGTAGCACCTTGAGTAAAAGAAACGGATAACATGAACTCACCAGCTTCGAACGTTGCTAGTGCCATTGTATAACTTGCTGTAGCTGAACCTGATCCACCTGTTACAGTTACATCGATAGAAGTATTTGATGTATTATAAAAAACATTTATATACCCATTAATATAAGCCATTGAAGGATCTGTAACAATTTGAGTTCCTGGTGTTATCCAAAAATTCCATTCACGATCATCATCATCAAGTGTCATACCTGCTACTAGTGCCTCAGTATCTGTTCCATTCCAACCAATAGTTTTACCTGATACTCCATCTTCAATAGTAAAAGTTCCTAACATATTTGCTTCAAAATTTCCATAGTTATCATTAAAAGTAGTAGTGTTTATATCCTCAAAGGATACATGAAAATCAACATCAGTCATTAATGCTTGATTGTCTATATTGAAAAAACTTTTTGTTCCTGTACCAACTACAATATATTTAAATAGACTGCTTAATATTGTTATTAAAGGAGGATCTTCTATAGGAGTTGCATTGTCAATAAATCTATAATTATCTGTTACTGAAGCATATGTTTTTAATAAAGGAATTGTATATTGTTCAGCAACTGTTCCTTGTGCTATATTTTCTGCAACACTATACTGATTAGCAAATCCTTGATTACCCATTGGTAATGATAAGTTGATTCCTATATGTGGTATGTTAGTAACTTTTCTACCGTACTCAACTCCCGCTGATAAGTAAGCTAAATAGTCAGCAGTTATTAAAACATCTTCAAGGGCTCCGTTTTGTAGTAGGTTACCTATTTGATATTCAATAGCTAAATGTTGAGTTGGTTTAATAACTATGTCTTGATCTAAATACCAAACTTTATCTGAATCTAAATATAAAAGAGGGTCAGCATCTAATGCCGCTGAAAAGTCTTGATATTCATTATAGTGTAATATTGAAGTAAGTCCTGTAAAAGGAGTTGCAATATCATGAGTTGATAAATTTAGAAAAGTTGCTGTATGATCAATAGCTCTTGCAAGTGTTAATGAGTCTTGAAATAAAATATATGTTTCACCATCTTTAGGAACTAATTTAAATAGATAATTGTAAAAAGTATATGTTGCTTTACTCTTAATCTTAAAAACAATTGAATCAACTTCTTGTCTTATATAATCTATATCTTCTTTAAGAATTAAGTTTGGTGAATACCCAAGAGATTTAGATAAATCAATTAACTCATTTATATCTGTATACTGATCAGTTTGAAATAATCTTTTTTTAAGTTCTATTTGAACTTTAACTAATTCTAATTCATCTGATACAGCATCTAAAAAATCTTCCCATAGTGGTTGGTTCTTAACCATATTAGGTGTGAAATTTTTAAGATCTATTGTAGCTGTTGTTGCCATTTATGGTTTCCTTTACTGTACTATATATTCAGTAGTTACATCTGTTATTTCTTCTACTCTGAATATTTGATTTCTTGTTTTTAGTTCAATATTAATTTCATCATTTTTATAATAAGTCTTAACAGTATAATCACTAAATGTACCTGATATACCACTTACTATAACAAGAACTCCTTCGCCAGTTACATAGTTAATTGAAGAACCAGTTAGGTCATATCCTGCTTCAGCTGTAAAGCCTCCAAGACCATCGTCAACTCCAATTTTTACATATCCTAAAGCTAATTCTTGTATATAAATTGAAATAGATTCTTTTTCAATATCATAAATATCTAAATTTATATCCCCTAAGTAAGTATCACTTAAAGTTGAATAACTTATTAAATCTAAATATGAAGTATGATATTCAATACCATCAATGGATTTAATATAACCTTTCCATTCTACTTCATACATTGGTTGTTTAAAATCCATATTGTCTAAACTATATCTTTCTGTAACTCCATCAATAATAGCTGTTTTAACTATTGATAAAATTTTTGTAGGATCTTTGATAAATGCTTGTACATGAAAAGCTAAGTAAATAAAATCTGTATCAATAAAACTTACTATATCTGTAGGAGGTTTATCTTCTTTAATACTTGTTATTACTTCTGTTTTTTGTGTGTTATCTAGTTGTTCCCCTAAAGGAGTGAAAGCAGATACACGAACGAAATTTTCTTCTGTTGGTATGTATGTCCATAAGTCAACATTATTATCTAAGTTATATTCGTATGCACCCCAAACAGTTGCTTTTAATATATAAGGACTTTCAGCTAATTTAACTCTATAATCTTTTTTAGCAACCGCTTTATCCCCTGCTTGAAAAGTATCAACACCATTTGTTCTGATATCTTCTAAATCTTCTTCTTCTTTTCCACCTTCAATGTTAGAAGTGTTTGTACAATAAATATCTATTTGAGCTGCATCTATATCATATATAGTTGAATCAACTGTAGTTACTATATTTATACCTAAAACATTTCCAGTTACACCTAATGTTTCAATATACTTAAAAGCAACAGAATCTCCTGACTGTAATTTAGTACCAAAAATATCATTACCAAAAGTAATATCTATACCGTCAAAATTTAATTTATTTTTTAAAGTATAAACAGTATCAGTTGAAGCAGCTGCATTTAAGTCATCAACTTCAGTCCATAAAGCTCCATTAACCCATACTTCATAATATACGTTTTCTATAATACTATTTGTAATTGAGATCTCTTCGTATATGTCACCATTAGCAACATAATTAAAAGTTTTTGGTTCACCTTGAACTACTGGTAAATCTATATAATCATCTGTTATTGTAATGTTCGTAGTTATTGTTGAAGTAAACTTTTTAGTACCATCTGAAAATATAGTCCATTTTGGGAAAGGAACTATTTTAACAGGAGGGGCATCAAAAGTAGGAGAAGTACTTACTCTTACATAACCAAGTCCTCCTAGTTTCCTATGAGCTGAATACTGCATAAATTGTGATTGTGAAACTAAAGAACTTTTTTCAGTTGCTAAGTCCCATCTTGTATTACGTGTTAAGAATTCATCATAAGCTGCTAGTTCAGCTATTGCTTCTGAAACTGAATCTAATAATCTACTATTTGTACTGAAGAATAATACATCAGCCCATGAGGCTTTTGCTCTAAGCCCTGATATTAATCTACCTTTTACTGAATCAAAATCGAATTGCATATTATTACACCTTTGCCTTTATCTTTTCTTCTACAACTACATGAGTTTTTAAATCTACAGAGTAAACCTCTAAATAAATATACCAATATTTACCTTCGTAATTTGGTTCTACCTCTAGTTTTTCAATTGCTAAAAATGGTTGGTAGTCTTGGTATAGTCCATCTCTAATTGCCATTTTTAAACTGTCTGAACTTAGAGTATTCATTGGCTTTGCAAGTAAGGGAGTTAAGTAACCACCTCTATTTGGTGACCTTACTAAGTCTGCTTTAAAAGAAGCTAACCAATGTTTCAAAGATTGATTAAGTGCTTCTTCACCCCATACTTGTTTTATAGCACCATCTTCTTGTATAGTACCTAAGTAGTCATGATAACGTATTTTTCTATTTTTTTTAATCCCATTATATTATATTAGTAAAAAAAATTACTCTCCTAAAACTTTAGTTTGTCCAGCATTTGTTATTGTTACTTTAACAGTTAGTGAACAAGCCCCTCCTCCACTTAATACACCAGGAATTAATGGGATTGTTACTTCGTCATCTACTCGTAAAGGAGTATTTCCTTCAACTCTATTTTTTAAAGATGTTGCTGGCATATAACCAACACCAGCTGAGGTTGTTGTACAGGTACCATCACTTGCTCCTATAGGTACAGTAACTTGTGTATTATTTTTATAAATAAACTGTCCTCCTGCTTTAACTTTTGTAGACGGCGTTTCAGTGAAAGAAGCTGACCCCGCTACATCTAAACTCAAAGTACACCCTTCTACAGCAACCTCTTTACCCATTACTGTAATACCTCAAAATTTCCACCATTTATAGTAACACTTGTTGTACCCATAGTTATATCATTTCCATTTTTATCTTTTAATTTAGTACCCGAACTATCTATAGTTATTTTATTACCAGAAGACTCAGATAAATATACATAACCATTACTGTCTATTATGTAGTAAGTACCTGAATTATGAATAAAACCATTATCTCCTGTTTGCCTATTATAAAAAGATATTGATCCATCATTCAATAATGTGAAATCAACATTTGGATATTCTGTATCAGTCATTTCACTTACTGTATCGAGTTTAGTTTTTATTGCATCATAGTCAAACAATCCTTCAATCATTATTCCATGTACATAATAAAAAGTACGAAATTTATCGTCTGTTAATATAAGTATTTTACTGCCCACTGTAGGTGGATGAAAGTCATATTCTTTATCTGTCATACCTGTTGTTATAAAAGGTTTTGCCCATGGTAATAAGTCTTCACTCATGTCATTAAATTCAGGTAAAATTTTAATTTTAATTTTACCCTTTTTATCAGGATCATTTATATCTATTACTTCAGCATAGTGTCTATTTAATTTTATCATATTATTTTCCTTATTATAAAAGTTTAGGAGTTAATAAATAACTAGAAGGGACTTGAATATATTTTCTTCCTAAAACTAATTTACTATAAGCTCTATTACCTTGTCCTTCCCATATATGTTCACACTCAATAATTATATATTTACCTGAAAAGTTTTTAGATAACTGTTCACCTTCCTGTTGAACAGTATATACATTAAGCTGTACAGTTTTACCAGCATGATATTTTGGATTCATTGGTTGCAGTATTAAAAAAGTATCTATAAACTGCCCTTCTCTTTGTTCATGAGTATGAAACCCTTGTGTATTTTCACTATCCTTTGTTTCATCGTGTGGCATTGGTTCATAAGAAAAATTAAAATCAGTTATATTATCTTGATACTCATTTATAATGGGAGTACTTAAATTCGACTTAGGAGGGTAATCAATTAAAGCGTCTTTATCTTCTACTAAATCTCCAGTAGAAATATCAATTGAGAATAATTTTCTATTTTGTAATTTCCAAAAATGTTTATAATTAGTTTTCCATTTCTTTATTTGAGTAGTATAATTACTTACATCAACTTCTGTTTCTAAATTACCAGGTACTACTTTATACTCGATAGTTTCAACTACTCCTTCATCTAACATAGATTGTAAATTTCTAAAATGAAAAATATTATCAGTTGTTACATAAGCATAAAAAGGAGTATTGTTTGCATTGACTGAAAAAGCAAATGGTAATAGTCCTTCCTGTATAAACTTTGCATCGGTAATTAAAGGTTGATACCATATATCTTCGTTACCTGTATCATTAATATCTAAAGAGTTAAATGAATACTTTCCTAATAACTTTTTAATTGCTTTTGATATACGGTCTTTGTGTGCTTCACTTCTAATACTTTGTTGGTTAAACCATTCATGATTCATAAATAAGTCTATATTACCACTTATATATCCTGGTAATTCAGGAGAGTCCATGTAGTCATACAATACTCTATAAGTAGACTCATTTATAGTTTTTTCATCTCCAAAACTTATTTTCCATTTTGATCCAATAGTAGTTTGTAAATATTCTTGCATTAAACCAGTACCATCATGTAAAGTCATATTAGCTGTTGCATACAATTTGTTAATATTATCAATAATAGAAAAAGAATAGTCCTGTGGATCTATTTCAAGTAGTTTATTATTGATTGTTATGTTTGCTATGTGTATATCATTTAATCTCATATATTATACTCTATATTTATAATAAAAATTTTCTAAATCAGAACTACTAGGTAATGATAATTCCTCACCAGGAACTTTATTTTGTATAAGACCAATACTATTTAACCATAGTATAAAATCATCAAATTCAGATATACCATATCTTTTATTCATCATAACATCAATTCTTAAAATGTCAGGTGTTTGCAAGGAGTATATATCTGAACTATCAGTATGAGTAAACTTTTGGATAGGTATAGTAAATATATCTTTATAAGTTTCACCTTTATCTGTTTTAAATACTGTATCTTGTGCTAAATCATAACGTGATCTCATTTATACTCCTCCTACTCTTGGTTGAGGTGGTCCATTAAATGTTGTTGATAAAATATTCTTTGTTGCTGTATAAACTGAAATAACATCTAAAGAAATTTTACCCCATATAGGATAATCGTTTTCGTCTGTCTCACTACTAAATGTTGGTTCAGCTTTTTTAACTATTGCATTACGAATATTTATTATATTCCCTATTTCTACACCAATTATTTGTGTAGTTGCTTTATCACTTTTATCTCCAAAAGCTGCTAATACACTTGGACCAGGTGCTACTAAGTTACCAGCCTTTCCTTCACTAGGAAGTGGTAATTTAGACAATTCTATCATAGGTAAATATACCTGTTCATAAGCATCAGGATTAGTCTTATCAATGTAAAATCCTATTGTTATAGAACTAACTGATAAAGGATCTGTTCCTGTCCATACTTGCATACCAAGTTGTTTAAACTGTCCTGAAAAACCAACTCCAGTAACATCTCTTGATACTGCACCAAGTACATCTATAATTTTACTATTTCCTCCACCTAAGAAAGGTTCAAAACTAGAGGATAAAGAAAGTGTTATATCCGACTCTATAATTAATTGTTGTTCCGGTAGTATTTGTGTTCCACCTACAGAAATTCTAATTTCTTTACCTTTAGGTATTTTCATTCCTTGTGTACCAAATGCCATTATAATACCTCTGTTGTTAAGTTGTTCATTATACTATGTGGTGTATATCTTGATACAAAATTCTGTTGTAATACAGTACCACCACCTGCTATTGTTTCTGGTTTATTTGCAATACTGCTTAGTATGTCTTTTATACTAGTTAATAAATTTTCACTTCTAGAATCTTTAATTGAACTAACATTACCTTGTGTTGATTTATCAATAAGTCCTATAGGGTTCTTACTAGCAAATATTGTATCATCAGGATGAGTTTCTATTATACTTCCATCAGGTCTTAATATTGCATCATTTACAGGACGTGTTAAATAACTCAATGGATTTACAGTAGGAGTACCTAAAGCTGCATTGTACCCTGAATCTGATTTAGCTTTACTTACAAAACTTTCATCAATTTCAGGTGTTTCGTATCCTGTTATCCAACCAAACATTGATCCAAATATGTCACCAATTTTATTAAAGAAATCTTTCACAGGTTGTATAAGATCATTAACAAAACCAATAGGGTCATCTATAAAGTCAATGAACCCTTGTTTAATATCTTGAAAGATACTTGATACTTTATCTATAATATTTTTAATTAAATTAATACCAAAACCAATAGGATCGTCTATAAAAGATTTTACTCCTTCAATTACACTACTAAATATTTGAGTTACAGTATCACCAATAGAAGTGAATATAGGAGATATCTTAGACCATAAGTTTTTAGCAAAATCAGCAACAGCCCCCATTTCAGATTTAAATTGATCCCATCCTTCTTTAAAACCTTCTGCTAACATTCCTGGTAATTCTATAAACCAGTTACCAAGTGTAAAAGCGGCTTTTTTAATTCCACCCCAAAAAACATCTTTAAACCAAATACCTAATTTGTCCATTGCCTTTGCTATTTTTTCACCACCGATAAATCCAAGTATACCGCCAATAGCTGCCCCTAAAAGACCACCTACTAAAGTACCTATTCCTGGTGCAACAAGTGTTCCAATACCAGCACCCATTAGTGCCCATTTACCCATTCCTTTAAAGGCATTCTTCCAACCTTTTCCAGTTCCACCAAGTACTCCACCTATAACAGCAGACAACTTAGATGTACCCCATTCACCAGCCATACTATATGCTTTGAAACCATCAATAGCCATCCATATCAAACTACCAACGATCATTCCTATTGCTCCTGCTTTCATTAACATAGGACCAAGTTTTGCTAGTCCCGCCATCGCTCCTCCACCTAATAACATAGGTAAAAATCCTTTTAACTTATCTAAAAATCCACCTTCTTCTTGTCCTTCTAAAAGAGTGTCAGCTATGTATACTGCTTCAGGATTAGTTTTTAACATATTAGATCTAGTTGGTTTTCTTTTCTTTTTAATACCAAACATACTACCAAGTGAAGTAAACATTGTACCCATTTGGTCAAATGGTTTAGTTATAAAACTTGTATCACCTAAAAAAGTATCTTCAACAAAAGATTTAGTTTGAGATCCAAAATCTTTAACTGATTCAGAAAATTTTTTATTACTCTTAATAGTTTCTTTATCTTCTTTAGTTTTTGGAGTTGGTTTTGTTTTACCTTCCTCTATTTTCTTAAGAGATGTCTCTTGTTTTTTATTAGATTTTTCTGACTTCTTTAGTGTACCTGTTAGAAATTGAGTCTGTTCAAATATTTCAGTAAGCACATCAACTGCATCTTTCTCTACTTTGACTGGAGTTAAAATTGGTATATCTGACACATTTTTTTCCTTATATTACTATATATATTATATTAGTAATTTTTTGTCCTGTAATGTTTTTTTTACTTTCTCAGATATTTTTCTTTTAGTTTCTTCAGAATGTTTTTTATCTTTCATTCCTTTACTTTTACTAGGGTTCTCTTTATGAGATTTTGACATTTTTCTTTTAGTTTCAATATTATGAGTATTTCCATAATTAGCATTATTTTTTCCTTTTTGAGTTATAGACATTTTTTTTCTAGTCTCATCACTACGCTTTTGACCTCTATTAGATTCTGCTCTTTTTCTTCTAGTTTCAACAGATTGCTTTATTTTTATTTTTCTACCTTTATTTGCTTTCCCTATTTTCTTTTTAGTTTCTTCAGTGTGTTTCATTTCTTTTTTTAACTGTTCATATTGTTTAGATGTTAACTTATTTTTATATTTAGTAAATCCACACATCATATAAAAAGCTTGAGTCATTTGTTTTCCGTAAACTTTCCATAACATTAAGTGGGCTATATAATGCTCACGTGCTGTTAAAATAATTAAGTTTTCATCTTCATCAGAACCGCCCAAACTTTTGTGTATAATATGATGATTTTCTGTGTAAACATTTTTTGGGATTGTTCTTAATTTTCTTGAAGATATAAAATTGTCGTATCTGATTTTATAAAGGTTATTCATTAGAAACTCCTATAATTTTTAACTTTTAAGAGTCGGGAAACTCTACATTATATTAGTAAAAGAAGAATTAAAGGTTAGATATAGGGAGTTATTCTATATCAGCAGGTTCCCGCCTGTTGTCCCTTTTTATTTAATTTATTTTTTATTTTTTTCCTTCATAACTTTTTTTAAATAGTTTAGTCTATTTCTAATAATATGACTAGGCATCTTCATATAGTCTTCATAAGTATCAGAAAAACTACTATAACAAAGAGTACTAATCATTTGATTAAAAATATTAAGGGTCCATGGACGGTAAGAAATCCATAAATCGAAAAAGGAAACTCCGAGTTATGTCTTCACCTGTTAAAGGTGATTTCACTTTGATTTCATGTTCTATACCAAACTTCACATTATCTTTTAAGTAAGTATTATAGTCTTTCCATACTGTTAAAGGTATTGTAGAATACTCTTCAATAGCTTCTTCAGCACTAACATCAACTTCATCAATTTGACTTATTAATTGTATCTGTTGTTGCCTAGCAAAAAACTTTAATCTTTCAATTTGATACTTTTTAAACTTTCTCATTTTAGAAGGAGATATCTTATAATCTAAAGGTTTCCCTTGTTCCATAAGAAATTCATTATGTTTTAATTGTTGTTCTAATTCAGAGTATTCATCTTCCTCTTCAATAAACTTATCTTCAGTTAATTCTTTTGCTATTAAAGTTTGTCCTATCCTAGGTAAAATAAAACCGTATGTTCTACCATCAGACTCATCAGTAATAGTTATAGGAGTATTTAAACTAGATAACATTTTAGTTTTTATTTGAGAAGTTCTTATTGATACTACTAATTTTTCACCACCAGTAGATAGAGCATCTTGTCTTTTTTTAGATACTGTTTTAAGTTCTTCTTCTGTTGGCATATAAGGATACTCTAAGTAATCTTGCCAAAAGTTAAAATAAATGTTTAACATTATTTCTTCTATGTCTTGTTCATGTAAAGTACTAGCATCAACATCCTCATAAATCATGTTATTTAATACTGTTAGTAATGATTCAAGAATAGTGTCCTCAGTAGACATTGCTAGATCAAGAGCATCTTGTCCTGAATAGTTTCTTACATGTATTTTAGAAGGATAACCTAGTTGACCATTAGAACTTAATTTAATAGGTAAATAACTTTTAGGTATCCCTTTACTTTTTTCTTTTTTAATTACTTTTTTTTCATCTCCAACAAAAATATCACTCATTTTTATATCCTTTATTTATTTTTATACTATAGGTATTGGTACAGCACTACTTCTAATTATTTGATCAACTGTAAAATTGCATATTACAGTTTTATTTTCACTTGTATCATATGTTAAATCTATATTTTCAATTCCTGTTATCATCATATTCATAAATCTATATGAATATGTACTTTCACCATTAGTAGGAATTAATATATCTGATCTCGTATATTTAAAGAAAGTTACTGTTGCTTGTTTAACATAACTTCCGCCTGTTTTAAATTTACGAGTCTTTTGATCATAAATATTACCCATCCATTTTTCCATAAATTTCATAACAGTGAAATCAGCTGTTTCATTAAACTCTATAGAAAAGTCCTCTTCAGGTTCAAATTTCATTAGTACTTTATGACCACTATTTCTAGTTTCTGTTTCAAATTTTAAAAGAGGTATAGTAGTACTTTTAATGAGAAATCTAATACTAGGTTCATCATCAAAATAAAATTCCCATAAATTAGGATTCCAATATTCTTTCTGTAATTCAAACAATGTTTCATTAATAGGTTTAAAAAATGCCAAAATAAAACCCTCCTATTATTATATTAGTAATAATACAGAGGGTTCAAAACTTTTTATATAAACTTGTTTAAATAAACTTTATAACATGTTACTTGCTTTTTCTAAATACTCACATACACCCATTAAAATCTCTTCACGTATAGTATTATCAACTAGTAGATCTTCAACTCCCATATCAACTGCAAAACCTATATCTTGAGCTAAGTCATATGGAGACATAGGACCATAAAGTGCTAAGTTAGAAATTCCTGTAGATATTGGACTAAGTTTTCTAATATCAAAATTCTCATCTAATATTTTTATCTTGTCACCTTTCTCAAGAATGGTATTCCCAATAGGAGTGTCTTGTGTAATCTCAATAGTAAGACTATCTTCTTTCTTTTTATCTTTCTTACCAACTTTTTTCTTACACGATACACAATACCCAGTCTGTATTAGATACTTACTACCACAGTCAGGACATTTTGCTGTTTTACTTGCTTCTCTCATAATATTTTTCCTTAAATTATGTTATCATCTAATGCTAAGAAACCAAAAGTTACATTAACAATAATTGGATCACCACTACTATAATCAAAACTAATGTCTCCAACTGTCATTGGAAAACAACCTTTAAAATTCCAACTACCAAAACCTGGTATAGGAATATTCTCTGGAGTAACTGCCCAAACTGTCATGTTTACTCTGTTGTTTGAAAGTACATTATCAGGAGCAATAACTCCTGTATAACTATTTGCTACTTTATTTTTCCAAGCTACTAACCCTTTATATACAAGCCAGTTTCTATCAACTCTTAAATCAAAACTAAATTCATTCGGTGCTTCAATCTTACCAGAAGGTTTTGTGATCTTCTGTGTTTTATGATGAACCTCATAAGTACTCGTCCCTGTTGCAGGAACAGTAAAGTTTTGAATTCTTAAAAGAGTAGAAGTAATGTCGTCTATAAATGCTATAGGTTCAATTGATACATCAAATAAATTCGATAGTGCATCATCCCCCATTTGATAAATTTTATCTACCATTAGTATATCTCCTTATTCTGTATATTAATATTAGTAAAAATTTCATCAAAAGGAATATTTTTATTTTGTTTTATTCTTAAAAAAGTATAATCCTTTAATTCATTACTACTCATAATTTTATTTTGTCGTTCTTGGTCTTTCTTTTTAAGTTGACCTTTTGCTGTAAAATGGTATGACTCATCCCATTCCATAATTAATTTTAAATCATTATTAACATAATCTAAAAAATATCTATCTTTAGTACAGTACTCTTTACCTTTATTTCCGTATTGTCCATTGGTGTTTAATCTTTCATCAAAGTAATCAAAAAATTCACAAGCGTAATGATTAAAACGTCCACCACCTTTAAGGTTAAGTTTTCGTTCCTTAGCTTTTTTTATACCCGATATTTCCTCATAAGTTTTACCTTTTTTGGCTTTACTCATTTTAAGTTTTATTTCTTGTGCTTTTTCAGAACCATACTCTTCTTCCATAGATACACCTTTTCTTTTAGTGTTTCTACCAAAAAGAGTTTTGGAAATTTTATTACGAACCTCTAATTTTTTAGCTGAATTATTTTTACCTTTTTGTCTTTCAGACTGTTTTCTTTTAAATTCTTCTGTGTGTTTAGGGACTTTTATTAATCCTTGTTCCCTTAAACTAGTTTTATATTCTTCAGTACAAATTCTTGAACAAGTTTTATAATATCCTATTTTATAACTTTCATATACTACATTACCTTGACCACAAATTAAACATTTTTTATTTGTTTTTATATCATTAAGTATACAATAAATTCTCTCACCTATTCTTGATTCACTAGATAAAAAATGAGTTTCTTTATAAATTTCTTTTAGTCTTTCTTCAAAATTATTTCGTAAATATTTAGGGAGACCTGCATTGATACTCCCTGTTCGAGTAAAAGTATGTTTATCTGTTAAAAGAAACTCTTTAATAGTCACTTACTATACGCCTATGACTTCACTCAAAATGGTGGTCTGTCCCACATTTACGAATTCAAGTACTATTCTTTCTGAATAAGGTGTTACTTGTATTCCAAGTGTATAAACAAATTTTCTAGCTGCTCTAGCTGCTCCGTCATTATTGTTTAAATCACATTGGATAATATAATCTGATAAAAGACCCGATGCTAAAATAGGATCCATTAAAGTTTCACCTTTTGAAACAGCTAGTCTTCTATGTAATTCGTCATTAAGTTTTACTATTTGATAAGTAAGTACACCTTTTAACATGTTAGAAATAATATAATCAAAAAGTCTTGCATGAGCAATCCAACTTGTATCTGATAATGAAAGAGGTGATTGTGCTGTTCTTTGTGATGTTATCATAACACCATAACTTGCATACTGTACAATAGGATTTATTCCAGCTTCATCTAATGATTGTAGAGTTGCCTCACTAGGATCGTATTCCATCTGTACAATACCAGCACCTAATTGTCCACCATGTTTATTTTCATCGATCCATGCTGGAGCACCACCATTAAATATATTTGTCATCTGTGCATATTTTACACCAACTCTTCCAATTAAAGAAGTCCAAAAGTATGAGTTGTTATAAGTGTCTTTTACTTTTGCATGATTCCAATAAAAAGCTAATCCTTTATTATTTATACTAAAACCATCTTTAGTTGTAATAGAAGATGCCGCATCTGAACCTGCTGGTAAAGCTAAAATATAAGAAGCATACTTTTGGTATGTACTTCTTAATGTATCAAACAAAGCTTCTACACCAGCTATTGCTGTAGGATCCATAAATATGTCTGCTTTATATGTATTTGACTGTTGAAAAAATGCCCAACCTAATGTTAACTCAGTTATTGTAATTGTTGCACCTCTGGCTCCATCTGAAAAAGCAACTTCAGCAGTGTCGTCAGTAAAAGATGTTATTGCTGATAGTGGATTAACTACTGCTTGAATATAATCATCACCATCTAATACATCTAATATATATATATTTTTTCCAAATCCATCTTTTGCTCCTACTACTAAAGACACATCATATGTTTCTATTAATACACTATCTTTATATAACTTTATAGTAAAAACCGAATTAGTATCATTATAAGATACTAATACACCTAAGTCATCTACATATGGACTAGCTGCTGCAATAACGAAATGGTCTGTTACTAATGGAAAAGTAAAATCTTCAATTGTTGAAGGATCTTCACCTGCACCAAAAACTGCTGATCCAGCATCAGATACTAAAACTCCACCTAATAATGCTGTTGCATCGTAAGGAGCTGATATCCATAAACCTGACTGTTTGTTATACTGTATTGCTTCCCATACATCAGGGTAAGCTACAGATGGTTTACCAAATAAATCAATTATTCTTTTTTCTTGACCGGCATCTACGAAGATAGGAGTAGCTCCCCCTTTCCCGGCTCTTATTGTCATTGCACCAACAGATCCTTCTGTACCAATTACGGTAGAAGACTTGTCTATTTTGTCAACTGTTAATCTCCAACTATTTGAAGGCATTGTATATTTCTCCTTTACTAATATTTTTTATATTGTGTTATTATATTAGTAAACAAATTGTTAATTTTTAGAAGTCTAACTCAACTTCATCAGTTAAATGATTAATTACAAATTCTAAAGCTTCATCATAATTATCAGTATCAAAATTATATGCTGAAGCAAAATTAAATACTAATGTTTCTGGTATAGTGATATCTGTATTTGCTATTAAATTAAATGTTTCTATCTCTATATCTAAAGAAGAAGAATGTATCTTATTTCTTTCTAACCAATCGTTCTCATTATATTGTGGTTCAAATGACATTCCTGTATAACTTAAATGAGCTGCATATGAAACATCTTCGACATCAACAGTTACATAAGGTGCTAAAATAGTTTTATTATTTGCATCCCATGTTACATTTGTAAAAGCATATTTATTATCAAAAGAAGTGTGTGACCAAAAAGATACATCATAACTTAAAACCATTGGAGCAAATCTTATTTTAGTTTCTAAAGCATCAATATAAACACCAGTACTATAAGCTCCAGGATGCCATCTTGAGGCATGACCTAAGTCTATATCTTTGAGTTTAAAATTTAAAAATGGTAATTCTAAATTACCTTTGTTTTGATCACTTCGTTTTCTAAAAGCATACTCATTAGAAGAGTATATAACACGAGTTTGGTCTCCTCCAAAAAACATATTTGCAAAATGTGTTATTAAAGTAAGATCAACCGCATATATAGTATTTAAAAAACTAGGATCATCATAATATCTTTGTGCCATTGTTTACCTTAAAATAATTTATATTCTTACCTTATCAAGAGTATAAATAAAATGAGCTATTAATTCTTCTTTAGCTTCTTTTATCATATCATTTATATTTCTATGACCAAATTCTTTAGCATCTGCATCAGTAAAATTTTGTTTTGTCTTATATGAATACTGACCAAAAGCTAACATAATATTCTGTATATGTTCAACAACAGAAACATTGTTATCATCATACATTAAATAAATAAATTCTTCTTTAAGTTTTTTTGATTCTGTAAGAATTTTTATTTTGTCCCCAGGTTCAAGAATGTTTTCACCTATTTTAATTTCTTGTGTTATTTCAATTAAATCTTTATCAACTTTTCTCATTATAATCTCCTTACTATATTAGTATTTAAATATTGTGTATCCTACACTAACAGAAAAAGTAATATCTAAATTATAATAGATACCTATATTAAACTTTTCTAATATAATAGTATTTATACCTATTCCTATTGTTGGTAAGGAGTAAATTCCATCAGGATTATTATGTTTATAAGTTAGCATAGGACTAAGAGATATAATCTCTGTTTTCATAAACTCTTTTAATTCTTTAGATAAGTCTGTAATACGTTTTTCAAGTACTTCTATATTTGGTAATAACTTGTCATCAATACGTGTTGTAAGAGCATCTATGGTGTCTTGCTGTGTCAATGTGATGTCATACACTACATCATACTCTTCTTGTAATGTCTTATTATTGTCTAATGACTCACTTAAATTATCTTCAGCTTCCAAATATAAATTAGTCATTATGATGTAAGCATTTTTAAGATCAAAATAATCATTAGGTACACTTAATTCATACTCACCAATATTAATAACTTCTTGTGTAAATACAAAAGAAGTTAAAAATATAAATAAAATTAAAAATTTTTTCATTATTGATTCTTATAACTGTCGTAAACAGAAAGACCAGTTCTTCTATATACTTCATCAGAAAAATCTTTCCATTGATCTTTGTCTTGAATATCTGTTATAAATTGTGTCCAACCCATATCAAGTAAAGCATCCCATGCAACATCGTTATCTAATAAAACAGCTTCAAGTCTTTTAACATTACCAGCAGCTATATCAGTTATAACATAACCACTAAATCCTGAATTCCATTTAGCTTTTTCTTTTAGTATTTTAACTTTGTCACCTTTTTCTAAAATAAAACTACCAATTTTTATGTCTTCGGTAATTGTTATTAAATCTTCTTTTTTAATTTCTTTTTCAATTCTCATTATCTTTTCCTCCCACGGCATTCTTGGAAATGTATCTTTATAATCGACTACTTCATCCCACTCACAATTTCTTTTTAAAAACGATAGAATAAGTCCTTTATTCCTATTTGCTTTTAAATCAATTACTGCTTTTCTTATTACTTTAGTATCATTACAATCAAAATTGTATACTCTTCCATTAATATTTAATTTAAGTGAGTAATCTGTATAGACTAAAATATCTACATTAAATGGACTATCCATCTATGTTCTTCTTTAGTATATCAGCAACAGTCTTTTTTCTATTTGCCTGTTGATCTTCAATACTTTTAGTACTATCTTTTACACTGTCAACTTTTGCTTTACTTACTTTCAGTATTTTTTTATGTTCAATACTTTTTTCTTTAATAAGTTGAACTTCCTTACTCATTGCTTGTCTAATTTCTTTAGATGTTTCTACTTCTTTCTTAGCATCTTTAATCTTTTGTTTAGCCTTCTTTACATCTTCAGAATCTAACAAAGATAGATTATTCTTAACATACATAATCCCTAAAATAGAAACTATGATAAGACTTATTACTTCAATAATTTTAATAATAGTTTTCTTCATATTATATTAGTAACAAGATTAACTTTTTTAGGTCTACCAAATGTCCATCCATTATTTAAATAATTTTGTAAATCAGTTAGTTTAACAATCTTTCCAATACAATCTTTATTTATATATCGTCTCCCTTTATTTACAGCAGGTTTCCTTCTCTTACTTTCTGACATATGTCTTTTACTTTCAGAACTCCGCTTTTTACCTTTAAGAGCTATAGATAACCTTTGTCTTGTCATAGTCTTGTCATATCACTAACTATTCTTCCTTTCTGAGATTCTGATATCTTATGTTTATGTTCTTCACTCATATGTTTATTATAGTAATGATGATTTTTACCTTTTTTAGCTTCTGATATTTTTTTACGTGTTTCAATAGTACATGGTGGTTTATCTTGACGTAACCTAGCGTGCTGTTTAGAGGTTAACTTAGGAGAATATTTTACATTTTTTGACATAAACATAAAAGCATAAGTCATTGACCCTCCATAAATCTTCCAAAGAATTAGATGAGCAATGAAATGTTCTCTTGCTGTAAGACGAATTATATTTTCAGGTTCATCACTTCCACCTAAAGCTCTAGGTATGATATGGTGTTTTTCTGTATAAGTATCTTTTGGGATTTTTCTTAATTTTCTTGAATCGATAAATTTGTCGTATCTAATTTTATGAATAGAATTCATTGTACTAACCTTTTTAATTTTTAAGTCACTTCAATGACTGTTAATATATTATTAAAAGTTAGGGGAGAAGGTTAATCTCCCCAACAGGTTGAAGCCTGATGTCCCCATTTTTTACTTTTTTTAATTATTCTGTTGACGCTACTTCTGCAGGTTCACTTGTTGCAGGTTCAGTTTCAAGCGGAAAGACTTGAATTTTATCACCAGGTTCTAAAATAAAATCTGTATCTGGTAATCTTACTTCCTGTTCAACATCAATGATGATTGCATCAGCATCAAAAGCTGCTTGAGCTGATTCTAAACCAGGATCTTTTATTTCGTCCTCTTCTTCTTTCACTTTGTCCTTGTCTTCTAACATTTTGTCTTTCTCCTCGATTGACTCATCTTTACTTAATTTTTTAGAAATAGTTGTCATTGCTTTATCCAACTCTTTCATAAATTCATTAGCTATTTTATCATCTGATGTAGCAAGACCTTTTAATAGTTGAAGTCCTTTCATCTGGGATTCATTATCACCACCAAAATTACCTTGCATATCTTTTACTATTTTTTTAGTATCTACTTTTTCTTTTATTTTTTCCATCTTTTCTCTCCATTGTGTATAACAGACAGCAACTCTTTGTTCCTGTGAATCAAACTCTTTATTTTTAGTTAATGTACTTATACATCGACTTATAAAATCTTTTTCTTTTTCAGCTTTATTAGGTTTTGGTAAAGGCATAATTTTATCCTATTAAATTTCTTTGCATCGTATTTATAAATTGACTCATAAATTCTTTATCATTAGGTAATACATCTAAAACTGCTTGTGCAAATTGTGATCCACCGTTAGGATTCCTCATAAGAAGTTTTACCATATTTTGCATAATAATATCATCTTCTTTTAGACTTTTCTTTATTACTTTCATTACATAAATTTCCTTAATATACCTATTAAAATTTTAATTATTGGTTTTGGTATTGGTAATGAGTCTGATCTATTTTCCATTTGATCTAACATATAAGTATAATAAGCTTTATTAGCTATAAAATACTTTGTCATTAAACCAGCTGGAGTATCTACTACAATACCACCATCTTTTTCCACTGAGTGTACTACATCACCAAATATATTTTTTATTCTTGGTATCAGAGTTTTAACAAATAATTTAGGAGGTTGTTTAAATTCTCCTCCACTTCTTTTCTCTAACATAATAGCTAGATTCTGTGTCATTACTCCCCATATAGGATCTCGACCTACTTCTACTTGCATTTGTGTAAATGCACCGATAATAGATTTAGGAGAACCAAAAGTTGCTACTAATTTATACATACCACTATTTTGTTTTCTAGCAGCTATTCCACCTGTTTTATCTCCAAAGAAAGTCCATGCTACTGCACGACTTTCAAACTTACCTTGATCCCAAGAAGCACCTACTGCTTTTTGGTATGAGTCTCTGAAATTAGAATATAGAGCATCTTGCTCTTGTTTTGATAAATCATAGTATTTAAAACTTTCATTAAGTACATGAGAATATTTAATATTATAAAGTCCATCAATAATACTATCTATATAAACAGATTCATTAAGAGGAGGTTCTGTTGAAATTATAAATCTTTTAGCTGTTTTAATTTCACCTGTTTTCCATCTAGGAATAGATGTTCCCATTGTACCAATATCTTCTTTCCATTCACCACCTGACCAAATACCGTCATGCCATATTCCACCAGAAAAAATACCACCTAGAAAATTACCGTAACTCCAATCTCCACCACTAAAATTTCCTTTGTGCCATTTACCTTTTTTCCATATACCATTTAACCAAACATCACCGTACCATTGACCTGATACCCAAGTACCCTTATTCCAAATAAATTCTTTATCTTCTGATATAATAATTTCAGCTTCTTCTACTTTAGCTTTCACAAACCAAGGAAAATCTTTTTGAAAATCTTTAAGACTATACCCTTCAGGGGTATCAATAGACTTTACAGTACCTTTAAAATAGTCTAATAAAATTTCAGCTTCATCTGCTCTTGACTGTACTTTACCCATGTCCTTTGCAGGTATCCATCCACCATTAGGTAGTTTTTTACCTGTAGAAATTACACCGTCACTTCCTACTTCATAGTCAATAATTTTACCGTCATAATCAGTTTTAGCATATTCAAAAGGAATAGCAGTATCATAAGCATATGAAACTACAACATTACCATCATGATTACCGGTAAATATAATTCCTCTTACCCCTCGAATACTACATATACCATTTTTTACATAAGAATCAACAAAATTATTATAAGCAACGTCTGCTGAGTAAGATGGTTCATCTAATGTTTTCTCTAACATCTTTGACCAATTAAATATATTTCTAGGTAAATCAATAGTATCATGATAAATCCTATAATGATCAATTAACTGGTCATTCAATGTATATTTATCACCAAAAACAGATTTCGAAATATTATAATCAAAAATAAGTAAATTTTTAGGGTTAATACGACACTTTAATAATGTATCACCATAGTGTGTCATATTACTTTTTAGTTGTGAAGAAAGATCATATGTTAAATAAAATCCTTTTCCATACATTGATCCATACCCAGGTTTAAATCCAGTATCAATAATTCCTAGAGCATCTCCCATACTTGTTCTATGATAAGCAAGTAAATAATTACTATGATATGTTATGGATTCTTTTAATACTGTTCCAAAATCTATTTTTCTCATTATTAATTAAACCTTTAAAATTCTTGTTATTATATTAGTAATCAAACTTTACTTTTTCTTCTTTTGTTTTTGCCATTGTTTAAGAGCTGCTTGTCTTAATTTTTCTCTAGTTTCTTTAGATACAATTTTACCTTTATTTGATTTTGATATTTTAAAACGTGTTTCCTTTGTTATAACTCTTCCTTTACTTATTTCACTTATTCTTTTCTTTTTCTTATCAGCTACATCTTTACCATATCTTTCTTCATATGAAATACCTTTTTGTGATTTACTTATTTTCTTTTTTGATTTATCAGAATGATGTTTACCTGTCATACCAGGACTAGGATTATCTTTTTTAGAATCACTTATTTTCTTTTTAGTTTCTTCTTATCGAGGTCTCCCTTTTAAAGAACTACTAACTTTTTCTTTCCACTTTTTAGCACCTTCTTTGCCCATTGTCTCGATATGTGTTTTACCTTTTTGTATTTTACTAAGATGATTTTTAACTTCTTTAGAACGTATTTTTCCTCTATTTGAATCACCAATTTTTTTCTTATGTTCTTCGCTCATTTCTATACTTTCTTTTAATCTTTGGTATTGTTTAGATGTTAAAGTATTAATATGTCTACCGTCTTGTGATAGTAACCAAAAAGCATATGTCATTTGTTTTCCATAAGCTTTCCACAAAATTAGGTGAGCGATATAGTGTTCTCTTGCTGTTAAGATTATAAGATTTAAAGGTTCATTAGAGCCACCCAAGGATCTTGGGAGAATATGATGTTCTTCTGTATAAAAATTTTTTGATCTTTTTCTAATAGGACGTGATTGGATAAATTTGTCGTAGCGGATTTTATGAATATTCTTTATGTGTGACTCCTGTAATTTTTAATGGTACTCTAATACCTTTTACATTATATTAGTAAGAAAAAATAAAAAGAGTTAGGAGGAATGGAGTCACCAATTCCTCCGAACAAGTTAGAGCTTGTTTCTCTTTACTTAAATTGATATTCTCTTAACATTTGAAAAGCTCTTGTTTGCCAAGCTGAATCTGGTCGACCTGCTTCATGAGCTGCAAGTCTAAAAATTAGTATATAATTAAAAGATCTATAATCCATTTCTGATAATGCAGGAAGAGCTGCTGTAGCAAACTCAAAAACATCATCTCTCATACTATCGGTTATTTCAGTAATTTCGGCATACATATTATATAATGAATCTTTTATTAAAGCTAATGATTCTTCTTTAGTCCAATTTAATGTATAAGTAACACCTTTTAATCTTTGTTCTATAGCTGAATTTAAAGTTAATAAATTTGATATAAAAATAATTTTTGATTCAAAATCGAAATCTTCATCTATAACAATATCAGTTCCATAAACTTTAATTGGATTAATAACACTTATTCTTCTTACTGGTTTCATATCAAGTACTTTTTTAAGTAAGTTAACCATTGCCTCATCTTTAAAAACTGAATCATTATCATCAAAAATAACTATTTCATCTTTTCTATTCTGATAAAGAGCATTTATAAATCCAGTATAACCACCCATTTTTTGATCAACTTTTACAGGTTTAACACCTTCTTCTTTTAAGACTCTTTCTACTGTTTCAGTTTTTCCAGTACCAGGCTTCCCATGTAATAATAAACCAGGTAATACTTTTGATCCTTGTGCTAATAAACGAACATCAGCTTCAATATTCTCCATTATAATTACTGGTCCTGTTTTAAAAGAAGCTTCATAAATAGCTTGAAGAGCAGGATCTTTTAATGTAGCTGTAACAGGTGTACCAACTTGAACAGTAACACCAGGTACTGAAGCTGTATTAACTTGTATTTTACCGTTTTTAGAGAGTTCCTTTACATAATAAGTTAACTTACCAGCATTTAATGTTTTTCCTGATCTATATTTAGTTTGAAAAAATGTTGTAATAGTTATTGCTTTACTGTGATAATCATATCTACCATCTTTAAGGTCTTGTACATCCTGTGGATTATCATCAAACCATGCCATAAGCATATCAGTTATCTTTACTGCTTCATGTAGTTTACCACTTCTATTTGTAGATTCTTCGTATCTTAAGTATTCACCAGTAATTATGTCAACTACTTGATCAATAGTTTGTACTATATTAAAACCATTAAGATCAATATTTTGATCAGGAGTTAAACTATCTTCTTCACTATATAAATCAATAGACTGTAATACTTCACTACCTGTTATCATGAAATTAAATCTAATAGCCCCTGTTCCCATAAACCCAAAATAAGATTGGAATTTACCATAAGCATCTGTAAACATCTCAGGAATAGGAGAAATACCAATTGGTATACCTACTCTTCTTGAAATTACAGCAGCTGCTTTCTGTGCTACAAATAAAGATTTACCTTTTCTGAAAGAAGCCTCTTGTAGCATAAAGTGATCTTCTAATTCTTTTATATCACTTTTTTCAAATACTTCGTTATTAATTAATCGCATATTATATACCTCATCCTCTAATTATATTATATTAGTAATTAGTTTTTGCTTTTCTTTTTCTTTTTTATAGTTGGCTTAAAATTATCTTTACCTATCTTTTTATCTAGTAGTACATCTAACCTACTATAAAATCTCCAACATATTCCTATATAAAATATAGAAGCCATTGTAAGTAGTTCTAAAGTATTCCAAATCAAATCATAAGTAATAATTATACTTCTTTGGTATATAAAACTTAATACTAATAAACAAAAAGAAGCTAGTATATTTTTTGAGTGATCTGTTTTAACTGCTTCCCATAACTTCCCAACTATAGATACAAAACCTAATGACATAAAAGCAATAGTTGCTATTGGAAGCATAAAGTTTAAAAATTTTAAAATTTGATCTTTAAATTCTATTAAAAATTCCATTATAATATTGCCCCTTGTATATCTTGTTGAAGTTTTAGATATATTTCATCTTTTAAAATAAAAAATGATCCTTTGTTTAAACTAGTATTTAAAGTTCTTGAAATAGTAAATCTTTGTAATTCTACTAAATTTGAAATACCAAATTCAATTCTATCAATATCTCTTTTAGACGTAATAGCATGGTCTATATTTCTTCTGAAAGATTTTTTTTCATTATCTAATTTACGAAAAACACCTATTAGTAATTGACGCATATTCTTTCTATGTAAAATATAAAAATATAATGGTTGACTAAAAGATACAGATGTTTCAACATTATAATCTGTAACATCTTCTGTTCTTTTTACATTATATTGAGGGAACTTTTTATTTATCTCAGCTATAGTTTGTAAAAATTCACGCCCATGTCCCTCTAAAGAATTTAAAACTTGTAAAAAATAAACATGTACCATTTCATGTATTAAAATATCTCTTAATGTTTCAACAGATACATCAAAAAAAGTTGATAATGTTAATTTAGTAATATTAATAGTCTCACTAGGTTGTCCTCTTCTATAAGTATAAGAAACTCGTCCCATTGCGTTTTTTAATTTACTCCATTTTAATGGAAAATCTAAATTTAAATCATTATTAAAAATTTCAGTGTTTAACTCTTTAAACTCTTGATAGATATCAAATTTAGTATTATTTGCTAATTCGATATATTTCATTTAATAAGACCTTTATCTTTTAATTTTTTAGTTAACATAGAAGCCATTGGATTATTCCAAAATGATATTTGACGTAAAAGTCCATAAAGATGTTTATCAAGAAAAGCATCTCCATGAATTTTATCCCACTGTTTTGGTTTAATTGTTTGAGGGTATATACTACCATCAATTTGTGTTAAATTCCATGCAAAACCTTGCCAATTAAAACTTGGACTTGTACTTGAAACTTGAATATTACTAACTTCTAAAATATCTTTAATATCTTTTCCTGTTATTTTACTTTCACCAAATGTATCAAGCCATTGATGAAACTCTAAAATTTTAATTTGTAATTCATATACCTCAGCACCATTATGTGATAATGCCCAATTATCATCTGGGTTAGCTACTTGGTAGTCATGATCAAGATCATCAGGATAAGGGGTTACTGTAGTAAGAAAAGAAAATGTTACACTATCATCAGCTTCTGAAATGAAACAATCAATTAGTTTTACTTGAGTATTCTCTGAACCCATAAGTGCTGTACGATGTTTTCTAAATCCCATAGTAAAATCTGATATAGTTCCTACATCCTTTAAGTCCGCTAAAGTAACAAACTCTAATAAATTACTATTAAATTGAATAGTACTCTCAAATTTCTTAGTAAATGTTTTATCATCAATAAACTTATCACCTGCTAAATCAATTGGAATAACTAAAGAGCCTTTAACATTTCCATTAAAGTCAATAAGATCTTGTGGTGGTGTCATAACTGTATATCTTTTAGTATTATGTGTTAGTGCTGTTCCACTAAAGACCGTTGATACCATAGGGGATTTTTTAATCCTATATGTAGTTACCATCATATCTCTGTAAGAATCATAAAAAACTAAATATATTTTATAGCTACTAATTACTGCTCTAGAAATTTTTATAGATTTCAAATTTTCTAAACCTAGTTGTTTTTTTAACTGTAGTCCTGTTGTCACTTTTTAAGCTCCCTCATACTGAGTAATAAGATCTTGTACTTCTACAGGTAAAGGCATATTATAAGGAGAACATTGAAATTCTCTACTTGTTATATGTCTTATTGAAACAGTTGCAATTAATTCAGATACTCTTAATATAAATAAGTAAGGTGCTGAATGTACGTCATCATAAATTTTATGAATAAGTATATCACCCTTTTCAATATTATCAGTAAATTTAGCATAACCTGATATAGGTAATATTTCATATAAAAATAAATTTTCAGTAGTAGCAGGTGCTTCAGTAACATTTTGTCTTAATCTAGTATATGGTATTTTTTCTGGTAAGTCTAAAGAAAGTGTTATTACATCATCACTAATTAAAGTTATTGTTTCATCATCATACATATCAACATCGGTTTTTAATCTAATTACTTGTCCTTCAAAACCTGATTGTTCAATTTTATAATCTCTTAATTTACGTCTTACACTTACTTGAGCTTTTGAAATTTTGTCTTGTATTCCCACGAGATTTCCTCATTACTATTCTTATTACTATATTAGTAACAAGTTAATAAATTTTATGTCATAAAAAAACCCTCCAGTAAAGGAGGGTTTAATTTATTTAATGTTAATCGTTTTCGATTTCATCTCTTCTTTCGCAGGTACTTCAATTAGTAACATTCCATCTTTTAATGCTACATTAATTTTATCTAATTGATAACGGCTTATCGGTACATAAAATTTTCTTCTTACTGAAGAATGTTTTATTCCTTGTTGAAGAATAGTGTATCCTTCTTTTAGTCCTTCTTTTAAAGGATCAATATTTAAAAATAAATAATCACCTTCAGATTTAAGACTAATCTCATCTTTTGAGATTCCTGCTACTGCCAATTTAATAATCATGTCTTTTGATTCGTCATTTAAAACGACATCACATGGAGGAAAATTTCCAGTATAAATTGGGGTATTTGTTGGAAACCTTACTGAATCCAAATCTTCAAAAATTGCATTAAAAAAATCTAATGCATTGTCTAAGTTAGCTACCATTTTGGTACACTCCTTAATAAAATATATTTAGACCCTCATACGAGGCGTCTTTATTTTCTTGTGGTTCCAAACCACCACCCATCTAAAGGTAGTTCCTGTGCATCAATTCTTTTATTAACTACACCGTTTGTTATTCCTTTTTTACCTTTATTTTTACTAGGTTTACCTAGCTTACCTAAAGATATTTTATTTCCTATTTCTTGTTTTTCTTTTTCAGTTCTATTATTCCATATTTTCTGACTACCATTAGAAATATTTAGTCGATTTTGTTTACTACGTACAACACCTTTTGCATTTTGTTTACCTTTCATACCTTTACTTCTAAGTTTAGACAATCTATCCCTTTCCTGTTTAGACGTGTTAATCCATTGTAATTTTGCAGCTTTACTAATTTTATTTCTTCTTATTTTTTCTACAATAGGATTAACAACCTTATTCAACTGTGCAATAGACATTCTATTTTTTTGTTCCTCAGTACGTGGTAAATTCTTTCTATTACGTTGTGCTTTTTGTTGTACATCTTTTTCTTTAAAAGGAGAGTTAATAGAAGCCCATTTCTTTTTTCGAGTCTTCATTTCCTTTCCAAGTTCTACTCCATATATCTCCTCATAAGTTTTACTTTTTTTTAAAAAAGACAAATATTTTATACTTTCCTCTCTTAGTTTAGAATATTGTCTAGAAGTTAATCTATAGTTATATCTATTAAACCCTTGCATCATATAAAAAGCTTGAGCCATTTTCCCACCATAAACTTTCCAAAGAATCATATGAGCTATAAAATGTTCTCTTGCCGTTAATATAATTATATTTTCTTTTAAGTCATTTCCACCAAGAGACCTTGGAAGAATATGATGATTTTCTGTATAAGTATCTTTTGGGATTGTTCTTAGTTCCCGTGACTTAATAAATTTATTATACTTATCTTTATATATCTCCATATTATATTAGTATAGATATTTGGAAAAGATAGGACTAAATTAATTAACAGGTTTCCTTAATGGATTTCTAATCTTAGCTCTTACCTCTGGAGGATGGTTAGCTCTATCTTCGACAGATAAAGCTCTCATCTCACTTCTCATATTATAAGACAATTGAGACAAAATATTATCCCATTTTTTCCATATATCAATTAAGTTACTATATAACTTTAATTCTTCTTTTATAGCAAAAACTTGTGCATTCTTATTCATATATTCAGTTTTAAAACGTACTTTAGTTTCAGCTTCTAATTCATTCTTTGATAACCATTTACTAGCTGCTAAATTATTATCATTAAACTCTCTACGTATTGAAACAAACTTTTCATTCCACCACATTTTAAAATTTTCTTCAATAGTAAATACTTCAGCTTTCTTTCTACTATACTCAGCTGATAATGTAAACAAAATTGCACCATAATTTGCTAAACCTTCGTTTATCATCTGTGGTGTTATTACATCGTGATTTATTATCTCAGTATATTTCTTGTATTCAGTAATAATTTTATTAACATTTTGAATGTACTCTTGTAATTCTTTAGTCATTTAAGAAACTCCTATATTACTATAATAATAATTTTTTAAACTTTTTTAAATGTTTTATTAGTCTATACGTGTTTTTCCACTAAAGATTTTTTCATCCTCTAATTGTTCTTGAGTCTTAATAACTTTAGTAGGTTTTTTCTTTTTTTCTTTTTCTTCTTCATCATCTTTTGTTTTTTTAGTAATACTTTTGTTAATACCAAAAGAATCAGAACTTTGTATAGATGCTTCTATAAAATCATCAGCACTTAATTCAGATGTAATAAAGTTAGAAATATTATATTCATCACTTACTCCCATCATTTTATAAACTAAATCTTTAGTATAAGCATACTCTTTTTGTGTAAAATCTTCTAAAGTAACATCTAATTCTTCAGAAACAATAGTCTTTGCTGTTTCCCAATGTTTTGTTAATTCCTCTTCTGATTTATCTGTTTCCTTCATTAATGCTGTTATATATGGGCTTATCATCTTAACTTACTCCTCTACCTAATAATATTTCTAATTTTCCAACTATCTCATGTTCATTATAAACTTGTATCATATTAAACTCTTTATAATAAGTTTCAGGATTAAGTAATTCAATATCAGTATATAACCCACTGCCTTCTAAATATAGTCTAAATTGTATAATAACTCTGTCTCCTGACAGTCTAAAATAATCATCAAATATTCTTAATTCAAACTGTATATATAAAGTATGTTCGTCTATTGGATAATCATCAATTTCGTTAGTATTATATTTATGATCTGAAACTTCTATAGTATCAAATATGCCTACTTGTGATAAAATTTGATTATCTAAGTATTCCATTAATTCATTAATTTTAGTTTCAGTAAAAAATATTTGTTCTTCTTTAATTATAATTTTATTACCTATTAACCAAACATTAGACCATACCCAAATAAAAGGATCTGTTCCATCTTTAGCTGTTTCAATCATATCTTTATATTTTTTATTACGTGATGTGGCTGGCTCTGATTCAGCGTCTTTTACTTTTAACTTCATTAAAAATTTAGCAAAAGTTTCTTCTGTACCTCTAAAACGAATAGGTTTTTTGTTAAGTACTTTAGTACCGTCTTTTTTTTCTATAGCTAAAATACGGAATTGAGTTGGTCCCTCTATCATAATTTTTGCTTTAATTAAAAAAGGTAATTCTTCATTAACTAATATTTTTCTCATTATTTGTTCCTCTATTATATTAGTAACTGTAATTCTGCGAATTGTTCAACTGTAAAATCATATTTACCAAACAATACAACAGTATTACTATCTATAAATTTGAATCTATCTACAAATTCATAAAAATTTGAATCATCACATTCAGCATACCACTCTTTATGTGTTCTATTATAATATATAGTGTAGTGATCAAAAATGAATTTTACTTCTTCTTCAAATTCTATTTCTATATCTAAATCGTTAATCATCTTTAAGTATACCTCTTTGAAGTAAAATATCTATTAATCTAATAGTATGCTTAGGAAAAAAAGGAATAGCCCCAGGATTAGTCTCAGGACTAGGCATTACTCCACTATATTGTCTTCCAAATAAATGTCCATGTTTATGAAATGCCCAAACATCCCTAAAATAAAAATCAGCATTGATACCATTAACTTTTGAGTTATAGTCACCTACATCTAAGTACTTAGCTCTTTTACGATGTTTAGCAACTAACTCTCTATACAACTGTAGTCTTTCTTTATTAGTAGAACCTCTTCTATCAGCTCTCCTCTTCATTATTCTACGTGTTTTTTTATATATTTGTTTTATTTGACTTTGTGGTGGGGAATCTTCCCATTTCCTACCACTACCTAATCTATAAACCCAAGCTGTACTATTAACAGATAAAACATCTAACTCTAATACACTGTCATATTCATGACGATATTTTCTTTGTACTCCGCCAGTATGTTTATTATATGGATAATACTGTGGATATGATTGAGTCTCTATAATAAACTTAATTTGAGGTCTAGTTTTATCTTTAACATTTATTATTTTTTGTTCCTTTATAATAACCTTTATTAAGACATCACGTTTCATATAATCTATTCTATTACTAAAATATTTTTGAGTTAATAACGCAACTTCTTTGATTGTGAAGGACATTTAAACTACCTCTGTCTTTATTAAATTTATTTCTTTACAGTAAGTACTAATATCGTTTTCTCTAATACGAATAAATTTAAATTGTGGTAAAAATTGTTCAATTCTATTTTGTCTAATAATATCTTTTTCTTTTAGTTTATCTTGTTTAAAATGTCCTTCTTCATCCCATTCGATAATTAATTTTTTATCAAAATTAATATAGTCTGGCCAATAACCTAATTCTTCAATTAAGTATTCACCATTTCCATATACAGCATATCTACCTTTAGTATTTAAAATCTTATCTAGTAATTGAAAAAATTCACAAGCTTTTTTATTGTATGCTGGAAATCCAATTTGATAGTTATTCTTAATTTCTTTAGCTCTTTGTATAGTAGCAATTCTACTTAAATATTCTTTTTGTTCTTTACTTCTTATTTTATTAGTATTTCCTTCACTAATTTTATTGGAAGTTTCCAATGCTTTTTCTTTACCATACCTATCTATATAATTTTTATTTCTGAATTCCTGCCATTCTTCATAATAAACTTTATTGTTATTCTGCATAATTTTAGCAGCTTTTTCTTTACGTTTATATAATGTATCTATACTACCTTTCCAAGTAACTCCTTTTTTAGATTGTGAAAGAGTTACTTTCATTTTTTCCGCTTTATTAACACCATATCTTTCTTCCCAAGTTTTACCTTTATATTTTTTACTTATAATAGATTTACTTACTTTAACTTTAGACTCTTTTGAATTCTTTCTACCTTTCCCTCTAATAGAATTATGTTGTTTTTTACATGAGTTTAAAAAACAAGTTTTACTATACCCATACTTCATTGTTTTATATTGTAGTTTATTTGTATCACAAATAGGGCAGTATAATTGAATTTCTATATCATTTAATATACAATAAATTCTTTCAAATAAAGAGGAATCGTCACTTAAAAAAGATGTATAAAAATACAAACTATTTTTAATTTCTAATCTATTATATATAAATTCTTTTAAATTACCTTTAAGTCGCCCTTTTATATCATAAGCATTATTAGTAATCCAAGTATATAATTGTTTTTTACTATAATTAATCATTATTTCCTTACTATACTAATTTTAGGATACTTAGCCCATTTTTCTGTAACTCTTTTGTAAAGTTCATCTGCTCTATCAATAAAAGCATCACCATTAACTTCATCAGGCATATTAGTATTCATTTGATTTCTTAAATCTCCAAAATATTGTAATATGTAAGATTGAGCTAATTGAATAACATCCTCTTGAAATCTATAATCTACATTAGCCCAGTCTTCACTATACTTTGCCCATGTTACACTTATAGTTCCCATTGTATTTGTATACCCTGTTATCTTTCTATTAGGATAATCAATTATCTTTTTAAATGCTTGATAAGTAGCTTTATTAGAACCTTGATAAGAACGTTCATCATACAGTGCTTGTGTCATACCATAATCGTTTTCTGTACCCCAAACACCAAGACTTCCTGTTCCACCACCTTGCTTAATATTAATTTCATTTATAAGAGGATTACCACTTTTTTGTGCTGTTGAAAAAGCTGCTGTATTTAAGCTAACATTAAGTACTCCCCAAGTATCATCATCAGGAAATGGAATATCAAAAGTAGTAGTAACTTGATAAGAAGAAAACTCTTTTAATGGAAATCTTTTAAAGTATATATCTTTAATCGCTGGTAAAATAAATAATTCCTTTATATCAGTAGATGTAACTTTAAAATCAGCCTCTGTTAAGACAGGGTAACCGATACATGTCATTATTCTTCTGTATATAGTATCTGGTAATGTTAACATTATTATAGTCCTTTCACTTAGTATATTATATTAGTAATTAAAATAACTTTCTTAGGGGTTTATAACTATGTATTCTATGATTTGCAATATTAAAATATTTTTTATTGTCATCAATTCCAATAAAATTTCTATTTAAATATTTACAAGCTACTCCAGTAGTCCCTGATCCCATTGTAAAATCTAGTACAGTATCTCCTTCATTTGTATAAGTCTTAATTAGAAATTTCATAAGTTTTTCAGGCTTTTGAGTAGTGTGTAAATTCATACCTTTTTTTAAAGTATCTCTTGATATTTTTAATACTTGTGTAGGATATCTAAAACCATTATCATTATACTCATAAACTTTTTTAGTATTACTATCAACAAGTCCTCCTAATTTACCTTTAAGAACTTTATTTGTAATTTTTCCATGTTGTCTTGGTTGCATCTGTGGATTATAAGTACATTGTTTATTATAGAATATACAAACTTCTTCTACTGTTTTACCTGCTCTTCTTTTAGCTTGTAATACATTTGTTAATCTTTCTTTTTCCCAATACCAATTATACTTAAATTCTTTTAAATTTGAACAGATCAAAACACTTGTAAAAGGTTGTCCTGCTATTAAGACAATAGCTCCATCAGGTTTAACTAATTTATGTAGTCTTTTCCACATTTTATCTAAAGGGATTACTTCGTCCCAAGGGCAAGCTGTTGTACCATAAGGAGGATCACAAATAATAGCATCAACTATAATACCTTCTTTTATTAATTTATCCATTTCTTGAAGAGCTTCACCATTTATAAGTTTAATCACCCTTATCCGCCAAATAGAATACAACTGACATTAGTGCAAATGAAGCACCTACTGACCTCATAAGTCCTACACTCATTCCATCTATTTTTTTAAAAATAGTTATTGCTTCTAAGAATATAGAAATATCCCAATTTAGAAAACTAAAAAATAGACCAAAAATAGCACAATACATAAAATAATTAACTACAAATATAAAAAATACACTTATTATTTTAAACAATTAATTTATCTCCTTTATAAATTTACCCTTTTTCTTTTCTTATGTATTAGTGGGGGAGTAAATAAAGGTTCTGATTGCTGTGATATATTCACGTTCTCCTCAATCGAAACATCAGTACCTAATCTTTTAGACATTGTATTAGCTATAGTTTTTTTTATTTGTTTTACTTGTTTAGACTTTTTAACTGGTTTTCTTTTTTTAACAGGTTGTATTTTCTTTTCAATAGTGAGTAATTTTTTAGGAATAACTTTTGGTTTCGATTCAATAGCTATATTTCCTGCAACCATTAAAAGTACAGCAAAAGGGTCAAATACGATAACAAGTAATATAATTAGTAGTCTTGCTGAATTATCATAATTAGTTTCAGCATTGTCTTCACCATACATTAAAATTGCTATATATTTTATAGGTCCAACATTTGCTTCAAAAGAATTAATTTCATTTACTAATTGTAGTTTATCGTTTTCATAAATTTCTATTAAATCCTCTGATTCATTTATTTCATTCTTTAATAATAATCTTTCTTCTAACTGTTCGGCTCTTTGTTCAAGTCCTTTTGTTACTACACCTAGTTCAATATATTTGTTAATAGACTCATCCAATAGTATAATAGTATTGTTAGCTTGTTCTATACGTTTAATTTCTCTTTGTATGGATAAGTCAATACGTTCTATTTTATTTTCAATTGTTATTATTGGAGTATCTTGAGCTATGTAAGCTTTCGCTAAATAACCATAAATTCCAATAGATGATATTAAAATAAGGATAGTTACAGCAAATAGTAAATAACCTTTTAAAAGTTTTGAACTTTTTTTCCAAAATTGGTATAACCATAGAGTTGATACTATCTTAGCAAACTCCATTGAGGAACCCATAATGGTAGCTCCTAAAATTGCACCTGAAAATATTGTTCTAATTCCTGCAATAGAAAAAACTGCTGATATAATTGATAGTACAACAGCTGCTATAATTGATAATATTCCTATAAACATTGAGACTCCTTTATACTATAATAATATTTTAGTGTCATTTTTTTAATAAAATATCATAAAAAAACCCTCCTCAAACTGAGGAAGGTTTATATTAAAATACGAAATGATTTTTAAAGGTTATTTAATTTCATTCTTACAAGATAATTAGAATTAAGTACTTTTGAATCACCGAAGTGGAAAAGACCCTTTTCTGAATATCCTCTAGCATACTCTAAAGTTGTTGATTCATAAAGTGGAATCAATGAACCGAATAGAATAGCCATATCAGCTGATTCGTTTGGATTTCTCCAGATACCTAACATCTCATCAGCAGGAATAATACTTGTTGGTGCCTGATATACAGGTTTTCCTAAGAAAGTACCAATTCTATAAATTCCAATTTCTGGTTGTAATCCAGTTGCATCGAACTTATCATGTAATGTTAAGTATGAACAAGCATCTACACCAGCAACAATAACATTTACTCCACCTCTTTGAACTGCATTGTAAATAGTTTTACCAGCAGCAGCAATAGTACGAGTAAGTGACTGTGCGTGAGCGATTTCACTATCAGCACCAGCAGCAGCAAAGTCTGCATTAAAAGTAACAAGTGCATTCTTTAAAGAATGTCTATAAGCCATTTTAACAGCAGCGAAATCTAATGATTTCTTTAACTCGTCAGCAGCTCCAGCAACAAGTGAACTTTCTACATCTATGTCTAAAGTTGTTCCAAGTAATAACTCAGTCATCTTTGTCCATGAAACATAAAGTGGGTGTGGTTTAGCTCTTAACTGATAATCTCTTAACTGTAGTTCAACAGACTGAATTTCTCCAGTAGTTGCTTCAGAATCAAAATTGTAAGCCATTAATACTACGTCACCACCACCTATAGCGGGATTAAAAGTAATCTGTGTTACACCAGTATCATAATTAACTGATCCAGCTGAAAGTAATGTACCTACGATATTCCCAGCACCATCATCAACAGCAACTGGTTCTTCGTTTACAAAGATTTTAACTGAAAATGGTCTAAGAGGAGCATTTGCTACTGTTAAATCATAAACTGTTTGTGCGCCAGCATCTGTCATTTCTTCTTCTTCAACTTCTGATGAGTATCTATAAGAAGGACTTTCGTGTGTTACTGTATCTATTGTAGCACCTCTTTTAGAAGCTGAGTAAACAGGACTTAAATAGTAAACGCTATCTCTAGCTGTTACCATTGGATAATCACTGAATATTTCACCTCTAACACTATTAGGATAACCTAATCTTACAATTCTTAATACATTTTCAGGTGTTGTCTGAAAAGCATTTGAAATCTGTGTTTCTGTTAGTGCTTGTAAATGTTGTGCTTGATTCTCTAGAACAATAGCAGCACCTATAGCTTTGTTCTCATCTTTATCTCTAAGTTCTTTTAGACCTTCACCTACGCCTTTTTCTTTAGACCAAATCTCAAAGAGTTCGTTTCCTCTTTGTTTTCTTTCTGAAAGTAACTCAGCTCTTTCTTCAAGAACTACTTTCTCTTCCATTTTTTTACGCATTATTACACTCCTAAATGCTTTATAAAATTTATGTTTTTTTATAAGAGTGTGGTGAATTTCAACTTTCCACAATTCTTTTTTTTTCTATATACTTTTTAATATCTTATTTATAAAATATTACGCTTTTTTCATTTTATTTATATTGTATTAGTAACTGTTTAAAAAAAGGTTACTTACATCATACTTGTATCAGCAAAAATATCATATGGCTCAATATCATTAAGTATATTCTTATAAGTTTCAACTATTTGAATTAAATTTTGTTCAGTATTATCAAAACCTCTAGGTCCTTCAAACCATTGAATTATAGATTGAGTTATATTATCAAACTCAGTATCATATACTTTTCCAGTATCTACTCTACCTGACTCAATTATTAAAGCAATTCGATCACCTGCTTCTAATACTGTTTCACCAACTGTCACTTCTTCTTTTATTTTAATTAAATTTTTGTTATTTTTCATTATATTTCCTTTTTATATAAAAGAGAGTTGTTTAGCTTTAACTGCAAAATAGAAATACATACCTGAAGATGTAAGAACAATTACATCATCATTAACTTCATCATACTGTTCAATTTGATCTATATCATTCCAAGCTATACCAACTTCAAATGATTTTGTTCCATAATAAAAATGTCCCATATTTTTAGTTTCATACCAATCAATTTTGAATGGTTTATCAAACTTAATATAAGTACCTTTACCACTTCCTATATTATATTCAGTAGCTCCAACAGTATACTTTTCTATCACAGATTTAAAAGTTTCAATATCCATAGGTTTTAACTGTTCATTAATTAAACGTATTTTATCACCTTTTTCAAGAATAATATCACCTACTTTAACTTCACTTTTAATTTCTATTAATTCGTTTTTCTTTCTCATTATAGTTCCTTTAAATATGAGCATACTAAAACTCTTTTGTCTTAAGACAAAAGAGTAAAAGTCTACTAATATTCTTTATTTACGCTGAAGCTCTATTAGCTACAATAACAATTACATCATCAACTGCGATAACATAAGTAGTGTCTTCAGTAATAGTTACTTTCCCAGCCGCTGGGAAAGTAATTACTGCGTCTCCAGTTACATCAACACCAGCTCTTAAAATCTGTACAACAGCAGCAAGGTCGTAATCAACTTGAAAGTCAATTGTAATTGCCCCATCTGTATCATCTTGTGCAACGGCAACATACTTGTAGCCGAATGAAACTCCGTTTGTAGGGCGAGTTTGAATTACACTCATTGTATTTCTCCTTTAAATTCTAAATTATAAATCTATAGGCTTAGTCATATCAAAAGTTGCTATAACATTTTGATTATGAATAAGTTCTACTTCATCTTGATATGAATTAAAATAAATTCTATATTTTTTATTATATGAGTCAAAAGCTTGCTCATCATAATGGCTTTCTTTAATTAGTTTTTTTTTTTCAGAAACTAATATAATTTTATCACCTTTCTCAAGTATAATATCTGTACCTGGTATTGGTGTGTCTTCCTCAACTGTGATAATTTCTTCGTCTTTTTTAGAATCTTTATCATCTTTAGCATCGTCTTTAGCGTCTGCTTTACGATCATTATCTTTTTTCTTATCATCAGCTTTCTGTTTAGCTTTTTCTTTTTCTCTATCATCTGCTTTGTCTGTATTAGCAGCCGTTGCTTCTTTTTTCTTATCGTCTTTTTTGTCAGGATCATCATCATCTTTTTTATCAGAATCTTTTTTATCCTTATCATCTTTATCTTTATCATCTTTTTTGTCATCTTTTTTGTCATCTTTTTTGTCATCAGCTTCATCGATAACAACTTTTTTAGTATCAGAATCCTCACGAATACCCATACCGTTTAACATGTCAACAACTTCATCAAAAGCAATATTATAAATCTGTGCTACCATAGAGGAAGCATCTTTAAAATTAAGACCATCTTCTTGTACAAAATCTAAAAAAGCCTCTTTAACATCTTTATCAAAAGATTTTTCTTTAATTATTTTTCTCATCTTAGTTCCATCCCTTTCTAATTTTTAAAGGAGAAGATTTGTATTTAGAAACAATAGTTTGTTTTTCTTCTGCACTCTCTTTAATAATTGGTTTAACCTTAATTGGAGATACATAATCTTCAACTAAATCTCTTAAATTAAGATAAGTTTTCTGTGCTTCAAATACTGTTCTACACTTCATAATTTCTGATTTAATACTAACTATTTTTGGATTAGCTATTTTAAGGTCTTCATAGTAGTATTGAACACTATCTGATTTAAAGTTATTAGCAACTTCTTCTACGACTTCATCTTTTTTCTTGTCATCTTTATCTTTGTCGTCTTTTTTATCAGAGTCCTTATCATCTTTTTTGTCGTCTTTTTTGTCGTCTTTTTTGTCGTCTTTTTTATCAGGATCTTTTTTATCTTCAGCTTCTTTTTGAAGTTTAAGATTTTCTTTCTTAAGAAGAATAAGTTCCTTTCTAAGTCTATCTACTTCAGTTTCCTGAGTTTCAGCATAAACAAGTAACTCTTTATACTCTTTAGCAGAAGCCATTGTATTCTTTTCTGCTAATGCTATTTTATACATTTCAGTTATTTTCTTTTCACGAAGTTTAATATCGTCCAGCATCTCTTTTGCTTTGTCATATTTCTTTTCGATTAAGTCAATATTTTTCTGTATATCTAATTTTTCTTTTTTAGTTTCCTCATCTTTGACTTTAACTTCTTCTTTAAGAGTATCAACTTCACCAGCTTTTTCAGCTAACGAATAAATTTCTTCATTAAGTGTTTTAATTCCTTCTGTAGCTTCTGTGATATACTCACTAGCAATATCCTCCATACCATCACAGTATTCAAGAATTTCATTATAAGCATACACTTTCTCTTTTAAAGAATCAGTTTCATTAACTGCTTTAAAAAGTTGTTTAACACCTAATCTAAGATTTTTCTCTTCTATGGTTAACTTTTTAGTTTTACTTTTTTCCATAATTGGTTCCCTATCCTTTGTCTCCTTTTTAATATTGTCAATTACAACTTCTTTAATTTCTTCTTTAGTTTTAATTGACTCCTTTGTTAAATATACTTGATAACTAGGATCAAGAACAAAGTCAAAATATCTTTCTAATTCATAAGATTCAGTAATAATGTTTTTATTTTCATCTACTTCTCCATAACCTGAAGAAGAAACACCTAAACCGATACCTCTACTTATAATTTTTTCTAATTTAATTTCAAAAGCTTCATCTACAATGTATACATCAGCATACAGTATACCTTCTTTTATATGAGGATTTTCAGCAACACCAACAATTCTGTCTACTGATCCCGAATCTTCTGGATGATCCTTAAGAGAAAAAGTTTTTTTATTTTCTTTTACTACTTTTTCACCAAGTGACTCTAAGTAAGTACGTCCATTTAAATTCTCTTCATTAAGTTTCCAAACTGGTACTTCATAAAAAGAAATGGCTTGATATGTTTTACCTTCTGCTTCTACTATCTTTTTAGTAGGTTTACTATGTTCTGTTAAAGGTAGAACATTGTTGTTCCAGTCTTTAGCGAAATTTTCTATTAAATGGAGTTTTTCACTCATTAGTTTACCACCTTCCTTATTATTATATTAGTAGTAGGAAAATAAAAAAGTTTTCATTATTTCTAATCTACTAATTGTTTATCATTTTCTAAATCATCAACTTCTTGTTTAAACATATCTAATATAATTTTTTCTTTATAATTAATTGATCTATCGTTAGAATTATAAAAGTGTCTAGTTGTTCTTACACCTTCAGTAAAGTTTAATTCTTTTGTAGTATTAAAATATATATCCCTTATAAGGTCATCACTTATTCTTTCGACATACTTAGGAGCATCCTCTGATATAACATTTTTCTTGTCTCTCATGTAGTTATTAAAGAAACCACCTTTATCTCCAGAATCGTCATCTTTAGGTATTGCATCAACACTAGCATCTACCCATGCTTCTACATCCTCAGATGATATAAAAGATAATTGACTAAATACTTGTTTAACTACTTCTGGTGGTAATGCTTCATCTCTACCTAAACCAATAGCAGTACCAATATTATCTAGTACATCTTTAGCAAGTCGTAAAGTATCGTTTTTAGCACTTATTCTATCTCTACTTTCTTCTACTTCTGGAAAATTCATAGATAATTCAAATGGTTCTTCATAATCAAAATCACCAGTAGCCGCAAAATGTAGTCGTACCATTTCTGTTAATGCTTTAAGTATTGTTGACTGTATTCTAAATACTGCTCTTGAAAAAGGTTTATGTTGTCTTAGTAGTGCTTGTCCACTAGTACCAAAACTTCCTTTATCAACTATTAAATAACCTTTAGGAACTCTAGTACCCATTATTAATTCATCTCTTAAATATTCTACATCAGCAATTTGATCTAAATTTAAATTAGGGTCAATTTGTGTAAAGTTAAGTTGTCCTGATGCTGTCCATATTTCAGAATTAATAACAAATTCTTCCGATCCTGCTTGTGTATTTGCTAAATTATGATATTCTTCTCTTGCTTCATCCACTGCTTCCCATGCTGATGCAGGGTCAGTATCCCTATCTATTTCAACTTCAAAATGTTTAATAGGAAAGTTAGAACCTCTTGCTAAAGCCATTAAATTTTTAGATGATTGTAATTGTCTAAAAGGGCCTAAAGAGTTAATCATTAATGAACGACCAAAAGGCCAAAATTCTGATTGTTGAGTTTGTAATCTAAAGTGAGACATATACCAAGGTGGTATAATTAAATCACCGTCTAATTCAAACCCGAATAAATATGTTTTAAAGAAATCAGCTAAACTACCTGCGTCTTTTTCATTAAATTGATCTAACATTTTTTGTATTTTTTTATTTTTATTAGAATAATTTTTCATTGCTTTATTCTTATTCATCTTTTTGTTAGCTTCACTTGCTTTAAATTCAAATCTATCTTTTACTGAAAAAACATCTAAAGCAACAAAATCCTGTATACCTGTTCCTGCTTCAACTGGTGTAATACGAAAAGCATCACCATATAAACAAACATCCCAAGCTAAATTTCTAATTTCTTCAGCATCTATTTTAAGGCGAGTAAATAGTTCATCTATATACTTTTTAACTTTTGTATCTTTTGCATCAACTAGTATTACTGTTTCACCTTGATCAGCTTGTGGTGTTTCATCAGCAAAAAGATCGACAGTCATAGAGAAAATAGAGTTGTTATACCAAGCAAACTGTAGTGATGAGTATCTATTAAAACGATTTTTTAAGGAGTTTGAGTCTTCAAAAACATCTGATAACCATAGTTTATATAACTTGTCTAAATCAGGAGGTAAACTTATATTTTTAGGGGTTGTTTTTTTACCGGGATCTTTTTTAGCAGGTACAACAGTTGACTGTTGAGATACCTTACTTGTTTCCATTCCAATACCAAATAGATTTTTTAATCTATTGGTAAATGTTTTATTTGATTGTGCCATAATTACCCTTTCTTACACTTAGATATTATATTAGTACAAGAAAGGGTTCAAATGTTAGTAATATTTTTTATGTACTTTTTTAGTAAAATTGAAAGGGTTATTACGTATAAAACCTTCTGGGATAACTACTGAAGTAGATCCTATAACTTGTATCATACTCATTTTACCACATTCAGGACACTTTAATTTTTTAGGATTACTATTAACCATTGGTATGTCAATTTCTTTTAATGTTCCATCTTCTTCACATTTATATTCATATTTCACTCTTCAACTCCTATCAGTTCTTTTAGCTTTGTTACTATGTTAGTAGGAGTTTTTTTTACTTTAAAATATTGTTTTAAATAATCTGAGATAGAATTAGTTTTTATAACTGTATCTTCTGTATCAGTTTCACTGTCAACAATAATTTTTTCTTTAAACCATTCGTGTAAAAAAACATTCTTTTTAATATATTTTTTTACAATAGTATCTTCATCAGGAGCATTGTGTACAGTTAATAAAGAATATGTACTATCAAACTTAATATCATCAGGATATGTAACAGAGTAATAATCTAAAAAGATAGGAATAGGTATTAAACCCTCTTTTTTAGTTTCAAGATTAACTATATTCAATGTTGGTTTAATTCCAGCTTCATCTTTACGTGTTATAGTATTAATACCTACATATTCCAAATCATCAGTAGGTATATGGTAATGTCCCATACGAATTTTAGTATTTAACATATCTAAAGATATTTCTTCACCAAATCCATTTTTATGAAAGAAGTGACCAAAAGTATAGTCATAGTCTGTTTCACTTTTACCAATTAAATTTATTAAATACTTTTCATAATATTCAGACATTTTTAAATTATCAAACTTACCATCAGGAATACTAGGTAAGAATAAACATTTTAAATCTTTAATGTGTATAACCTGTGGTTCATATATAATTTCCATATTAGGTAATTCTTGTAAAGGATCAACAGCATAACAATCTTTACTTCTATTATACTCATGTAAACCATTACCGACTAACATGTACATTTTTTTAAATTTTAACTTACTGAAAAAATTTATCGCTAAAGCATTCTCTTTTGGTGAAGGTTTTTTTCTATGGAAGAAATCACCTACATGTACAAAATAGTTATTTTCATTATTAAAACTCTGACTAGCGAACCAATCAAAGTATTGTTCTTTTACTGATAAAAAGGGTTCCTCATCTCTTGTATGATCATCCCCTGCAATAATTAAATCTGACATTTACTCTCCTTCAAGCAGTAACTTTGTAATATAACTTTTCTATTTTATCTAGTTTAAGTTTTATAGAAGCTGCTGTATAACCTACAAACTCACCAATCTCTCTTAATTTGTAACCTTGAGATCTATATTTAACTATTTGTTTTTGAGTTTCATCTAAATACTTATTAATAAAGTCCTCAAAATTTACAGTGTAAATATGATCATCTTCTTTTCCACTAACATTCTGTATATAGTCATGCATGAACTCAGCATGATCAACACCTTCTGACATAGTATTTTTAGCAAATACATAACTCTCATTTAAACCAATAAACTTTTTATGAGAGTCTTTACTATCTAATTCAAAATACAAAAATCTTTCTTTTTTTGTATAACGATAATTAATTTCATTTCTTATGAAATTATTAAAGTGTACATAAAAATAAAATTTGTTAGGATCTTTAATTTTATCTATTTTAATAAAGTCTAAAGCCTTTTTAAATAAAACATAAGAGTCTTGTACAAAATCTTCCAAGTCCTCATGACCAAAACCAATTCTAAATAACATAGTTTTATGTTTACCTATTAGTGGTTGGTACTTTTCCCATAACTGACATTCAGCTAACTCAACTTCTCTTTTGTTAGTACTTTCTTTAATCTTTTGTATTAAACAGTAATCACTCATTTTTTTTGTTTTACTCCTTAAAATAGATAATAATATGTAGAGGGTAAACCCTACACTTTTTTTGCATGTTCAGTCAACTCATCCTTGGTCATTTTCTTTACAGAAATTGAATCTTTTCCAGTACCAGTATCTTTCTTATGTAGTGCAATAAGTTTATTACCTTCTGGTAATTTTTTCAATTCAGCTGCTACTACTGTAACAATTTTAAGAAAATCATCATTTGACAATTTGTTAAAAATCTCAGATGCTGGAATTGTTGTTTGAGTCTTACCCTGAGTATAAACAATTTTCTTCTTTTGTTCAAGAAAATACTGTTCAGGTTTTACACCATTTTTAAATAAGTAGTTAATCAAAGTATCCATACCAAGTTTCACTTTCTCTTTAATTTCATCTAAGTGTATAAGTGATGCATACACTTCTTCCAATGATAATACAGTAACTTCTTTTTCTATGAAATTACTAATCCGCATCATCTCCGCTTTCTTACTCATTTAATTTTCTCCTCTAAATCTTTTATTGTTATATTAAAATGTTTATAACTTAAACTTGGTCCATTACTACAATAAGTATAACTTTTGAAAGTTTCACGTTCACCAACCTCAACATTAACAGGTGTAAACGGTATATAATTATATATCGTTTTAGTATATTTTTTTAATTTTGAAGTAAACTTTTTGGCTTCAGTTTTAGTCAAAAAACCAATACCATTTTCTTTTGAAAGAAGAACACGATATCGCTCTCCATACCAATTATCTGATATGTAAAAACTAACTGTTAAAACTATGTCTTTCATATTTCCTCCTTTTTCTTTTTCAATACAATCTTACCAACTTCTTTAACTTTTCCATTTTGAATAGTTAATTTAGAATAACTTGTGCCACTGTCATTAAGTACAACAGCGACAACATTATCTTTACTTTTATTAGTTACTTTAGAAGTTTGTGCTTTCATTTTAATCACCACTCTCTTCAGTTTGGTATACTTGATGATCTCCTAAATCAAGTTCTTCAATAGTCCAGTTTCCAACTACTGTATTAGGGTACTTTTCTAAACATAATCCTAAAGCAACACTTTCTGTTTCAGCTTTAACAATACAACCATATGATTGGTATGCACCATATCCAAATGTATCATAATAATTTCCTGTATAAAGTTTCATTTCATCCATTACAATACCTTCCAATCTTTACCAGGTTCTTTGTACTTCATATAAGTACAACCAGCATTCCAAGTTGCCCAATCAAGTGGTTCAAAAGCATTTTCTCCATCATCCATCAAATGCTGTGTCATCCATCCACTGTAGTATAACTCATTATCGTCGTCATATAAACGAATTGGAATTATCATATCAGGAGTTTTTTCTGAGATTTTTTCAACTCCTTCCAAGTGGTCAACTGTTATACACCAATGTGCTTTTACATAGTGTGTTCTAACTTCTTCGTTAGTTTCTAAATTATCTAAAGTTGCTTGTATGTCCATATTCCCTCCCTATTCTATTACTGACATCATATGAGTGAAAACAGCTTTTGTTTCACATCCAATATAATATTGTATCATTTTAAGTGTTACAGACTTACTTGTATAGTAATGTCCAGCCATCCATTTTTTCATACAGTTGAATTTTGAGAAATATGTCTGTAAAGTTGAACGATTAATATGATGTATTTCTTCTAAATAATCTGTAAGTTTATCATAATTTATATAATCTTCAGATTTAATCCATTCTTCCTGTCTGTATACCTCTTCCATTGGTATACACTTTGTTGATTTTGATCTGATGTTTCGTTTTTTAATATTTTGTGAAATACATGATGCTGAAACATTCCATCTTTTTGCTAAACTACCTTGATTAATTACTTCCATTATTTTCTCCTTAAAATTAAAGTTTAAACAGGGGGTTAATTACTGACTCCTAATTTAATCTGTAATTTAACAAGGAGGTAAATTACCACCATATCCACAAAAATCACACATTATTCCTTCACAATTTCTACATGTTAACATTTGTTCGGGAAAATCTTTTATCATATGTAAGTGTTCTTCAGACTCTTCTTTATCTGATGTTCCCCAAGGATTTACAATTGTACTTGCAGTAAGTATATCCTTTTCTACTTCTTCTATGTACTGTTCCATTGTTACTGTATTTGTTTCCATTCTGTTCTCCTTTATATTTAACATACTTATATTATAGTACATTACTACAAAGAACACAAGGTTTTTTTTAAATTTTTTTAAAAATTATACTTTTATTTCACTTCCAAAGCCCCAAACTTCCCCTTTCCTGTAATAATCTGAAGATTCTACATCTAATAGTAGTGGAATTCCTTTTGCTTCCGGTATTGCTTCTTCAAATATACGTTTTGCTTCTGTATATATAATGTGAGCTTCAGATCGATGTGTATACAATACTATTGAATCATGTACATTCCCAACAACTCTACTTTTATAATTATTTGCTTTTATGAATAGAATGAGTTCAGATATAAGTTTATTCATTAAAACAGCTTCAAAATTTTGAACAGGAGAGTTTAAAGAGATATTCTGTAAGTTTTTAAAAATACTTCTATAATCTGACTTCCCTCTGTGTAATAGTCTTGGTAAGCGACGTATTGCTCCGAATCCTGATCGAATATAACCATTGGACTCAGCAAATTCAATTGTCTCATCAATCCAAGTTTTTAAACCTGAATATGTTTCAAAATGCTTTGTACGTATATCATTAGCAACTACCCAATAATAAACAAATTCATCATTATCATTCTCATTTAATAATCCTCTAAAAAATGTTAATCGTTTTCTTAACTGATTTTTAGTTATATAGTCTTTACATTCCTGTAGTGACCAATTCTGTGTTAATACACTTTTTGCAAAGTTATAAGCAGTAGCACCAAACTCTAACTGGAAATTAATAGATTTTGCTTTAAATCTTACAGCTTTAATTTCTGATTCACCTTTACGTGATAAGAATTCTTCAAGTGTAATATCATTCTTTAAAACTTTTTGTGCTGTCATACTATGTAAATCACCACCAAGTTCTATAAATGCTTCTCTCATATACTCATCACCACTATATATTGCACCTATACGTAATTGAAAACCAGCGGCATCTATTTCATCTATTGTATAATCATTATTTGGTGGAATAAATATTCTTCTTAAAATTTTAGCTTTTTTAGAGTGTTTAGGGTTGTTTTGCATATTAGGGTTTCTACTCCAATTTCTATGTGAATTAGCTAACATAGCTCCAAAAGTAGAATGTACTCTATCATCATATTTTCTATATTGCCAAAAACCTGACCCTAACTCTTTATTACCTATAAAAGTTTTATATATTGTTGATATTTCTCTATACTCTAATAGTATTGTCATTTCTTTTTCATAACCATGAGTTTTCCAAAAATGTAAATGAGGTTCACCGGTAAGTAATAATTTTTTTTGAAAATGTTTTTTATCCGGTCTTGCTATAGACTCATTTAAACATTTCAATACTTTATTAATAGAAGATTCTTTTGGTTTAGTTTTACCTCTATCATTGTCAGTATAATTAAGTAAATCAAACAGTATTGCAATATCTTGTTCACTATTCCAATTTATAGAATTATGTTTAACTTTAAATATATCATCCATCTTAATTATAATTTCTTCAATTTCTTTTTTTGTCTCTATTGATATTTTTTCAAGTTCATCCCAATCAATTATCATACCTTCTAATTCAATATCAAGAAAAGCTCTTACTGATGGCATAGTCTTGTCAAAGAAGTAATCTTTGACACTATGCTCACTAGGAAAATTAATATCAGTATTTTGCATAACATTTAATTGAGCTTCATAAATTTGGAATGTCATAATAGGATCCATAGTAGCATAAGGGAATCTTATATCATAAGGAATCTTTCCGTAATCTTTTTTTGATTTAGGATGTTTATCTTTATATTTTTCTAAATCATTATCATAACCACCGAATTGAGTATACAACCATACATCAGATTTTAAACTAGATCTTTGTAATTCATTTACAACATGAGAACCATTCCAAGTATCATAGTAAATGTAAATATTTTCACGTTTTACATGAGCTTTTAAAATCATAAATTTTGCATCAAACTTTCCATTCTGTAAAATACCTAATTTATTTTTAAAGAAATTATTTAATAAAGATTTATCTTTTATATTACCAAAATCAATATGATAACCAGTTACACCATCAAAACTAACAGTAAGACAAATTATTTTTGTTTCTTTATTCCATGGATCTAAACCATTACCTTCAATTTTTGGGTTCTTCCATCCTGTTTCAATATCCCATGCCATTTTTATAAGTTCATCACTTGTATTTTCAATAAGCCATTTATCACCATCAAGTATATCAATAAGATTTAATATAGGTTTTCTTTTAGGTTTTACTACAAAACTATAAGCTTCATTAAATTGTTTTAAAGCAAAAAAGTAAGGCCAAGTATCAATACAAAAATAATTATTTTCACTTCCTTTTATCCATCCTTCATAACTGTCTATAGGAAAAACATATGACTTTAATTCAGGTAAGTACAAATGACTTTGATTAAAAATAAAATCATAAAAACCATCTATTTCAAAATCATCACTTTCAGTAAGTGCATATAAAGAACGAGGATCAGCAATAATTTTAGAGTGTGGTTTTATATATTTTTTAAAATCAATATGATTATAAGTATAAAATTTAATTAAACCTGTTTTCAAATCTCTTTGTTCAGGTTTAAAAGGAAAAGTTGATATTATATTAATAGTCGGAGTTACTTTATGCTTAGATATAACTTCCTTTTCTATTTGCTTTATTATATGTTGATAAAAAGAAGAGTTATATGGTTTATCTAATACAAGCCATATATCGGGATTCTCATGTGTAAAATATACAACAGGATTTTTTAAAACTTTAGTTGCTCTTTTTATTTCTATATTTTTCTTTATTGGTGCATTAAAAAATTCCATTAATTCCCTTATACTAAAATGCTATATCATCATCAAAAGTTGCTGTATTATCTTTTGCATATTTAAGTTCATTAATAGAACCATTTAAAAGTTCAGTTGCTTGCTGTGGGTGCATACTACCACCTCCAGCTAAAACATGCCCATTAATAATTTCAAAGTTATTAACATTAAATGGGTCTCTTGCTCTAACAGAAAGTTTACCATTTATTTCTTCTTTGAATTTAGCAAAAGTATTAACATTTATAACATAACTTATATCTGTATATTTTTCAAGGAGCATTGAACATACTAAACTTATTTTAGATTTTCCTTCATATATTAAAAAACTAAAACCTTTTTCATCAACACGCTTTTGCATACGTTCCTCAGCAATTCTAAACTGAGTAGTTTCTTTTTGTATTGCTTGCTGTATTAACATGAGTTCATAATCATCAAAATAAAATTCTTTTGATTTTTCTTCTTTTAATTTAAATAATTGTCTATCAATAAAAGATTCATATTTATGCCATCCAGTTTTATTATAAGAAATAGACTCCCATAATACTCTATTTAAATTTTGAGCTTCTTCCCATAATGGATCTGTTTTTTTCCATAAATCATAAGTATCAATTAATGTTACCATTTGTTTTACTTTAATAGGAACTCTTTTCTTTTTAGTTATATAATCATAAAACAATTTAGTTCCACTTCTCTTCATATCAATAAAACAATTAGGGTCATCGGTTAACTGTAAAGAAGGTTCGTGATGATCAAATATTTTATAAGAGTCAAAATGTTTTATTATGTAATTATAAAAATCACCATAAGGTGAAAAATCAGTAAGTATTAAATTCTTATAATTAGTTGGGAAAGTTGGTTTTCCATCTTCATCAAATTCATCATCATACGAAATAAGATGAAATTTATCTATAGCAAAATTATAATATTTAGAAAGTATTAAACTACCTACACCATCTAAATCTATATTATGTGAAATTAGTAATAAATCTTTTTTCATTAGAAAAACTTCCCTATATCTTTTGTTTTATATTTATATTTACTCCAATCAAAATGAAGTAATTCTTTCATAGCAAATAACTTTTCATATGCAACAGGGATAAGAGTTGTCTTCAAATTTATATTTGGTAATATACTTAAAAAGTATTTAAAATCAACAGGTGCTTGTAATTTAGATAATTCAATATTAAGTAATTCTTTATTTTCTACATTATCTATTCTATGTATAAAAACCCAAGGTTGATTTTGTGCTACCAAACAATCATAAACAGTATTACCTTTTATAATAACATTATCTTCATCTACCAATATAGGGTAAATTTGTCCATACTTCATAATACTCTTTTGTAGTTTTCTTCGTGATAGAGTATTATACTTTTTTACTGTTCCACTTTTAGTTATTTTTTCTATTTCTATGCGCTCCATACAACACCTCTATTCTCCCAAATCTTTGTTAAATTATATTCTAAGTCATGAAAAATAGAAGCATTAAAAAGATTTCTTTCCTTCCAAGATTTAATACCTTCTACCATATTAATATTTAAATAATTTTCATTAAAGAATTCTTTTGGTACTGGATCCTTAATATTAAAACTTTTTAAAGTCGCATAATTCTGTAAATAGTAAAGTTTGTTACTTATACCACCATGTACCCATGAAGTTGAATCAGCACTATAAAAAGGATAATTTAAAAATACTTTATTATTTGTTTGTCCTAGTGCATGTAACTTTCTTTTATATTTAAAATTTAAAGCAAATATTTCATCAAGTGTTGGTTTAAGATTAAACTTCTCTCCTGCCATCCCACCTATCATTACAAATTCATATTTTTCAAGTAACTCTTCTAAATATGGAAGAGTATATGTAACTGCATGATAAACAGGAATAGGATTTAAACCAGCTTCTTCCATAATTCTACAATTCTCTTTTGTTTTTATAATACTTTGTTCAACAGTATTATTTTTGTCTGCTTTTACGTCTAACTGTATATAGTTCCAAAGATCATCTTTAAACTCATGTAGTAACTCTATGTAAGCATCAACATCAATTTCTGTATTACGTGTCCAAGCTCCATATGCACCTGAATCTAAAAATAAATTTTTATTATTATCAGTAGTAATTTTCATCATTTTTCTAAATAACTCAAATTTAGGTTTCTTTAATTTAAAATTATAAAAACTAAAAAAAGTTGATAAAAAATTAATATGCTCATGTGGAGCTACATGAGGGTGCATAGATTCATAACTTGCTAAAAATAATTTCATTGTTTACCCTTAATATGATCTTGATAATAATTATAAACAGACACTATTAAATCTTCTTCTTTACTATCACGACCGTATGAATTATCTGCAATTAAAGGTAATACATTTTTTTCAATATAAGGAATTGGTTTATAATGTTTTATAAAACCTTCAGCAGCAAAAGTTACCCATTTACGAAAGCAAGGTTTACAGTTCCAACATTCATGACCATCTTCTGTAGGTTCATAACAAGAGAAAGAACTATCATAAACTTCTTCTAAACTACCACCCTGATCCATATACATATGTAATAATTCTGATTTAGTATAATTTTTATAATCTAAATTAATCTTTAATTTTTTACCATCTGGTAACCACCATTGTGGTGTATAAAGATAATTTAGTAAATGTTCAGTCATTGTCGCAAAAAGAAAACTCTTATCAAGTACTCTATCCCCTGCTGTAGCTCCTAAACAAATTTCTTCTCCATAATAAGAAGCAATCATTATTAGATATAAATTACGGAGAGGGATTATTTTGTCATCTCTCTCGAATTTTGATAAATCTAATTTTTCAATAATAACATCATTTGGTAATTTTGAAATTTCTTGTTTTGAGTATCTTCCATTTATATCAATGTATAATTTAATATCAGGCTTCCATATCTTATCTATTAACCAGGAATCCATTCCACCACTATACAGTAACACTTTCTTCATTTTAGTTCTCCTATACTATTATAATAATAAAAAAATCATCTTTATTTAATCATATTATAAAATTCATTTCTTGTTGATAAGTTCTCTCTAAAAGCACCTCTAAGATCTGATGTTTTCATTTGAGCTTCTTTATGTTCTTTAACACCTCTCATTACCATACAAAGATGTGTTGCTTCTATGTGTACTGCAACTCCAAGGGGATTAAGTTTTTCAGTAATATAATCTGCTATCTGACAGGTAAGCTCTTCCTGTATTTGTGGTCTTTTCATAAACCATTTAACTATTCTCGCTAACTTACTTATACCAACTACTTTATCTCCAGGTATATAAGCTATGTAAGCATTTCCTGTAAAAGGAACCCAATGATGAGAACACATACTTTTAACTTCTATAGGACCTAAAAATACCATTTCATCATATTCTCTAGTGTTCGGGAATACAGTCATATTCGGTTCAGTACTATAGTTACCTGCAAATAACTCATTAACATACATTTTTGCAATACGCTTTGGTGAACCTTCCATTTGAGGATCTGTTTTATCGAAACGAAGGATATCTACTATATCACTAAATTTCTTTTCTAACTCAAAAATCATTTTGTTTTTCTGTTCTTCATTTAAAACAACATTTTCATTTGCCATAATTTTTTCTACCATCATTCTACTAAACTCCTCTTTTATTATCAAATAATATTGTATGTAATCTTAATGATAAATTGTACCCACCTTGTACAATTATATCTATATACCTTTTTGCTAATCGAATTGAATTATCACCTTCTATCGAAATTGGTTGAAAGTAAACTTTACTTGATCGAACACCCAAACTATCTATAAATATTTTAGTATTAGTAAAATCATGTATACTATTAAATAATATTTTGACTATATAATCAAACTTTGGATTTTGTATAGTTTGAATCTGTTCAAGTAAATAATAACCAGGAACACTTACACCATCATCTTGATCAATATTATTTTTAGGTGAAATATTAAAAATAACATTTTCATACTCAAAATATTTTTCATCCATTAATTCTAAAGAACCATTAGTTTCAATTTCAAAAAACTTATTAGGAAACATATCAATTAGTTTAAAAATTAAAGTTTGATATTTACCTAGTAGGGGTTCTCCTCCTGTAAAAACAATATGACCTTCAAATACATGTACAAGATTTATTATTTCATCTTCAGTATATGATAATGTTTCTTCTTTTGAATCAACAGCATATCTTGAATCACAAAGTGTACATCTTAAATTACAACCATAAAATCTAATAAATAATGAGTTTGTCCCTTGATACTTACCTTCACCTTGAATACCAACAAAAGCTTCCTCAGCTAATAAATATGTATCCACTATTTACTCCTTTATAAAAAATGTACAACTATCGGAAGGATCACTTTCATTTGAAATTGCTGATCCTGTTGCTGTTTCCCATACACGAACAGATACTTTAAAATTTTTATTATTATTTAAAAATTTGTCTACCACTAGAGCATGAACTACTCTTGCCATATTCTCAGCAGTACAATTCTTATTCATGATAATAACTCTTTTAAACTTATCAAGAAAAAATTCTAGTATCTCTGGTTCCTCTTTACTCCAAAAGACACAAGAGTGATCGAAGTGATCTATAAATTCTTTAATAGGTTTAAGTTGTTTAAAATCTAAAACCATTCCATTTTGTTGTATTGGCCCTGTTATAAGTATTTCCCATGTATAACTATGCCCGTGAATGTTATGTTTACACCTTTCTGATATTGCTTCTCTAACAATATGAGCTGTTTCGGTAATATACGTCTTTACTATTGATCCTGTCATTCTTTGTACTCCTTTATTCTTTTTTCCCAATTATCTTTAACTAAATTAAACTCTTCTTCTTCTAATCCTTCTTCTAAAATTTCTATTCTTTCTACATAAACAATATGAAGCTTTGTCATATCAACAGGCTCTTGGTATTCTTCAATTACTAAAGAATAAGGAATAAAAATAAAACCTTTTATATAACTATGTGCCATACCACCATTTATGGTCATCCTTTTTTTAACTGACTTATATAGAATTGATTCAGGATCAGGATATTCTGACATAATTTTTCCTTTCATAGAACTAGGAAACTTTTTTCTTACAATAGGAAATATTATATCACTCAACTTTGTACTCCTTTAAAATTTTACTTACTATTTCATATAATTTTCTATGCATATAATTTTGTACTGTGAATATAGAACATATTTTATATCTATCTATTTCAGGATAATTTATAATTGGAACTATCGAGGAACAAGATAATTTTTTTATATCAAACTCTTTTTTTACATTAGTACTTTTATATAAAAATAAATGTAAATCTTTATTTGACCTATATTTAAATGTACCTAAATCAAGTAGATCTGTAGGTTTTAAAATAATACCCGATTCCTCTTTAAGTTCCCTTAAAGCTGCTGATTTATGATTTTCTATATTAAACCATACCCAACCTTTAAATATATCATAACTATGATATTTACCCATACCAGTTGTATGACCAATAAGTATATCTTTAAAATCAGTTATAATTACTCCTGCACTTACCTTTTTCATTTGTTTCCTTAATTGTGTATATCAATCATAATAGCAAAATAATTTTCTATATCTTCAGGAATTGAGTAATTACATTCTTTTATATTGAAAACATTAGTATCAAAACTAAAATTCTGTTTATATAAATTACTGGCTTTTTGTAAACAATATCCATACATATACCAATTATCATATTTAGTACCATCCTCTTTTTCTTTTTGTAACCAATCTTTAGCTTCCATTTCCGCTTTTTTTGCATCATCAAGAGTTTGATTCCATTCTTGTACTATTGTAGTACAATTAGATAAAGGAACAATATCAAATATTTCACCTTCCTCTGGTAAGCTATAATGATCTGAATAAGGATGATTTCCTTCCCCTCCCAAACTTTCCCATAATTCTATAAATTGTGTTTGTAAAGAATCAATTGTTGATTGTGTAGTAAAACCATGTTCATTTGGAATAATAAAGGATTTAGCTTCTTCCATAAATTCCTTATACATTGGAGATAATGTTTGTGACCATCTTCCTCCAACCATATACCAATCCCAAACATCGTCTTTATACCTATCCAAAAATTCTTTTGCTTTATGTAAAGTTTCTGTTTTATTATTAGCTTTAACTAATAAAATAATTCCTTTGTGCATTTTTTATCTCCCTTTAAATATATCTTTCCATTTACCTTTTGCTATTGACTCTTTATTAAAAATGGAACTATCTAAATCCTTTTTTCTTTTTAAAGCTTCATCTAATCTTACATCTAAAGAATCAGTAAAAATCATATTGTGTAATATTACTGGATCATTCTGTTTAAAACGATGAAACCTTTTCATAAATTGAGCAGATGTAGTATAGTCATAACTTCTACTAAAATTTATTATTCTTTTACATTCAACTATATTAACAGCAGTACGCAATACAGTTGAAGAAGTTATAAGTAACATTCTATCAGGATCATTTTTAAATAATTCTAATTGTTCATTTCTAAATTGAACCTTATCAACACCAGGAGGAACATTTTGACCATGTATAACTATAGGGTTATACTCTTTATATATCTCTGCTAAAGTGTCTAATGTCAATGGGTGAAAATCAGCGATAGTAACTTTTAAACCTTCACCTAAATACTTTTTAAGTAAAGCATCTACAATTTCCATTTTTCCATGATCTTTTACAAAATTAAAATTATTAACTAATTTATATAAATCTTTAGATTTACTAGGATCTATTTTCCCTACTAGTAAAGAAGCATTTTCATAAGCTTGAGAAATATAAGGAAAAGAATTAAATACACTTCTTGGTATTATTCTTCCTTCCTTTTCTCTAAGTACAGTTATTCTATAATTAATTAACTTTTCATATATGTCTTTTTGCTTTTTTGTCATTTCAGCAAAAGTATCTACAATATATAATGCAGGTAAATCTAATATTTCATCTGATGTATATCTTGTAACCCATTTAGAAAAAATTATTTCCCATTTTTTAACTTTCTCTGGGTATAAATAATTTATTTTATACTTACTAAATCTTCCACCTAAATTAGCAATATCTTCTAACCATTCAAAATAGTTAGATGGTAGTATTCCTCCATCAAGAAAAAGCATTTGTGTAAATATTTCTTCAAAGCTATTAGGTGTTGGTGTTCCTGTTAATAAATAACGATATTTAAAATAACTCTTATGTAAATTAATAAGATACCTTTGTCGAGACTTAGTATTTTTAATCGAGTGTGATTCATCAATTACTATAGCTAAGTTCTCTCCCATCCAATCAAAAGGAATAGTTGGTTTTCTATATTTTTTAACTTTCTTTTTATGTGTTTTTGCATAGTAATCGTCTGACAAAGTAACAAAATGTCTATAAGTCATAATAACAACTTTAAATTGTTTTCCTGTTTCAAAAGGATCTCTATTATTTGTTGCTGTTGAAATAATAATATAATCATTTGTTTTAGCAAACAAAGAAAACATCTTTAATTCTTCTCGCCAATTATATACACCTTCTGGTGGTGTAACTACTATCACACCTTCTAAACTATCTTTTATAAACCAATGATTTAAAACTGAAATTGTGACATACGTTTTCCCACTACCCATTCCTAAAAAGAATGCATATCGATTTTGACTTATACCTTTTTTTATACACTCAATTTGAAAATCCTCGTAAGGATGTTTTCCTTTTATTGGAGGTGATAATAAACAATCTTCATTTAATTTAACTCTTTTAAATTGTGTTTCAAGTTCTCCATAATTATTTTTATTTAGTAAAACTGATTCCCAATTAACAGTATTAACTATATCAACATTTTCTAGTTTATCATATACTTCTATAAGTTTTTTAGGGGTTCCTATCCATCTAGTATAACTCGAGTCATATTTCATTTTAGCATTTTTTACTATTTCTAAACATTCATGAAAAGCTACACCATTAAATTTGACGAAGTATTTTGAAGTCATATTGTCGAAACCTATACTAACCATTTTACACCTTTTTCATATACTATTATAATAATAAAATTATCTCATTTTTTAAATTTTATCTTCTTTTTATTTTAGGTGGCCTAAAAAAGTCGTCTTGATATTTATAATGTTCTGATATAAATTTTTGTTTTAATATATAGTCAAATACTCTTGAGTCAAATGTTCTTATTTTAAAACCTAAAGATTCATATAATCTTTTTAAATAAGAAGGTCTATACTTACCTTTAGTTACAAATTGTTTAAAATAAGATTGGTCAACAGGAATAAAAGATACTAACTGATAGTTTAATCTCAGTCTTGATCTGTTGTCACTAAAATCTTTTTTCCATTTATCAGTTAAAATGTTTGTATACCTAATATTTTCAATTAAGTCATATATATCTTTATATGCTTCTATTAACTCAATAACTTTTTTAGTAGGGACTCTAGGAATACCAATAGGTATATCATCTGACTTATCCCCTTTGATTGCTTTATACATTGAAACTTTATTGTTAGTTGGGAAAAAATTATATTTGTTATTAAACTTTATACCATCAAATACTTGTTTTTTCATAAACTGATGAATAGGTCTTTTATTGTATTCTATTAATCGAGACCAATCTAAATCTTCACTAACTAATAAAATTGAGTCATTAAAAGAAATTTCTTTTAATATATTTGGTACTAAATCATCTGCTTCAAATCCAGTACCGTATATAACTTTTATATTAGAATCGTAGTTCATTAAAATAAGTCTTAAATAGTCCAAACTACGATAAAATGGTTTGGATCTTTTTTTACGTGACACCTTATAAGTAGGGTCAATCATACGTTGTCTCATATTCTGTTTTGATGTTGCATTATCAAAGACACACCATACAGTACCATACTCACCTAGAAAATCTCTAATAAGTTTTTTAATGGAAATAATACTTCCGTATATACCTCCAGTCACAATTTTTTTACCTTTAACTTCATAGGTCAAGTCTTCATGTGTAGAGTAATTTTTATAATAGAGTAAATTTGTATCTATAATAATGTGATCATATTTTTTATTCATTTAGTTTTATTCCATATTTAATTATTTAACACTAATACGATCTAAGAATCTAACTCCTACATCCTTTTTTACTATATAAAAAGTTTGTGATGGAGATTCACCTTTCTTTAAAGCCCCAAGTGAAAACTCATTAGCTCCTATTAAGGAACCATTCATAATAATTTCAGCTCCGTTAAAGGATTTAGTTTCATTAGCACTATGGAAATGTCCCATATTAACATAATCAAAATACATATTAGCTTGACCAAGTGTACCTGCTAATAATGATATATCTCTTGACAAATTACCTGGTACAGAGTTTAATCCATTTCCACCTCTAACCATGTCACCATGTGTACTTAGAAAGTTAACACCATTTATTTCATGTATTAAAAAGAAAGACTCAGGTAAAATAAAATCCATGATATCTTTTGTTTCTCGTTTTATAAACTCATAAAGAATATATTCAAAATTAAGAACTTGTTTATGTTTAAAATAAGGTTTAACTTTTAGACGGGAATGATTACCAACTAAACCTATTCCTTTTATTTTTTTAAAATATTTAGATAAATTACGTATATGTTGAGAAATGTAATTAGCTAATTCAATAGTTGCTTTTATTATACCTCTCTCATTGTTCTCTGCTAAGTCATGTAAGTTCCCTGAAATCATATCTCCTAAAAACAATAAGTTTATAACATCTACTTTTAAATAAAGTGAATTCTCTGTAATTACTTTAAATAGTTGATCAATTCTTTTTTTAGCAATAGAGATACTGTATTCGTTTAAATTGTGCATTTCAGCTCTATTAACTATTTCATCATAATGCCAATCAGAAAGTAGAGCAACCGCTTCATAACCTAGCTTAGGATACTTTACTTCTCCATGATTAAACCGTGATGGTTTATACTGAACTACTATAGAATCCAATATATTAAGTACTTTATCATTATAGTAGTCATTGTCTTTATAATATTTTAATTCTTTTTTAGTAACTTGTAATTCTTTTTGTAATGCAAGAACTTTTTTATCGTTTTGAACATGAAACAGATTAACTTTATATAGATCCTGTAACACTTTTTCCAAATTTTTAATTTTTAATGTAAATAGTTTAACAGGAAATTTATTCTCAGTTGCTATTTGTACTAAATCAGTATATTTTAATGTCGTACGTCTTTCTTGTATTTCATATTCAAGAATATCTAATAAAGTAGTTTCGCCAATATATGAATATTTCTCAAGTAATTCTATTCGATCATCTTCTTTTAATTTAGAATCAAGTAAAATATTGTCTTCCTTTACTTCTTGACCTGTTTCTTTCATATACTCATTATAATATCTTCTTACTTGTTTATAATAAGAATCGTAATTTGACTTTGAGTATGTTCTTGTTATAAACAAATCATACATATCTTGTGTTATTAAAGAATATGAGTCATAATCATTTTCCTTTAATTTTTCTATAATCCAATCTTTTGCTTTCATGTTTAAAGTTACCTTTAATAAGTTTTATGCTGTGTCTTATGTTCAACATTATTTTTTTGAAATCCATTACGCCAATGTGTTTTATATTGAGCTCTTCTTCTATCAGCTCGATTTGGTTTATTACTACGAGGAGTAAGATGATTATTAAACTCAGTGTCTAAAGCTTCATCTAAATTTCTAAATTCACCATAATTATTTTGTAATGTTTGTAATTTTTGAGGAGAATTTTTAGTTAAATACTTTAGTTCTTCATTTGAGATATATAAAAAGTTATTTATCTTATACATTTTTATAGTCCTTATTTAATTAAATTTCTGTTACTAAAACAGCTTTACGAATAAACACATTCCACTTTTCATTTTTTGGTAATGTACTTATATCCCTTAAAAATTTTATTACAGGTATTTTAGTTCTATACCTGAAATACCTTTTATCTTCCATATTCTTAATTAAAATTTCATCTCTTGCTATAACTACTTTATCAATAATCCAAGTTACTTCACTTTCTACATAGTATCCTTTATTACTTAAAGAATCAAAACTAATCTCACCACTTGTTACTAACTCATTCAAAGTTAGAACATCAGCGATAATTTCTTTTTTGGTAGTTTGTTGTAATGTAGGAAAAAATAAAGATAACTCTTGTTTAATATTATAAATATTAACTTTTGGTTTTTCATTAAAATTAAGTTTATAAGTTACAATAGATATTTTTTCATCATAGTTATGACTATCATGTTTATAAACAGTTACAGTATCATTAGCAATTGTATAGGATGCCATAATAGGTAACTTATTACAAAAATTCATAAATTTTTTATTGAAAATTAATATAAAATTTTCTATATCAATTCTTTCTTTCTCTATTAACATAAGTAAATCCTTTTAGTCGAGGTCGTCTGCTAACATTATAATTGCAATAGATCTTGATGTTTGTGATTCACCAATAACATTAAAAGCAGGTTCATTAACATCTATCTTAATTCTTATGAAATCATCTTTAATAGATGTAACAGCTTTAGCTAAATATTTTCTTGCAAACCATAAACCTGCACCAACTAGCTCGGTAGAACATTCTTTTAAACCAATTTGTCTATTACCTTGATTTTCGCTTTTTGATTCTATAGACAGTATATTATCATCTAATACACTCATATACATTTGTTCGTTTCTTAAATCTTTTACAAATACTTCAAAGAAATTTAGTATTTCGAGTAAAGCTTGTTTCTCTACTACTATTTGAGTATCATGATCATATTTATCTATATAGTCTTGATCTTTAATTGGAGGAACTCTTAAATTATCGATTTGTGTTGAAGCAATATGTAAAAGTTCATCTTCACCAAATGTAAAGTATAAGTCATCAGTATCATCGTTATGGTACATTTTACAGGTATGTTCTTCTGATCCTGTTAAAATAACACGTAATACATTTGCTGAAATTTGTATGTCAGGAAAAGTTTCATCTACTGTATAAGCCTCAAATACAGCTGCTCCATCAGAAGCTACTATAGCATTATCAAAAAGTTGTATACCTGCAAAGTTTTCATTAAAATCGTCAGCACCCATATAACTTTGTGCAGTTTTTAAATTTTCTATAAGTTCTGAATGTATGTTAAATACTTCGAAATCGTCTTTGTTAACATCAGGGTAATCGGAAGCTTCTGAAAAACATGGTATCTTAAATTTTTCATCTCCATTATAAAATTCATAATCTGTTGACATATATAGTTCTTCATATTGTTTAGCTAAAGTTAAAAATAGTCTAGTATTAAACCACATATTTTCAAAATCATCTTTAGTATCATTTTCAAACTCAAAGTCAAAAGCAAGGTGTCCTAGTATACCTTCAGCAGCTGCTGAATATTCTCCATTTCCAAAGTATACTATAGATTGTTCAAAGTCAAAGTATATTGATTCCTCAACTCTTGTTCCACCTTTTTTATCAAACATTTCTATAATTTTAGAAAAAGTTCTAAAATTCTTAGTTTTGATAATCATTTATTATCTCCTTATTTTCTGCTTTATTCTATATTAGTAGTCAAAATTTGTTACTAATACAAAATATAAGTATTAGTCTTATATTACTATAATAATAAAAAAATGGAGTTTTTTAAGTGATTCACAAAATAAAATCGATTTTAGTAGAAGCTAAGAATACTAGATACTATAAGTATTATATAAATAATAACTTCAGTGATGGTTATTCTCTTAAAAAAGATGACATGTATTTATTATTATGTAAGTATGTACAATCAACTATGACATCAAAAATTTATAACTTATTAAGTAAATTTCAAAAATTCTTATTAGATGTAGATAAACAAGAGATATATGTTATAAAAATAGAATCACAAACAGATAAATTATCAAAATCAATAAAACAAATTCCTTTAAAAAATTTAAATAAAATTAAAAAAGCACAAATAAAAGAAAATTTAAAAAAGAGTAAAAAATTATTATTATATAGTAATATAAACACCAATGAGAGGTTAAATCAAAAATTAATTGATAGATACGAAAGACTCTAATTATATATTATGTAAAAGGTTTCCCTATATCTCAGGGCTCAATTTTACCAATCGTTCTTTTTCTATTAAGACAGAAAAAAGTTGGGTATATATACATGCTCGCAAAAATATCTCAACAAAGCGTTTATATAACCATTTTACAGGAGAATGTACAATAGGGCTTAATCCTTTTGATACATCGAAAATACTTATTATAGATATTGATAAACGTTCTCAAAAAAAATCAATCCTTACTAAAGATATTTTACAACAACTTATTACAGACTTTGGTAAACCTTTTTATTATGAAGAAAGTGATGAGACAAATATACATGTCTACTTTTTATTAAAAGATTATATAAATGTATCTGGTGCTAAATTTTTAGAAAAATATTATAAATATAAACATAATTATGTTATTGAACCTATTTATGAAAACAAAGCCATAAGAATACCATTCTCAAAACAGTATCAGGAAAAAGCTTTTAATGGTAATAGTTTACAAATCACAAATATAAAACAGTTAGTAACAACTTTTGAATCGCAAAATGAATACATATGTAAGATACCTTCTTGGTTAATTCCTTTTAATAAAGAAGGAACAGCTATTAAAAAATCTCGTGATTTAGGTAATAGACTTTCAAACTATGATTTATCTATCTCGTATTCATATGGTAGAGGCACTAGACATTACAATCAAATTAAAATAGCGTTCTATTGTGTAAATAATAAAATGTCCGAACAGCACTTTAGAAATTTATGTGAGCATTTAAACGATGGTTCTTCTAAAGATATGAAATTAGATGTAGTTAAAAGAAATAAAATTATGAGTTCTGTATGGGAATGGAGTAATAACCATTTTAAAGAACTAAAAAATAATAATAATTTGATTACCTCTGATTTTGAAAAATATTTAAAAACTTTTAATTTTTATGATGTAGAACAATTTGAGTATGACAGTAGTAATTGGTCTAAAATAAATACAGTTATAAAATATTTTTATAAAGCTTATAAGGTTGGAAAATTAGGTGGAGTAAAAGAAAAACAATTTATAACAGATTGTATTGTTCTATTAGAGACTATTAATAGTAAAAGAATTTATGATAGTAAAACACATGCTAGTTATGAAGACAGTTTTGGAAATAAGTTTAAAAAATTAGATGGTGGTACATTATTTAATTCAAAGTTTAGAAATGACATAGCAAAGTTTTTGAAGATTAAGAATATAAATAAGGTATGGAAATTCCTTGTTAAGATAAAAGCAGTACAAGCTATTAATATTAAGGGATATACTTATTCTTATAAAAAATTTAGGTGGGCTGAACATTTTATTATTCATTCAAGTTCTTATTTATTAAGAAGAATGCAAAGACATTATAAACAAATAAATTTAAAATATTTTAAAAAAGGTACAAGTACATATATTAATAACTATAGTAAATATTATAAGAGTATTAATAATGTATATATTTTTAAGTTTCCTCCTTATAAATTATGTTTAAACGTTTTTTATGAAACACACATATTAACAGATGGAATACTTAGTGATAGACTGGAAAAAGTAAGAAGATGGAAACTAAGTAAGCAGGGATTACCAAATAAAGTACCAATATTCATTTAAAAAATTGCTAAAAAATATTATTATAATAGTATACGGTGTTACCGTTAAAAAATTAAACTCGTGGTACGAGTAAAAAAAATTCTTATCGTTTATAGGAGAAAAAGAATTATGAGTGTAGACAGAGATGCTTTATTTAAACAAGCAAAAAGTCAAAGAAAGGAAGACCAGAAAAATGAGAATCGTGACGGTGGTGGTAACTTTACCATGTTTACCGATTACGCCGCTTTAGAAACTGATCAGTTTAAACTTTTCAGATTTTTAGGATTACCAATGTCAATTTCAGGTGACGATCCATTTTCACCAAAACTTGTTAATATTTCAATGATATCAGGTGATGATGATAAAAAGTTTAGATGTGTTTGGCCTGATAGAAGTGAAAGATCAGATTGGATACTTTGGAAGATCTTCTCAAAAGTACTTGCGTATAATTGGGATGCTGAAAAAGAAGAAAGGAATTATAACCATAGATTAACGCATCCTTCCATTTTTAATAAAGTTCGTAAGAATGGGAAAGTAGATAACATCTATGAAAAAGGTTGGGAGCCAGCAAAGTTTATTATTTGGAATGTAATTGATAAAAGTCCAAAAGTGTATGATTGGCATAAAGAAAATAAGAAGACTCTCATTCTTTCAAAAAAAGCATCTGTTAGTAGAGATGGTAACAATGTATTTTATGAACCAGGAGTTCCATTAAGTGTTTATAATATAATTCTTGATGAAGTTGTTGAAGTAAATGGTGACTGGGAAAAGTATGATATATTTGTACAGAAAAAGAAAAGTGATCCTTGGTATAATGTTTATCATTCAGTTGATGATCTTAAAAAAGTTGTTGCAAAAAATGATTGGTTAATAGAAGAAGAACTGGATGAGAAAGGTAATGTTGTAACTGAAGGTGGTTTTAAACCAGCTCTTTACGATACCGGTTTTGATATGATAAAATCTTTACAACCGTTAACACCAGAAGAACAAGCTTGGGAACAGCATAATATTTCTAATCTATATCCTATTACTACTTATTCAAAAATTTATAATCGTCTTAAATTAACTATCAACCAGATAGATGCTGCTTTCGGTACAAAGTATCTTGAAGAACTTGAGTATCTAAAAGATAAAGAAGTTAAAGAAAAGAAAGAACAGGACAAAGCAACACAAAATTCTACACCAACTGAAACTCATGTTGCAGAAAAGAAAGCAGTTCCTGGTTTTGAAGCTTCAACTCCTAAGGAAGAAGTTAAAGAGGAAGTTAAAGAGGAAGCTGCCCCTGTAAGAAGAAGACCAAAAGCTCCTGAACCTGAAGTTAAAGGTTTTGATTTAGATACAATTGTAAAAACACTCGACTTTAAATCTATGTCAACACTAACTGATGAACAAAGGAAACTTATTGTTGGTTATGATGAGGATAAAGAATCATTTATATATGATACTAAAGAAACAGTATATGAATGTTTAAATGCTGATGAAGGTTGTAAAATGCAATCACCGGAAAGTTTTAGTAACTGTCCTGCTTGTGGTGCGGCTTTTGTGTAAAATGATTTATTAAATAAAGTAAAGGACTAGGATTATTATCTCCTAGTCTTTTTTTGTCTTACTAATATAATATGAAAGAAGCACAAACGAATACAGTATTTAATAATAGTTTAAAAAAGAAAGGTTTTTCTCATAAGATAGCGGATCCTGTAGGAGGGTATGGAATACAGAATCCTTTCGATGGGTTTACAGTTGCATTTGATAAGCATATTTATTGGGAAGGAAAAATAGTTAAAGGTGGTTTTTATTCTTTTAATTTTAATCGTATAGAAGATCATCAGTATAATAACTTATTACAGATAAGAGATCAATTACATAGTATATGTATAATCAATTTAGCAATCTGGCAATCAAGAAAATTCTTTTACTTTTTGTTATTTGATATTGAGCTTATAAAATATTTAAAAGATAAAAATAAAAATTCTTTTATTGGAAAGGAATTAAAACAATTTGTAGATAATAATTTATATTTAGAAGTTAAAAAAAAGGAGATAGTTAATATAGATGATTTTTTAAGTAAAATTATTTCTATAGATAGTTATGAGGATATGGTAACAAAAAATGGAAACTAAAATTAAAACTGACTTAAGAATTGTTAATAAAAAACATAAGACAGAAAAAGGAGTTGTCTACTCTAGGACATGTGTTTACTGTGGAAATATTGTATCCTTTCTACATACAAAAAAACCAACTGAGTGTCCTTTCTGTAATCAATCAGACTATGTAAAACCATATACAGAAACACAATTATTTTTATTACAAACAAGATATTTAGAAACTAGGGAACAAGATTTATTAGCTGATATGTATATAATACTTATTGATTATTCTAAATCTATAATTAAAAAGTTATTACCAAATAGTTTTTCTTATCACTATGATGCTGTTAATGAAAAAGCACAGGATGTAACAAATATAATAATTGAATTGTATCTAACAAAAAATGCTTTTAAGATAGAAAAATCTTTTGCAGGATATCTTGACTGGAAAGCAAAAGAAGTACTATGGAATAAAAAAACTCAACGTGAGGAAGATCATTTAAGTCTTGAGACATTAGTACATGACGGTGAAGGTAACTCTTCAGAGTTAAATGATTTGATAGATACAACAGACGATAATCCATTCTTTAATGATTATAATGAGTATGAAAAAAGAGAACTTATTAAGGCTGACCTAGTACAAGGTATTACTAAAATAATAAATAGAATTTTACAAACAGTACAAGTAGAATATACTTATAAAGATACACTATTACTTCTAATAGGTGTTTGGATAGAAATAAATAATACATCGAACTTAGAGGATAGAAATAGTTTTTATGAACTGTATCATTCTAATATAAAAAAGTTTGTAGATAAATCATTATTATTTATCTATGAATATATAAAGGATAGCCAAAGGCATTAATTATGAATTTTGAAAGTGAATACGCAGATGTTTGGGAACAACGAATAAAAGAAGCATTTAAAAATAAAGGTAATAAACAAAAAACAGTTACAGATGTTCTTTGGAATATTGTAAATTTAATTTTGTTTGAGAATGCAGGAGAAACCTTATTAAATGAGGTTTATGAATTGTTTGAAGATAAATCAGATTTTGTTAGACTAATAACTTTACTTGATGGTAGAGTTTTAAAAAGTCCTACTAAAAAAGAATTAGAGGAAACTCTTCTTTTAGCTCTTTTATATTATGAAAAAGAAATAGAAAAGAAAGAGTGGAGAGACATAGAAAAATCTTATGATTTTAAAATACCAACTGTTAAGTATGGTATAAGAATTCGTAATTTAGATAATTGGATTAAACAAAGAACTTATGAAATTTTAAGTAAGCAAGAACAAGATAAAAAAAGAAAGGAAGAAGATGATGGGTGAGAAAGACGAGTTTTTAGACACTGTTAGAGACTTTAAAAATAAAGAGCTTATTGATGGTGTATATAATATTAAGGAAGCAAATCCATTAGATAGTTTAAAAGCAACTCTATTTAGTTTTTTTGAAACAAGACTTTCTAATTTACAACAAGAGGAAACTTTTAAGACTACTATTAAAAATGCTTTACTAGATAAGATAGAACTAGGTGAAGTAAGTTTTAATCAGTTAATGCAATTGTATAAAGAAATTCAAATGGCTAATACTAAAGCAGTTGATTCAATATTAGATATTTTAAAACCAGCTCCAGCAGGAACAGTTTCTTTATTGGTTAGTTCTCCTAAGGTTGAAGAGGAACACGATGATCGTTTTAATTCTTTAAATCCTGAAGAAAGAGATTTACTTACAAAATTATCAAGTTTTGTAAATAGAATTTCTGAAGAGAAAGTAGTCCCAGATGAATAAAGGTAAATTAACATTTGATAGTTTTGTTGAATTTTATGAAAAATATGGTAAGACACCTAATCAAATTAATAAACCTAAAAATAAGTTTAATGAACAACAATTACGTTCTAAGTATGTATCATATTCAAAAACATACGATAAAAAAATAGAAAAATTAAATAAAGTTGATGAAAGGATGGAAGAAGTTTTTTCCTTAGTTGATGTTCGTGATAATTTTTCTTGTCGTCTTTTAATTAAATTAAGTACACAAGAATTATTTTATATAAGTCGTACAGTAGGAAACTACTTTTTAAAACCTATAGATCATGCACACATCTTTCCTAGGAGCACTCATCCTCACTTAAAATATGATGTTGATAATATTGTTTTATTATCTCGATTATTCCATTCTCGATTAGATGAATTTAGAGATCCTATAACAGGAGAGTACATAGGAAAAGTTATGGCAGGAAAATGGTGGTGCTTCATATTGGGTAGTCCTCAATTCAATTCTTTAATTAAAAAAACTTAAATAAATATTATTATAATAGTATAGAGGTTATAAATACATGGCGAAAACAAAAGTAAAAAATAATGAAAATGAATATCAAGACGAACTACAAAAATTAGATGAATTACTTAAAAATATGGGTAAAAAATATGGACAAGGGGCTGCTCTTAGAGCTGATAAAATGGATGAAGCTTCACGTAAGATTTCTCGATGGCCTACAAGTTCCCCTCAATTAAATTATGTTTTAGGTGGAGGAATTCCTAAAGGAAGAATTATTGAAGCTTTCGGTCCTGAAAGTGGTGGTAAAACAACTATAGGAACTTTCATGGGAGCAGAGATTCAAAAGCAAGGTGGTAGAATAGCTATTGTTGATGCTGAGAATTCTTTTGATTTAACTTATGCAGAGACACTAGGATTAGACATTACAAAAACAGTTTTTTCACAACCATCTTCAGGAGAGGAAGGCTTAGGACTTGTTGAAGATTATTGTCGTTCAGGTTTATTTAGTTTTGTTATTGTAGACTCAGTAGCAGCTCTTACTCCACAAGCTGAAATAGATGGTGAAATGGGTGATCAGCAAATGGGTTTACAAGCTAGACTAATGGGTAAAGCTCTTCGTAAGATTACTTCTATATCTGCTAAAACAGAAACAACAGTTTTTTTTATAAATCAATTAAGAATGAAAATTGGGGTTATGTTTGGAAATCCTGAAACTACACCAGGCGGAAAAGCATTACCTTTTTATAGTTCTATTAGACTTGATGTTAGAAAGGCTGAATATATTAAAGAGGATGAAGATAATGTTTTAGGTATTATTATTAAAGTAAATGCTAAGAAAAATAAAACAGCACCTCCTTTTAGAAAGGCTGAAATAGAAGTTGTTTTTGGTAAAGGTGTACAGTATGAAAAAGAATACTTAGCTTTTGCAGTCGACTTTGGTTTTGTAATAAAAGCTGGTAGTTGGTATTCTTATAAAGAAGAAAGAATAGGTCAAGGTAAAGTAAATGTTACTTCTTTCTTTAAATCAAATCCTGAGTTTTTTCAAAAAATAAAAGATAGTGTTGATAAAGCACTATCAGGAGGGATTGTAGTTGAAGATGATGTAGTTGAAGATGTAGTAACTATTACAGAGACTAAGGAGTAAATATTTAATAATGTTAAAATTTAAATTTATACAGAATATAAGTAATGAAATATTTGAACAAAAATACATGGGACCAGATGATGAAAGTGTTGATTCAATTTTTAAAGAGGTTTCTACAGAGATAGCATCTGTAGAATCTAAACCTATTAAGGATTCTTTAACAGCACTTTTTCATGAAGAGTTATCAACTACTAGGTTTATACCTGGTGGGCGTATATTTGCAAATGCACGTTCTAAAAAAAATGTACATAATTATATTAATTGTTTTACAATTAACATTGAAGATTCTATTGAAAGTATTGCAGATGCTATAAAAGAGTATATGTTAATATTAAAAAGTGGAGGGGGAGTAGGTTTTAATGCTTCCGCAATACGACCTGAAGGAGCTGTTATATCTACTGGTGGTATAACTTCTGGTGTAATGTCTTTCTTAGAAATTTTTAATACTGCAAGTGCCCAAATATCTGTTGCTGGAAATAGAAGAGGTGCATCTATTGTTGTTCTTAATATTGATCACCCTGAAATAGAAAAATTTATTACTTATAAACAAGGTGATGAAAATGAAGTATTAAAACAATTTAATATTAGTGTTGGTGTATCAGATGCTTTTATGGAAGCATTAAAAAATGATGGTGATTGGGATTTAGTATTTAATCAAAAAGTTTATAAAACAGTTAAAGCAAAATACTTGTATGATTTAATAACTAAAAATGCTTTCGAACATAATGAACCAGGTCTATTTAATTTAGACACTGTTAATAAAAATAGTAATTCAAGATATTTATATTATATACAAACTGTTAATCCTTGTGGTGAACAACCTTTACCTATATATGGTAGTTGTGATTTAGGTGCATTAAATCTTTCTAAATTTATTTTACATCCTTTTACTTCTAAATCAGTAATTAATTGGAAACAGTTAAGAGAATCAATATCGTTAGCTGTTAGATTTTTAGATAATGTATTAGATACTACAGAATATCCTTTAAAGAAAATTAAAAAAATTGCATTGTCCGAACGTAGAATTGGATTAGGATTTACTGCATATGGTGATATGCTTAGTATGCTACAAATTATTTATGGTAGTGAAGAAGCAAATAAGTTAACTGAAAAGTTAGGTGCTTTCTTTAGAGATGTTAGTTATGAAACATCTATTGAGTTAGCAAAAGAAAAAGGTTCTTTTAATAAATTTGATTTTAGTGGTTATTCACAAAGTGAGTTTTATAAAAGATTACCAAAAAAGATACAAAAAGATATTGAAAAATATGGTATAAGAAATATTGCTATTAATACAGTAGCACCAACAGGAACTACAAGTTTTTCTTTAGGTCAAAATTGTAGCTCTGGTATTGAACCTATTTTTTCTTTACAGTATGATAGAACAATTCGTTTTGGAAAGGGTGATGAAACTAAGGTAGAGACAGTTTATGATAATGCTTGGTTAGAATATTTAGAGTATTTAAAAAATAATAATTTTGAGTTTAGTGGAATACCTCCTTATTTTATAATCTCTAGTGAAGTTGATCCTTATGATCATGTTAAAGTCCAAAGTATATGGCAAACCTATATTGATGCTAGTATTTCTAAAACAGTTAATTTACCAAAAAAGTATACATTAGAACAGTACCAAGATTTATATAAATATGCTTATGATTTAGGTTTAAAAGGAATAACTAGTTTTAACCCTAGTGGATCTATGAAAGGTATATTAGAAGATTCTGAGACAAGTAATAATGAATTAAAAAGAACTTTAGAAGGAGTTATAATTCGCCCTAAAAAAGTTCCTTGTGATATTCATGAAGTAAAGTTAGATGGTAATAACTATCTTGTTTTAGTTGGTATTTTAGATGGAAGACCTTATGAAGTTTTTGTAACAGCAAATATAGATAAGAAAGACTATCCTATGAAGGGGAAGAAAAAAGGAGTTATACACAAAGTAAAAAAAGGGTTATATAATTTAGTTATTCCAAATGGAGAAAATCAAATTTATATAGAAGATATAACAAATAAATTTGATCCTATATACCTTACCTTAGGTCGTTTTATCTCCATGAGTTTAAGGTCTAACCATCCATTACAGTTTATAGCAGAACAACTGCTTAAAGATAAAAATTTTGTTGGATTTGAAAAGACAGTAGGAAGAGTTCTAAAGAAATATATATCACAAGATGAAAAAGTTAAATCTTCAACAATGTGTGAGAACTGTGGTAGTACTAATTTAGTTTATCGAGATGGATGTGTTACTTGCTTAGATTGTGCAAATTCAATATGTGGATAATTTTTTAATATTTTTTTTAAAAAATTTAATTTTAATATTATTATGTTTATACGTACTATAAATCTGTCCTAAAAATGAAAAAAATAACTACTAAATGTATATAGGAGTTTTTATGAATTACAAATTAAAGTATAATTTATCAATAGTAGCATTATTTATTGTTATTACATTATTCCGTATAGGAGTACAGTTTGATAATAAAATAAAATTTTTAGAAGGTGAAAATACTATATTAATATCTAGTTTAACACGTACTATAATTACTATGGACTATATGCAACAGTTTAAAGAGTTATATAATAAACCACCTACTATGTTATGGCCTATGATGTTAGAAGACTATAAGTATATGAGTTCTTATAAAGGAATTAGAGATATTCCTAAGACATTATATACTGGAGGTTCTTTAACAAGAGAACATGATGGAGTTGATATAGTAGGAGAAAAGATTAAAATTGATGGTATAGAAGGTGCAAGAATTATAAATGTTTATGATGGTGTTGTTATAGATCATTATCTTCCTCCAGGTTGGCATAACGGTAAGTTATATACTGGAGATCCTGAGTTAGGTGGAAAAGTAGTAATACTACATGATAATGGTTTTACTTCTGTATCAGGACATATGGACTGGACTAATGTACATATAGGACAAAGAATTCCTGCTGGATATGTTATTGGTAGACAAGGAAATAGTGGGATGAGTACAGGGCCACATTTACATTTTGAATTATATGATGAGAACATGAAATTATTACAACCACTGTTTTATATAAAGGATCCAAACGATGTCTAGTTGTGTACTAATAGTTAAAGAGAGTTGCTTAAAAGACGTTTTTGACGAGCTACAAGAGCAAATAGTCGAGCATGGTCTACTAGTAAGAATCATGGAAGAAAGTGAATTTAATAGTATGATGAACATATTAAAAGAAGATGAATATAAGGAAGAAAATGATGGGCAAAAACTTCTCTATGGCAAACAAAGGTCAAAGGAATAAATCAGATTTTTACCAAACTCCCTATAGCTTAACTAGGGAATTATTAAATCATGAATTGTTTGATTTTAATTTATCTGTATTAGAACCAGCTTGTGGACAAGATGCTATAGTAAAAGTATTAAATGAAAGATTTAATATAAATTGTGTAGTTAAAGGGGATATACAAAAAGGTGTAGATTTTCTTAAATTTGATGGTATAACTTTTCCTTATTTAATAACAAATCCTCCTTTTTCTTTAGCTTATGAATTTATTGTAAAAGCAAAAGAAGTTACTGAAGATAAAATAGCGATGGTATTACCTCTAAATTATTTACATGGTCAAAAAAGATATGAAACATTGTGGAAGGATAAAGAATTCCCATTAAAAAAAGTTTATGTATTTAGTCGATATCCTATGTTAACAGATAAAGTTAGGGAAGATGGACTGTTTAATACTGGTATGATGGTGTATATGTGGGCAGTCTGGGAAAGAAGTTATACTGGATTACCTTATATAGATTGGATTGATATTAATAAATATATAATTAAAAAGAAAAAATAAGTTTTTTTAAAAAAATGAAAATAAATATTATTGTATTAATACAAAGATACAATAGGAGAAAAACAAATGAGTGACGAAGAGGTAGTTAACAATGGTGCTTTTTTAGATTCTTTGATTAGATCAAACTCAAAGATTAAGAAAGACAGGGCAACAGCGATTGGAGAAGATACTCAGGTTCTTTACAAAAGGAATATTGAGGATTTAGAGATTTCTGTTAAGAGAATGAAAAGAGAACAGGAGAATATGATGGATTTATCTCCTGAGAATGCTACAAGCTTAATGCTTGCAAGCGATTTTGACTCTTCCGCATATGTTGAAAAGGATGTTGATCTTGGTGTCAAGATTCATAATACAACTATTAAACTGGACATCGCAAAGAAAAGATATAAATATCTTTTTGGAGGTGTGTAATGGGTAGTGGAAGTTATTCTGTAGCTGATTCAATGATGAGGACAGCGAATTTTTATTCTGCTGATGTCTCCCGTGATGAAATATTTGTACAGCGTAAAATCACAAATGATATGGATCCTGCAAATACTATTCGGGAATGTTGTGATTCTGAAGAACATCCAAATACAATTCCAATCATTGTAGCTCTTGATGTAACAGGTTCAATGGGGAGTATTCCTGACCAATTTATTAGAGAGTCAATGACAAAGATGATGGACATTTTATATAGAAGTGGATTAAGAGATACTCAAGTATTGTTCCTTGGAATAGGTGATCACGAGTGTGATATTTCTCCTTTACAGGTTGGTCAGTTTGAAGCTGATGATGAACTTCTTGATAAGTGGTTGAAAGATATCTATCTTGAAGGTGGAGGAGGAGGTAATGCTGGTGAGAGTTATTTACTTGCTTGGTATTATGCAGCTCGAAATACTAAAATTGATTCTTTTGATAAAAGGAGTAAGAAAGGTTTTCTATTTACAATAGGAGACGAACCCTGTTTAAAACACTTACCCGCTAATGCTCAAAAAAGTATTTTTGGTGATAATGGTATTTATAATGATATAACTGCTGATAAACTTCTTGAAGAAGCAAGTGAAAAATATAATGTATATCATTTTAATGTAACCGATACTTATAGAGGTAGTCTTGTTAAAGACACTCAGGAAGGTTGGAAGCAAAGAATGGGAGATCGTTGTATAATTGGTCCTCAGATAGAAATTGCTGAAAAGATTGCTAATATTGTAAAAGATAATGGGGTTGGAGTTCCTGCTAAAAAAGTAGACAATCCTATAGAGGACAAAGCTGAAGTTGAAATGATGTAAAGTATTTAGGGAATTAAAATGAAGAGATATGGTTATGTCTATATAACAATTAATTCAGTTAATAATAAAAAATATATTGGACAACATATCTCTTCTGAATTTGATTGTTTATATAGAGGTTCAGGTTCCCTCATAGTAAAAGCAATAAAAAAATATAGAAAAAGAAACTTTAAAGTAACACTTTTGGAATGGGCGTACTCTTTAGAAGAGCTTAACTCTTTAGAACAAAAGTATATTAGAAAGTATAATGCAGTACAGTTAGACGAATTCTATAATTTAGAGTCAGGAGATAGAAACTGTCCTTGTTCTGAAGAGAGAATTCAAAAATATAAGAATACTGTTTACAATACTATTGAAAGTAATGGGTTAACTATTGCCCAAAATATTGGTCTTAAAGTTTCTAAATCACAGAATGAAATTCAAGAAAATGGAAAAACTAAAGTACAAAATTCTGGTAAAAAGTTTTCTAAGGCAGTAACAACTACTATACAAGAAAATGGTTTAACTATAGCACAGAATATAGGAAGAAAGTCAATAGCATCACGTAAACGAATAGAAGATAATGGTTTAACCGTTGTACAAAATACTAATATTAAATCAGCAAAAGTTAAAAAAAATACAATATTACCTAATGGTTTAAGTATTGCTCAAGACGCATCTATAAGAGCAGCTAAAACAATGAAAAAAATTGAGAGTAATGGAAAAACAATAAAACAAAATAGATTAGAAAAAAGACAGAAAACAATGGCTAAGATAGGTGAAGATGGATTAAATGGATTCCAAAGATCTTCACTTAGATGTAAAGAAACAAAACTAAAAAATAAGAGGAATAAAAAATGAGTCAATCAATTGTTTTGGGTTTAGGTTTTGGAGATGAAGGAAAAGGTTTAGTAACAGATTGGTTATGTTCTAAAGTATTTAAACCTGCTGTTATAAGATATTCAGGTGGACATCAAGTTGGACATTGTGTACGTACTGAAACAGACAAACATATTTTTTCTAATTTTGGTTCTGGTACGTTAAGAGGTGTTCCTACATTTTGGAATGCAAAGACTGTTGATCCTGTAGGATTTTGTAAGGAGTATAAAGTACTTTCTTCTTTTGATCCTATTATACAGATCGATCCCTTGTGTCCAGTTACTACTCCTTATGAAAAAGAATTAAATCAAATAAATGAAATAACAAATAATCATGGTAGTATCGGAGTTGGTTTTGGTACTACCATTGAAAGAGAAGAAAAAAATTATCATTTGTATTTTCAAGATTTATTTTATCCACCATTACTGCAAGCAAAATTAGATAGTATAAAAAAGTATTATAGAACTGAAAAAAATATAATGGTATACCCAAAGGTTATTACACAATTTCTTAATAGTTGTCAAGAAATGACTAAATTAGTAAAAACTGATTTAGATGTATCAGATGGATATAATCATATTTATGAAAGTTCACAAGGTCTAATGATAGATATGGACTATGGTATTTTTCCTAATGTTACACGTTCCAAATTAGGAACACAAGAACTTGAAGTAAATGAATTTACAGACTACTTTTTAGTAACAAGAGCTTATCAAACAAGACATGGAAATGGTTATTGTTCTGATAGATCATACACTCCTTCAGGTTTTACTGTAGATGAAACAAATTTTCAAAATAAATATCAAGGTGAGTTTAAAACAAGAATTCTTGATTTAGATTTACTAAAGTATGTAATGACTATTGATAAAGGAATAAGAGAATCTAATAGAAAGAATTTAGTTATTACATGTTTAGATCATATGAAGACTTATGAATTTATGTATAAAGGGAAAATTGTTGTTTTTGAAAATGAATATTATTTTATACAGGCTATTGGTAATATTTTACCAAAAGTAAATTACATATATTTAAGTCATGGACCAACAGCAGAAGACATAGATTTATTTATATCATGAAAAAAGTTGCAGTAGTTGGTTCTCGTACATTTAAAGATTTTAAACTCTTAGAAAAAGAAATTACTAATATAATTAAAATAAACGATATTAGTGAAATTGTTTCTGGTGGTGCTAAAGGAGCTGATAGAGTAGGTAGATCATTTGCTACTATACATAAACTTTCTTTAAAAGAGTTTATTCCTAATTGGAAAGTAAATGGTGTTTATAACTCTCGTGCAGGATTTGAACGTAATAATCTTATTATTGAAAGAGCTGATATTGTTTTTGCATTTTGGAATGGAGAAAGTAGAGGTACTAAAAATAGTATTGACTTAGCTAAAAAGTTAGGTAAAGAATTACATGTTATCTACTTTGAAGAAGTTTCTTATACAAAAGAAGAACTAGAAGTTTTCAAACAAAGAGATAAAATGATTGGTTTGTAAATTTCTTTTAAAAAACTGTAAAAAAATATTATTATATTAATATGGAAACTGTAACAATAGAGTTAGAAGAAAATATACTATTACAATTATGTTTATTAGCACATGAAAAAGACATTACTCTTAATGTACTTGTAAATAATATTTTAAGAGAGTATATTGAAAAACATGGGGATGATCAGGTTTCGACTAATGAGGTAAATAAAGACGACGATAATTGCATTTAAACCCGAAAGTCTTTGTAGATTAAAATCTTGTATCAAAAATTAGGACCTGGCTTCGATGCCAGCATCTCCACTAAAAGGATTATAGAATGGACGAACCAAAAGTTTTACTAACATCAGCAGGAGATAGTTTTGCAATAATTAAGACATCAGCAGAAGATTTTCTTAATTCTTTTGAAACACAAGATTTAAAAGAAACTTATTTGTTTGATAATTATTGTGCATTACTTTACTGTTATCAAAAAGATAAAGCTAGAAAATTAATGGGTGAAAAAGTTTCATATTTTGAAGAACTTGAAGAATCTGTTAATTTTTGGAGAAGTGAATTAAATAAAGCAAAAGGTAAAGTAAGTCTTTATGAAGCTGATGGTAAAGTTAAAATGATGTGGGATGATTTTGAGAAAAGGTTAAAAGGTAATGAAAGTAAAATCATTACAAAGAATTCTAGTAGTATAATTACAATTTAAGCCGTATTGGTGAAGTGGTATCATAAGAGATTTCCAATCTTCGGTCGCCAGTTCGATTCTGGCATACGGCTATATTTAAAATATAGGAGTACAAAATGACAGAATGGAAAAAATATAAAAGAAGTGCAATTGCAGAAATGAGAACATATGAAGAGGGAGAAGTTTTAGAACATGTTTCTATTTCAGAACCTGATTTAGAGAATGGATCTCCTAAAGTAGGGGATATGATTGCACGTAATCCAAAGAATCATAATGATCAATGGCTTGTTGCAAAACAATATTTTATGGAGAATTTTGAGGACATTAAAAATGAGTAGAGCTGGTAAAAGTAAAAGTGAACATAACAATAATGGAGAAAGAAGAAAAGGTAAAAATAATATGCCTTTAGCTCCTAGAAGTTTACGTCGAGTTGGCAAAAAGTATATGTCAGAGTGTACTGATGCACAACTTAAAAAGGCTCAAGTAGAAAAATAAATTTTAGCAGGTTAGTGTAAAGGTAACACGGGAGTCTCATTAATATTATATGGTGAGTAGTATTAATAAGCTCCTGCCGAAAGGCTTCAAGGTTCGAGTCCTTGGCCTGCTAAAGACTCTTGCAGGATAGACTTAGGTTGTGATAAGCTTTTAGGAGTGTAAGCAATAAGTCCTAATTGTAACTACTGTTCAAGATCTTAATATGCACCCTCCCAGTGCTATCTATTAAGATAGTCTAGAAGAGAGGTAGGTGGATGTCCCAACAAAGTTTCAATCCACCAAAACCCGAAAGCTACGACAGGGTATAAAAAGTGTGAAAGAGATTAGCATATGACAATGATCTTTAGTAGTTTGACGTAGCACCACATTGGGAAGTAGCTCAGTGGTAGAGCAGCGGAATAGTTTTACTTTTCGCTTATAGCATAAAAAGTTCCTAACACTTATTAGGATCCGCAGGTCGTTGGTTCGAATCCAACTTTCCCAAAGAGGTATTTATTACATGCCTGTAAAATTTGTTTAACGTAAACAAAAGTAATTATTAAGGTGAAAGTGTCACCGAACACAAGTAGCCTTTTATATGCCACATTAGCTCAGTTGGTTTAGAGCGACGCACTTGTAATGCGTAGGTCCTCCGTTCGAGTCGGTGATGTGGCTTTTTTAAATTACCTAAGTAAGTGTTGAGGTGTGTTATGACAAGCACTTACCCATTTATCTTGAGTACCTAAGTGGGATAATAAAGGTAATAATAATAAGAGTTATGGCTGAAGAATTACCATTTTTGGATATTGTGTAAGAGGTTTTACCCAGCATTTTTGTTCCAAAAGATAACAATAATAGTTATCAATTCTTATTTGGGGGAGTAGCTCAGCGGGTAGAGTAGCTCTTGTAAGTCATGAAATTTTTGTGATGGAGTTGGTCGGTAGTTCAAATCTATCCTTCCCCACTGTGGATGTAGCTCAGCGGTAGAGCGGTGGATTGTGATTCCACATGTCGGGAGTTCAAATCTCCTCATTCACCTTAACAGCGTTCGCCTACACTGTATAAATAAGAAAGGGTCGGGGGGAGCGATACGACGAGCGTATGCGAGAGATATTTATAAAGTATGTTCACTTGAAGGGATAACCTTAACAAAGAAAACTTTATCTTTAAATCGTAAAAGGAATATAAAATGAATTTAGGTAAAAAAGGAACAGATATAATAACTGGTTTTACTGGAACAGTTGTTGGTTATGTTGAATATTTAACAGGTTGTAACCAATATTTAATTGTTCCTGAATGTCGTAAGGGTGAAACTAATAAAAAACCAAGTGGAGAATGGATAGACGATAATAGAATTAAAATTGAAAAAGGAAAAACAATTGATCTATTTAGAACTAACTCTACTGGATCAGACATTTCACCACATACATAAAAATAATTTATTTTTTATTTAACAAACTGTAATAATTTATTATTATATTAATGTAAGTAAGCAAAGGAAGTTCCTAATAATATTCAATTGGTGGAAAAACTTACTTCCCGCTTACATAATTTATTTAGTGTAAGGAAGCATAGAAGGTTCCTAAACAAAGAATTTTAATCTAAACTACCTTCCGCTTCGCTTATTATATTGTTTATTAATTGGGCATAAAGGGTTCCTATAAAAAAAATACGGAAAACATTTGATTTACCCTTCGCCCTTATTTTGTTTATTAAGGCATTGAAAGTTCCTAAATAACCTGACTTAAAATCAGGCTCAGCCGAAAGGCTAAGCTATTTACTTTCCGCCTTTATTATATTATATAAAATGGAGCATAGGAAGTTCCTATTAAACAATCCAATCGGGAAGTAACCCTAGTGGTGAAAACCCCGATTATCAGTGTATTACTTCCCGTTTCTAATTTTTAAGGAGATGAAAATGATATCTACATTAAGACTATTCAATGGTGTAATTGTTGACGACAAAACAACTAAAGGTCGAAATGATTATGTTGAAACTGAATTTCAAAAAGAAACTATGAAGAAAGGGTATATTATAGATGAAAAAATCTATAGTACTATGTCTTTCACCGATATTGATCGACTTCATAATGTTATTGAAACAGAAGTATTAACTTCTTATGAAAATTGGAATAATGCTTTTTATAAATCTTGGAGTAAATTAGAAACACTTTCTGATCTTGAATTACGTGTTGATCAGTTACTACATTACTTTACTACATACGGTTTTGAAGCTCTTGGAATAAATAATTCTTTTGTTTATATACCAGAAGGTACAATTGATCTTCCTGAACTTGATAAAGATCTTTCTTTCCTTTATATAAAAGCATTAAGCTGGGAAGAAGTAAAAGGTAGACTTGACAGTCTTATTGGTTCCGGTGTTGCTATGTCTGAACAAACTCAGTTAGACATTATGGAAGTTTATGAAGAGATTGGTTTTGATGCTTCTATTTTAGAAGTTTGTAAAAATAAAGAATTAAAAACTCGTTTTTATGAGAAGTATGACTTAGTACCAAAAAATGCAACAGAGTTTTTAAGATATGTAATTATGAAGTCAACAGGAAATTCTCTTGTAATAAAAGATAAGGCAACAATCGAGTCTATCAAAATTGGTGGTGGTAAAAAAGAAGTATTAGACACTTTTACTAAGTATGAAAACAGCTATGGTCTAACAGAACTTGCTTCCTCTTTTTATAGATATAAACCTTTATGGTTAGCTTTTAAAAGTTACACAGGTTTAAGTCCTATGATAAATAAAATTAGAAGATTAGCAGTTAATTACCATAAACCAATGAAGGCTGATTTACTTAATGATTTAACAGGAATGTTAAATAGAAAAGAAAATATAAGTTATCCTGAATTAAATAGGGCTCTTGACAAAGCAAATAGTTTTAGAAAAATAAGATTACTATATGCTTTACAAAATAGAAAGAGTAAAAATACTGAAGTTGTTTATAGAATAAGAAACGGTAAGTCTTATGCAACAAATAGAGTTATAAATTCTAATCTTTTAGGTGTTGCTACTGTACGTAAGATTGTATACTCTTCTTTAGTTAAAGACTTAAAAGAAAAAGTGGAGAATAAACTTGTTTATTTATCACCTAATATTAATTATGCTCTTCCTGCAACTGAAAAACAATTTGTAGGTAATTTTCCTACAGGAACATCTGTAGCAATAGATAAAGATAAAGATGTAATCATGGGAGTACACTGGACTAATCAACAACAGAAAAGAGTTGATCTTGATTTATCACTTATTGATATTTCAGGTAACAAGTATGGTTGGGATGGATCTTATAGAAATAGTAATAGATCTGTAATGTTTTCAGGAGATTTTACAAATGCACCATTACCAAAAGGAGCTACAGAATTATATTACTTTAAAGGTATACAGGATGGAAGTTACTTAGTTAATATCAATTATTATAATAGTTTATATAGTGGTGATGGAGAAGATGTTCCTTTTGATATTGTAGTAGGTGGAAGTGTTGCTAATAAATCAAATAGAGGATTTATGATTAGTCCTAATGAAATAGTAGCACAAGTTCCTTCATTTATGGGGAACGACCAACAAGTAATTGGTCTTGTTATAATTAAAGAAGGACAAGGAACCTTTTACTTTGCTGAAGCAAAAGTTGGTGTAGGACGTACTTCAAGAGGAACTGATACTGCAATGATACATCAAAAGTTCTTAGTTAATACATTGGAAGATACTATTGACTTTGAAAAGTTATTACTGGATGCAGGAGCTCTTACTACACGAGGTAAAGAGGATAATCCTCAGGATATAGATTTTGATTTTTCAGTTGAGTCTATATCAAAAGACTCTATTTTAGAACTTTTTTATTAAATAATAAAGCGTCCTGGGTAAGACGCCTCAACCCCTTTAAACTGCCTGCGGAGGACAAATGACTGAGAAAGAAATGTTTGAAAAATCCTTTGAAAGACCAAGTAACTATTTTATATTAAATAGTAGGAAACAGTGGGAAATAGATTCTAAATTAGGAATACTTGATTAGGTAGGTGAAAATTTAAACAATGCAGAAAAACAAAGATTTAGAGACTATTATGATTTTCCTGATACTTCTTATTTAATGAGATAATAGTTTACATTAAATACGATAATGTAAATAATAGTTTACATTACGGGCCGGTAACCAAGTCCGGTAAGACATCACTCTTTACATAAACAGTTACTAATACAATATGAGTATAAAAATTAAAGAAGAATGGAAGAATCAAGAAGGATTATATATTTGTCCTGTATGTCAAAAAAGATATACTAAAAATGGAATAAGTACACACATTTGGAGAATGCACGGTGAAGGTAACAATCATAAACCTTTTAAAAATAAAATAACATGGAATAAAGGTTTAACTAAAGAAACCGATGATCGTGTTAAACAACAAGGTATTAATTTTAGTAAAGCTTTTAAAGAAGGGAAAATAAAATCTAGAAAAGGAACAAAATTATCTAAAGAAATTTGTAAAAAAATTTCAATAGGTATGCAAAAAGTAGTTAGAGATAATCCAGAATCTTATAATTCTAAGAATGTATGTGGTAGAGTAAAAAATATAGATTATAATGGATTTACTCTTAAAGGTAATTGGGAACTTTTAGTTGCTAAGTTTTTAGATTCGAAAGGGATTAAATGGACTAATATAGTTGAACCTTTTACTTATATTTGGAAAGGTAGTAAACATTTATATTTTCCTGATTTTTATCTTTTAGAAAGAGATGAATATATTGAAGTTAAAGGATATGAAAGGCCTAAAGATGTAGAAAAATGGAAGGTAGTAAGTAATTTAAGAATTATTAAACTTAAAGAAATTAATAACATTAAAAACAATTTATATTGTATATAAGGGTTTATAACTCAGGGGTAGAGTGGGTTTCTCATAAAAACTTGGTCGGTAGTTCAAATCTATCTAAACCCATTTTTAAAACCTTTTAAATAAGGTGTACTAACATAATAAAGGATTATAAAAGAAATAATGAATATTTTGAAAAGTCAAAAACAGTTTAATTTATCTCAACTCTTAGCCATCGTTTCACCTGTATGGTTTAATGATTATAGAGTAATGAGGAGATTGTATTGACAGTGTGATTCTACATGTTAATTTTGATATACAATCCCTTATAATTTATAAAGGATTTTTTTTATGATTATTTATCATAAAATTTAAAAAGTTTTAAAAAATTATTATTATATAAGTGTAAGGAGTATATTTTGTTTAGTGACTTTAGAATGTGAAGGTAGCGTAACAGGTAACGCGCTGGACTGAAAATCCAGTAATTAGTGAGTTCAAGTCTCACCCTTCACAATAACATGCGATAGGCGCTGTCAGGGAACACAAGGAGTCTGTAAAACTCTTGCTTCGGCTTGGAAGGTTCGAGTCCTTCATGTCGCATATATTAAATAATGTGAGTGTACGCAAGCGGCTATGCGACTTCGTTTGGGGCGAAGGAGTCGGGTGTTCGAATCACCCCACTCGCATCTTGCCAGGGTGCTGAAATTGGTAGACAATCGGGTTTTAGAAACCCGAGCCTTCGGGTGTAAGGGTTCGAGTCCCTTTCCTGGTACTACAAAAATTTTAAAAGGAGTAATAGTATGAAGAATATAATTTATGGTCTTTAAGTAATTTAATTTATTAAGGAGACATATTTTATGTATTACATTCACAATTATATTGAAGACACTTGGAGATCTACAAAAACTTGGTGGGATTTAGTAGAGTATTTTTATAGACCTAAAGTAGATTATTTTGGATTTAAATATTTCTTTGATGATGGTTTTGACAATATTGCTCATAGCAAGAATGATACAAAGCTTAGTTATGTTCCAATATCTGAAGGTTCATATGCTACGAAAGCTGTTTATGTACCAAGATCGGAAATCATTTATAATGATGATATGGTAATTGTAAATATTGCTGACATTAAAAGGGCTTTAAAAGTTTTCAAACCAAGAGAAGAATCTTATCCTTATAAAAGTACATGGATGAGAAGAGGTAGATACTTCCAGTTTGAATTTCGTGTAGACCCTGTTCCTTATGTTGGAACTGGAAGAGGAGGAGGAAGTAGTTACAGAAAACCTAAAAGGAATAAAAACTACTTTGCTAAATTACAAGAGTTTGAAGAGTTTGATTCAAGAGTTAGAAAAGGTATTTTTGATGTCAGTCTTTGGTGGGATGACTTTCCATATAGAGGTACTGTAAAATCTTGGAAGAATAAAAAGAAAAAGAAACAATGGATGTAAATTCATTACGATCCTCTATAGCTCAATTGGTAGAGCGTCCGGCTGTTAACCGGAAGGTTGGTGGTTCAAGTCCATCTAGGGGAGCTAGGAGTTATTATGAAATGTAATGGTAACATTCATGACAGAATTGCTAAAGAACTTGAAAGAATAAAAAATATGGATATAAAAGAACATCCTATGTCTCCTCCAAAAGATGAGATTTATTATGTGAAATTAGTTGAAAAAGAAAAAGATTTAAACTTGCCTCTTTAGTACAGTGGATTAGTGCATAGGATTTCGGATCCTAGAACACCGGTTCGAGTCCGGTAGGAGGTTTAATGAAAGAAGGAGATTTTGTAAAAGTTGTTCACTGTAAAAGATCAAAGTATATGAACAGTGAATTTTTGAAATGGGTAGACGGACATAAAGATATAAAGTATTATGTTCTTTCAGCAGTAGGTAATAGAGTAAGACTTTCAAAAGTTGGTTTCCTTATTACAACTGAATTTTTAGAAAAAGTTTAAATTAAGGGCCATTAGCTCAGTTGGTAGAGCGCCGGTTTTGCAAATCGGATGTCGAGAGTTCGAGCCTCTCATGTGTCCATCGGGAATAGTCCCTTACAGTAAATCATATACTTAACCGGTCAATGGATATATGGTGGATAGTTGGTGGCGATACTGGACAGAGATAAGGCCTTATCTCTTAATGGTGGTTCGATTCCATCTTTCTGAATTTGAGATTCTTAACTGTTCTTCCTCTTGTAAGAAACAGTCAGTGAGGTGAAATGCCAAGCCAGGCCTTATAGTATAATGGTAGTGCGGGAGATTGTCTATCTTCAAGTCAGGGTTCGACTCCCTGTAGGGTCGCTAAGGATAATTAAAAATGGAGAATTGGTTTCAAGACATAGAATTTTTCCTAGATGAGAAAGGGGATATTCAACCTAAAAAAAATATTAAAAAGGATACAATTGATATTTTGGAGTTGTATAAGTATGAAAGACAAATTTGTTTGCAAGAAATGCAAAAATAAATATCTTTGGGTATTAAAAGCAGAAGAACATCTTTGTGTTTATTGTAAAGGAGAATATCCTGATGGAACAGAGTGTAAAGGTGGTAAAAAATAACATGCGGGTATAGTTCAACTGGATAGAGCATAGGCCTTCTAAGCCTACAATAGGGGTTCGAGTCCTCTTACCCGTAATAAGTTCTTGTATCAATTTAATAACGTTTAAGGGATTGGTTGCTAGATATTCGTGACATGTTCACTGAGGCATTAGTGTCCTAGACGATATCATGGAAGTTGGCTCGAAAGGCTTTCTGAAAGAACTTTTTATAGCTTCTTGGTGTAACGGTTAGCACAGTGGGATTTGGCCCCGCCAGTGAGGGTTCGAATCCTTCAGGAGCTGATAGGAGATAAAAAATGAGTATTAAAGAACAAAAATTAGTTGATATTTGTTTTCAAATTGGTTTAGTAATACATAATCAATCGGATTACTTTAAAGATTTATCTTCAGATGAAACAGCTGATTGGATTGCTAACCAATTAAGATGGTGTGGTTTTCCTACAGAACCAGTAGGTTGTTCACATGGAGTTTTGATTAAATAAAATTTAGAACCATTAGCTCAACCTGGTAGAGCATCCGGCTTTTAACCGGAATGTTAAAGGTTCAAATCCTTTATGGTTCATAATATATGATTGGAGGGGCAAGCCAATAGGTGGTGGCCGCAGTTTTGAAAACTGTTAGGAGTGAAAGTCTCGTGTGGGTTCGATTCCCACTCCCTCCGTACTTGGAAGGGTGCCCGAATGGTAAGGGAGCAGATTGCTAATCTGTGGCCGAGTAATCGGTCTGGAGGTTCGAGTCCTCTCCCTTCCGTAAAAGTTTTTAAAATTTATTTAAAAAAACTTAAATTTTTATTATTATATTAATGTAAGTAAAAGAAATTAAATGGAGAATAAAATGGATGTTCCAAAAGAATTAAAAGCGGAAGTACTTGCTGAACTATATAATAATAGTCAACCATTGGGTATGGGTTTTTTACATTTTACACCTGCACCAATGTCAGTAGACCAAGCTGATGAATTATTAATACATGTTGATCATAATGGAGATGTTTATTTTGATTATCTTCAAGGACGTGTAATGAAAATAAATTTTCGTTCTGATACTGATGAAGTTGAAACGTGGTTATATAATAGAGATAACGGTGATAATGCAGCTGAAAGATGTCTTGAAACTGTATTAGACCGTCACAAATAAAAGCATAGAAGGAGATGATTATTATGCTGATTAAGTATGTGAGAAATGGAGAGGGTAACAGAGTGGGAGTCGTAGTGGCTACTGGTGCTTCTAAGGTTGGTTGGAGTCTTTGTAATAAGAAAGATAAATGGGACCGAAAGAAAGGACTTATGATAGCTAGTAATCGAGCAGAAAGAGGATTTCATTCTGTAATTCCAACAATGTATGTTAAGGAACATGATTGTGAAACTGGAAAAGTTATTCAGAGAGAAGTAATGGTAAGTGCTTTCAACCACATGGAAGAAAGAGCTTTAAGTTATTACAAAGAAGTATAATACCCCAAAAATTAAAAAGCGGGACAGGATAAAAACTGTCTCGATTTTATTTCATGCTTCTTTAACTCAGTTGGTTAGAGTGTCGGTTTTACATACCGGAAGTCCTTGGTTCAAATCCAAGAAGAAGTATATTATTTTGGCCGAATGGCGGAACTGGTAGACGCGCCGGACTTAGAGCAGCTTCGGATTGGAAACAATGGAGCTCCTCTAAAATCCGGTTCCTGTAATGGGAGTGAGGGTTCGAGTCCCTCTTCGGCTAATATTATGGCAGAATAAGCCTTATTTTTGAGATGTTATAACGAAAAGTACTTAGTAGTTATAGTGTGTTAATTATACTGTACTGATATTGGAAAGATGATTTATTTGTTGCAACATTTAGAAAGTCTTAATGGAGGTTCGATTCCTTCTTCTGTCCCTATAAATTTTAAAAGGAGAAAAAAAAATGAATGATGATATGGGTAAGGAACCTGTTAAAAGTACAATGACAAGTAATATATTAAATCATATGTATAATCTAATGGAGATGTCTTTAGATTTAGAGTTAGTAACTAATCAAGTAACTAGAACATTTTTTGGTGATCAACCTCCATCAGATGAAAAAGATAGTGTAAGAGTTGAAAATAATGAGCCTGGTTTTGAAACTTCTATAAATAGAGCAATAGATGTTTTATACTATAGAATACAGGAAGCAATTCTTTTACTAAAAAAATTATAAATATGTTACTAATACAGTAACTATTTTGGTTCTATAGTCTAATCGGTTAGGACACCAGGTTTTCATCCTGGCAACCGTGGGTTCGAATCCCCGTAGAACTATTTTAAATTTACACCAAAAAGGAGTCCTATTATGAGAAAATAGATACATCCACCTTAACCTTTATATTGTCATATTAAAAGTTGAAAACTAATAATTACATACAATATACAAGGGAAAAATAATGAAATATATAAAGAATGATTTAACAGAATTAAGAAAGAAAATTAAGGAAACGAGAGAAATAAGTAAGACAGCAAAAGATATGTGGGATAGATCATCCGCACAATGTAAGTTACATAGTTTAAAACAACAATACAGAAATAAACATGTATTGTATTGTTTATGTAAAGGTCGTACTTATAAAGAAATTGAAGCTAAAGTACGTGAAGATAATGAATTACATATTCCAAGTTTAAAAAGATTATGTATAGGATATGAAACATTATCTTTTAATGAAATTAGTGAGGAACAGTTAGAAGGATTATTAAAATGGTAAAGCAAGTAATAATTGTTAGAACTGATTTGGATATGCCTCTTGGAAGAATTTCGGCACAAGCAGCACATGCTTCAATTGCAGTTTTTCTTGATATGGGAAAATGGAACAAAGATAGTTTTACATTAAATAATGTTCCAGAGGATATTCAGTATTGGATGAAAGAATCTTTTACTAAAGTAATATTAAAAGTTCATAGTGAAGAAGAATTAAATGCTTTAGCAGAATATGCTGAATTAACAAACTTACCTTACGCAATGATATCTGACGATATTAAAAAGAAAATGCACAAGATGGCTTTAGCCATTGGTCCTGCAACAAACGATAAATTAGATGTTATTACAAAAGGTTTAAAACTTTTATGATTTAGAAATTACATAGTGGTGAGGGTACCAAGTAACTTCACCACACTTGCCCTTATCGTATAATGGTTAGTACAACACCCTCTAAAAGTGTTTGGTTTGGGTTCGACTCCCAATAAGCGGCATTTGGGAGAGTAACTCAGTGGTTAGAGTTCGGAGCTGATATCTCCGCGGTCGATGGTTCGACTCCATCTTTTCCCATATTTATGTAGGTGTCGAAAGACTTTAAGGATACGCAGAAGGGCAACGTTTGTTCACCCTTTACCTATTATTAAATAAGGAGACTTAAAATGAATGAAGAAATAGAAGTTAGTGAATTATTATCTATTATTGGTAATTGGTTAAAAAGAAATAAGAAAATTGTTTTAATTACCTTTGGTATAATACTTAGTGTATTAGCAATTGTAATGTTTTTTGTAAAAGTTATTGAACTACCCATTAAAGAAGGAAGAGTAGTTGAAAGAACATATGATGAAGAACATGTTGCTTATTTAGAAGATAGAAAATCTGTAAAACGTACAGAAGTTTATACCACAACTAATTCGAAAGGTAATATAGTTGTAAGGATTAGACAAGTACATGACTATTATATGTATTGTGTTGATAAGCATTTAGATAGAGAAGACTATATTGTAAGAATAGAACAACCATCTAAGAAACATGAAGGAAAAATTCTTGGACGTTATATATATGTTTCTAAAGAAATATATGATAAGTTAGAAATTAAAGATTATTTTGTAGCAGATTTTAAAGAAAGAAAAGAATCTACTAGAGATAAAAATAATAGTATAAGTCAAGTTACTGATTGGTCACGATTACATGTTAATATGGAACCTTGGCTTACTAAACAGTATTAAAAAATGTCCTCTTAGCCAAGTGGTCAAAGGCGGGGGATTGCAAATCCCCTAGTTCCTCAGTTCGAATCTGAGAGAGGACTTATAATTTTTAGGAGTATGAAAATGAAAGATGCTTTAGGTTTTGAAATGGAAATTGGAAAATTATATGGTTATTCTAATAGGACTAATGGTTGGGTTAAAGTTGTAATAGGAATTTGTACTAAAATAAACGAATCTAGTGTTACATTACAAGTTATAAAACGTGGTTCAACAATTTACAATGATAATATTAAACAAGAAGATTTAAAAAGAAGAAGTACTATTAGTCCAAATAGTAATTCTTTATTTCCATTACCAAATTCAGATACTGATTGGGATTATGATGTTGTATCAAAACCTAAAGGATTAAGAAATCATAGGGAGATTAATTAAAATGCATGAAAAATTACACTCTATAAAATTTATGTTAATGGCAATTGGAAAAGTACTATTACCAATATTTATTGTTTTACTTGTTTTGATAATGTTATCAACTGCTATTACTGTTAATATAACAAAATGTACAATTGAAGTATTTAAGGAATTACAAGAACAAAATTCTTCAATTTCACAGGAATTTGGTAAAGCTATTGGTGCAATAGTTAACGAATTTGAAAAAGGATTAGATGAAAGTAGAAAATGAAAACACATGAAATTTCTATTTTTATAGACGATAAAAATTATGTAGATAGTTTAATTATCAGTCTTGTACGAATGGGGTATGAAGCTTATTTATCTTATGATAAAGATGCTGTATGTTTTACTACTTGTGGAGATGAAGTAAAAGAAATAACTAAAGGAAATAAACAAAGTGAGTAGAATATTTGTAACAGGCGATACACATGGTGGAGCTGTTGGTGATTTGGATAAATTAACATCAGACAGCTTTAAAGAAGGAAAAACACTTACTAAAGATGATTATGTCATTATATGTGGTGATTTCGGTTTGATTTGGGATGTTAAAAAAAGTAGTAAAAGAGAACAGTATTATTTAGACTGGTTAGACGAAAAACCTTGGACCACTTTATTCCTTGATGGTAACCATGAAAATCATAAAAGATTAGATGCTTTACCAACTGAAATTAAGTTTAATAATCCTGTAGGTAAAGTAAATAATTCAATTTACCATTTAAGAAGAGGATACATTTATACTATAAATAAACAATATTTTTTTGTTTTTGGTGGTGGATTTTCTATAGACAAAGCAAGACGAACTACTGATATCTCTTGGTGGGAAAGAGAAATGCCTAATCAAGAAGAATACCAAAGAGGTTTTGATCAATTAGCTTTTCATGATAATAAAGTAGACTATATACTAACTCATTCTTGTAGTAATAAAATGTTTAAAGAACTATCTTATCATCAAAACATGGATCATAAAATATCTGGAGAAGATGATTTAAGAAATTATTTTGATACAGTTGAGGAAACAGTTAAGTACAAAAGATGGTATTATGGCCACTTTCATTATGATTATCTTTTTGATAAATCACAAATATTATATAATTTAGTTGTAGAATTGATTTAAAAAATGTAAATAATTTATTATTATAGTAGTATAAGGAAAATAAAAATAAATGATTATACACTCACTAGATTTAGAAAACTATGGAATTATTAAAAAAGCAAACTTAATTTTTAATGAAAAAGGGTTTAATGTATTCTCTGGTAGTACAGGACAAGGTAAATCACATACTATTAGAGCTTTAAATTATTTACTATTTAATTATACATATGGTAAAATTGAAGATGATTGTAATTGGGATTCCAATTTCTTTTCTGCTGAAGTTAAGTTAAGTCACAATTCAAATAATTTTAAAATCTCTACTTTTTATGATAGGGATAATGGTGCAAGTAAAGAACTTGTTATTAATAATAAGAGTATAACAGGAAATAATGAAGTTAAGGATACTCTTGCTAAATATTTTGATCCGTCTATAACAAAAGCATCTATGGTATCTTTGCAAGGTAGTATGGACATTGTTGAAGCAGGTGATGCTGAAAGACGTGAATATTTAAAAAAAATATATGACTTAGATTTTAAAACACAAATTGATTCTATAAAAGAAGACATAGAAAATGTTAGTGATAAAATTATTAAAATTGAAAAAGATATTTATCTGTATGAAAATAAAGAATATATACCTACTGATGAAAAAGATTCTAATGTAACAGAAGAAGAATATATTAAATGTGGACTTGAGAGAGAAGTATTAATAGTTAAAAAAGATAATTTACAACAATTACTTGATAAGGTAGATGATCTTTTACTACGAATTACAAAAGAAGAAAATAATATTAAAACTTTACAAGAAAAAAAAGAAACTCTAGAAAATAGAACAACAGAAGTACAGAGTTCCTTAGACAAGGTAACAAAGGAAAGTAAAAATTCTCTTATTAAATATTATGCTGATCTTTTAAAACTTAATAAAGAGAAAGATGATATTGTATTAAAAAGAGTTCCTGCTTTTGATGAAGATAACTTAAACATAAAAGAAAAAGAATATGCTGATAATTTAATTTCTTTTCATAGTGCTAAAAAAGAATATGAATTAACTCAATTAGGATTATGTCCTACTTGTAAAAAACCTTTTGAAGTAACTGAAATTGAAACATATAAAAACGAATATGAAACTTCTTTAGAAAGGAAAGAAAGTAGTCTTACTGTAGTAAACAGTTTACGAAATCAAAAAAAAGATATCGATAATTTACAAAAAAAACAAAATGAACTCAAAGAAAAAAAGAATAGTCTAATAAAAGATATTAACTCATTAGACCTATTACAAAAGTCTTCAGTTACATACTCCGATGCACAAGTGTTAGATAAAACGACTATACTACAAGAAAAATTTAAAGAGATACAATTAATTTCTCTTGAAATAATATCTAAAGAAAAAGATAAAGAATTATTAATTTCTGAAAAAACCTCTATAGTAAATAAAACTACCGACCAAACTGATAACACAGATAGAATTAATGAGTTAAGATTGGTTACTGATACTTATGAATCAATACAAATAGAAAATGATTTAATAATAAAAGCTAATATTAAATTAGCACAACAACAAATAGATGATGTTAAAAAATTACAAGAGTATACAAAAGAAAAAGTTAAATTAATAAAGACAAAAGATGAGTATGAAGTTATTAAAGAAATATTAAGAGTTGACTTTCCAAAGTTTGTTATTAACTCAATGGTTTCAGATATTGAAAATGGTATGAATAAACTTTTAGATTTATCATACGATGGAAGATACAACTGTAGTATATCAGAATCAAAAAAAGGTTTACAAATACTATATGGAGATAAACAAAAAGATATTAAATTAAGCTCAGGTGGTGAACAAAATCTTTTTAATTTAGGATTTAAAAATGCTCTTACACAAATTGCAAAACTTAAGATTTTAATACTTGATGAAGCTGATAACTTTTTAAGTGGTGACATTGCAAAAAGAGCTTTTGAAAGTTTAAACCAACTAATTGAGAACGGTGATATCGATCAGATATTTTTAATATCACATAAAGAAGAAATTCGTGATATGATTGAAACAGATTTTAATGGAAAAATTTTCCATTTTGAAGAAGGAGAAGTATATTAATGACATTAGATGATTATCAAAAAAAGACTGCTGAAACAGCAATCTACTTAAATAAAGCAAAGGCTTTAAAACCAACACCAGAACAAATGTTTAAAATGATTGAATTAGGTTACTTAGGAAATGGACTTGGAGAAGCAGGTGAAATACAAGGTAAACTAAAGAAAATAATTAGAGACAAGGGTGGTAATTTTGATTCAACCGATGCTAAAGAAATTGAAAAAGAAATTGGTGATGTACTTTGGTATTTAGCTCGTCTTTGTGATGTACTTGGTATTAGTTTACAAAGTGCTATGGAAGGAAATATTGAAAAACTTTTCAGTCGTAAAGAAAGAGGAGTTTTAGAAGGTAACGGTGATAACAGATGATTATAATAATTTCAGGGCATAAACAAACAGGAAAAAATACAGTAACAGATTTTATTATAAGTGAATTTAATTTTACTGAGTATGCTTTTGCAGGTCCTATAAAACAAATTTGTAAAGTTGCATTTGGGTGGGATGAATCTTATTTTAAAAGTACAGATAAAAAAGAAACTATTGACCTTGAATGGGGTATTTCACCTCGTCAAGCATTACAATGGATTGGAACAGAAGGTTTTCAATTTGGATTATGTAAAGCTTTTCCTACTTTTGAAAAGAAAACAGGAAGACATATTTGGGTTGATAAATTTATACAAGATTTTAAAAATGGTGAATTTAATTGGAATCAGAATAATGTAATTATTTCAGATAATAGATTTCCTCATGAATCAAAAGTAATTAAAGACAAGTTAATCCATATACCAATATTACTTGTAAAAATAGTTAAGAAAGATACTGTAAAAAATGATATGCACTTTTCAGAAATTGCAATTGATGATTTACCTTATGATGTTATAATTAATAATGATGGTACTTTAGATGACTTACTACAAGAAACTATTACTAAAATATCACCTTATATAAACGGAAGGAGCAGTAAATGATTATTGTACAACCAACATTTGTAGATATGCTAAAAGATGTTGATACTCATATCTATAAAGTTATTGAAAGGGCAGGAAGAACTGCTTATAAGTCAGAAGATAAAATTACAGATAATTCATCAGAAAGTTTTATTAAAAAGATAATTAAATTAGAGCATGAAGCTGTACTTGAGCATGGTACTATATATCTACATGTAAGTAGTGAAATATTTAATTTAATATTTGAACACGAATCTTTTATATTTTTTAATTGGGTGAAAGAGGACAGAGAAAAGCATAATTATATTATATCAGCTAGTGTAAGATCATGGAGAAATTTATTAAGGGAACTATACAGTAATTATTCAAAGTATGCTGGTCAGATAATCTATTCAAAATTAAATGGTGAATATCCTTTATTGTTTTCAGATATAACTAATTATGATGATATACCTAATATAGATAAATACTGTGAAATAATGGATCCTATTACTATATTAGATTTTTTTCCACAGTTATATAGATTTTCAATTAAATTTATTACTGATAGAGGTGTTAGTCATGAATTAGTTAGACATCGTAGATGTTCTTATTTACAAGAAAGTACCAGATACTGTAACTATAGTAAAGATAAATTTAATAATCAAATATCAGTTATTGAACCACTTGCATTTAAAGATAATAATGTTTTATTACAAACTTGGAAAGAAAGTGTTGAATGTGCAGAAAAAAGTTATTTTAAATTACTTGAGCAAGGAGCTTTACCACAAGAAGCTAGGGCAGTTTTACCTATTGACTTAAAAACAGAAATTATTGTAACTACTTCTTTAAAAGAATGGGAATACATTTTTTCTTTAAGAACTTCACCAAAAGCACATCCTCATATAAGATCTTTAATGTTACAAGTTAATAAATACTTTCATGAACAGTACGGAGACCTAATAGATGATTAATACACTTGATACAAAAGTTTTAACTCTTCCTCTTGTTAGAGAATTAATAGAAGAATGTAAAAGTGAAGATGATAACTATATTAAAATAAACTCTAAATATGATGTTGACCTACATATAAAGTATGTAAAAGATCAAAAAAGATTATTTATAATTTTTCAAGGTAGTTCCTCATGGAAAGACTGGTTATTAGATTTTAGTTTTATTAAAAAACCTTATAAAAGAATGGATAAACTATTTTTTGCACATTCAGGATTTTTAAATGCTTATCATTCTATTAGACAATTTATACATAGTCAATTACCAAGATACGAAGATGTTCAATATATAAGTATTAGAGGACATAGTTTAGGTGGTGCTTTAGCTGAGTTATGCTATGAAGATTTAAAATGGCATAAAGAACATAATAGTGATGTATACAATTTTGAGATAGACGGAGCTACTACTGGAGCACCAAGAGTATGGTCTATACTTTGGGGTTATAAAGAAATAAAAAATAGAATGAAAAATTTTATTAGAATCGAAAATAAAAATGATATAGTAACTCGTTTACCTTTTTCTTTTTTACTATTTAAACATATAGGTAGAAAGTTTCGTTTAGGTAAAAGATTTTGGTATCCTTTACTAGCTAGTGCAATTTATAATCACTCACATTCCTCTTACGTAGGAAGAGCGGGTGACATAGAGAATTATGTAGATACCGAAGATAATAATCCATACTATACAACTTCTGTTTTAAGTGTATATGTATATTTTTATCCAATTCTGTTTTGCATAATCTTTTTACTTTTCACTTTAAAAATTACATAATAAATATTATTATAATAGTAACAAATAAATTTAATAAGGAGAATAATATTCAGTGTTTGTAGAATTAAAAGATGGTATTGAAATAGACAATATAACATGGACAGGGTCTTTCACTCCAATATGCACTATTGGTAAATTGCCTTTTATGGCTGATATAACAATTGAGTTTTCACCAAAGACACAATTGTTAGAGTACATTGCTTTTGAGAAAGCTATGAAAGAAAGACTAAATGGAAAAGATATGATTATAGAAGAGATTCCTTCTATAATACTCAATGATGTAATAAAAGATTTTGATGTATATGAAATCTCAATTACAGTAAAAGCGGAAACTACTGTCCATAATAAGATAGAAGTTTCTTTATTAAGATAAGGGAAAAGGATGACTTTAAATTTTAAGAAAACATTTTTAATTGCATTGTTTATGACATCACTTGTTATAGCAAATGTAATTTCAAGTAAGATTGTACAATTAGGAAGCTTTATTGTACCAGGAGCATTTATACTATATGCTATCACATTTTTAGCGACCGATTTAATAAGTGAGCTTTACGGTAAAGCCTCAGCAAAGATGGTTGTTAATGTTGGATTTTTTGTTTCACTGTATGCGGTAGGGATGATTTATTTAACTAAATTGATGCCAGTACCAATATTTGGTATTGATGTATCAAATGCTTATGACATACTACTTGGTAATAGTTGGAGAATTGTACTTGGTTCAATGATTGCATACTATGTATCACAAACATTAGATGTATGGTTGTTTCATAAGATTCGTACTAAAACAAAAGGTAAGTATAAATGGCTTAGAAATAACTTATCAACTATGACAAGTCAAATGGTTGATACAGTAATTTTTATTACTATTGCTTTTGCAGGTGTTATACCAGGTATCGGTTGGATGATTGTATCACAGTATATAGTTAAGATTATAGTAGCGGCTTTTGATACACCAATTTTTTACTTATTGACACACAATAACAAAATTATTTTAGAACAGTAGATATATTAAAACCGTCTTTCTTTATGTTAGACGGTTTTTTTATGATTTTTTTTAAATTCTTTTTAAAAAGTTTTAAAAAAATATTATTATATAAGTGTAAGGAGATTGGAATGCAAACAGTTTATATAATGAAAGGACTTCCTGCATCAGGTAAGTCAACAAAAGCAAAACAGATGGTAGAAATGTCTAGTGGTAATCTTAAAAGAATTAATAAAGATGATTTAAGAGCTATGATGGATACTAAGTGGAGTAGAGAAAGAGAGAAACTTGTAATTGCTACAAGAGATTCTATTATTAGAACTTGGCTTTTTGAAGGGTTTGATGTAGTTGTTGATGATACAAATCTGGCAAAAAAACATATTACAAGAATTGAATCAATTGTGAACGAATATAATAAAAAGTATAACAAAGAAGCAATAACAAAAATTATTGATTTCTCTTATACTGTAAGTGTTCACGAGTGTTTACGTCGAGATCGTAAAAGAGAAAATCCTGTTGGTGATGATACTATATGGAGAATGTATAGTCAATTTATTGAATGGACAAAACCTGAAGTAAAAAAAGATAATAGTAAAGAAGATGTTTATCTTTGTGACTTAGATGGAACTATTGCTTTACATAATGGTAGAAATCCTTACTTATATGAAGAGTGTATACATGACTTACCTAATATGCCGGTTGTTAATGTTATAAGGGCACTTATTAAATCTGATTTTAAAGTTGTATTTGTTACAGCAAGAGAAGATATTGGTAACTCAAAATCATTAACAATACAGTGGATTGAAGAATATATTGGTTTAAAAGATCCTATAGTTATTACAAGGGAATTAGGTGATAACAGAAATGATGGTATTACTAAAAGAGAAATGTATAACAAATATATTTTTCCTAAGTATAATGTTATTGGTGTATTTGATGATCGTAAAAGAGTTATTGATATGTGGCGTGATATGGACATCATGGTTTTTGATGTTGCAGGTCATACGTTTTAAAGGAGATATACATGTTAGAAAAAACTATGAAACAAATTATAACAAAAAAAATAAATAAATGGACAGATACTATAACTGATGACACAGTTATAAAAGCTATTCAAAAAGATTTAATTATAACTGGAGGTTGTTTTACAAGTTTTATTCAAAATGAAGAACCAAAAGATTATGATTGCTATTTTCGTACTAAAGAGACAGTTTTAAAAGTAGCTGACTACTATGTTAATATATGGAATGAAAATCATAAAGGACAAAAAAATAAGATTGGTGAGACCACTAAAGTATTTGTTTTAGAAGGTGGTAAACCTTCAGCTGATTTTTTAAAGTACTATCAAATTGATAAGTTGGAAGAATCAGCTTCACGTATGATAGCAAACACACCATCTGACAGAGTTAAAATAATTTTTCCTTCTGATGGTATTGTTGGAGACCCTGCAGAAGTTAGGGCAAATGAGGAATTAGGAACTGTTATAGCAAATATTGAAGAAATAGATGAAGTAAAAGCTGATGAAATTCTTGATAAAGAAAGAACATCTTATTTTCCAGTGTTTATGTCTACTAATGCAGTTACTCTAAGTGACGGTATTCAACTTATTGTACGATTTTATGGTGAGCCTGATGAAATACATTCTACTTACGATTTTGAACATACAAAAGCGTATTATGATATTAAAGATAAAGAAATAGTAATACCAAGAATAGTATACGAAATGGTAGTTAATAAAACATTAAGATATACTGGTAGTAAATATCCTGTAGCTTCTTTATTCCGTCTTCGAAAATTTATTAATAGAGGGTGGACAATAAACGCTGGACAAATATTAAAGATTTCAATGCAAGTTTCTGATTTAGATCTTATGGACATTGATGTTTTAGAAGATCAATTAGTAGGTGTTGATAGTGTATACTTTATGAATTTAATAGAACAGTTTCGGAAACAAAAAGAAAGTGACGGTAACTTTGAATTAAGTACCGGTTATGTAATGTCGATTGTTGATAAAATATTTTAAGGAGTTTAAATGCTTGATTATAATACTGTAGATGTTTTAAATGGTCAATTGATGAATAAAGTAATAAGTGAAAGACCTAATATACTTAATACTGAATGTCTTACTTATCCTATTAAAGGACAAGAAATACAAATTAAAGTTACACATGGTCAAATTACATTTTTTAACATGGAAGAATATGATAAGGATATTTTAAAAGTTTCCAAATTATTTTCTGAAGATGCTTTTACTTTATTTCGTTATCTTCCAGTAGATGTTTTATACATTATTGGTTTTTATAAAGATAATAAATATTATATAGTAGACATCGCCGGTGATAGTAAAAGACTTGGTTTTAGATATTATCTACCTACAATGATTAGTAAAGTTTTTAATATAATACATATTAAGAATCATGTTCCTATATCAGATAAACCTAAACTACTTTCTAATATTATTAACTCAGATAAATTTACTAACTGTATTATAAAACCATGTGACTATAACATTATGTTAGATGAAGAAGAAAAATTAACATTTCGAAAGGGGTAGAAAATGCTTAAGCTACAAGAGTTTATTAAAGAACATCCTCTTAATTTTCAAGAGTTTCTTTCAGAGAAACCTTATTGTATTAAGATGCAGGAAGACAAACATTTTATGTTATTTAAATATTCCCAAATCGATAGTGATTTCACTAATCAGCTTGTAAGAGAATGTCGAGGTATTATACTTGATAAAAATGATTGGTCTATTGCTTGTCACCCCTTTCACAAGTTTGGTAATTATGGTGAATCGTATGTTCCTGAAATTGATTGGGATTCAGCTAAAGTACAGGAAAAACTTGATGGTTCTTTAATTAAATGTTGGTATAATAAATATGAAGATAATTTTCAATGGTCCACTAATGGAACTATTTATGCAAGCTCAGCAAATTTACAAGTACCATTAAATGGATTTGACAATTTTGATCAACTCATAAGTTATACATTAATGTCTATAGGGAAGACAACAGTTACATCTATGATGATGAAAGAGTATACTTATTTATTTGAACTATGTACTCCTCATAATAGAGTAGTAGTACCACATAAAGATTTTGAATTATATCATTTATCAACTAAACATAATGAAACAGGAAAAGAAATAATTCAAATATTAATGATGCCTGTCCCTAAAGTTTACTCTTTATTAACATTGGAAGAATGTATTGAAACAGCAAATGAGTTACCTTTTAATGAAGAAGGTTATGTAGTAGTTGATGATAAATTAAATAGAGTTAAAATTAAGTCACCAGCTTATTTAGCTATACACCATTTAAAAGGTGAAGGTATTGTTTCTGAAAAAAGAGCATTAGATTTAATAAGAATGAACGAGCATAAAGAATTTCTTTACTACTATGATGAGTATACAGATTTTTTTGATGATTTAGAAAAAAGATATAATCAATTTATGGAAATTATAGACTATGATTTAGATGAAGCAAAGAGTTTTATACATACAAAAAGAAAAGTATTTGCACATTGGGCAAATACTTATTCTGTATTACCTTCTGCATGTTTTCAGTTTTATGATGGTAAAATTAAAACAGCAAAAGAGGCTATAACTAATATGACTAGTGAAAGGATGCTACCTCATTTAAAGAATGTACTCATTTTAAATATGGAAGGTGAGATTGGTAAAGGGTTATAAGTGTTAGATAAAAGAATAGGAACAAAAATGATACATCCTATGTTTGGTAATATAGAAATAAAAGATGTTCGTCAAATTGAAGGTTATACTTTAGCATATTTTAATAAGACGCTATGTAATATGAATATACTAAAGGAAATATCAAAAGAGGTAGAAAATGCACAAAATAATTCATAGTGAAGAAGAACTTAAATGGTTTTTTGATAATATCATTGTTAATTTAAAACAGAGTGAATCACACTTTTTAAGTCTCTCAGCAAGAAATAAATATTTAAATGAATCTGAACGTAAAGAATTTGGTTTAGGTAGAACAGAAATGTTTTCACTATCCTTAGTAAGATATAATAGTTGGGAAAAATTTTTAAGTACAGTTAAAAAATATGAAACAAATGAAGGATCTTATTTAACTAAAAATGGAAGTAATATTCCTAGTAAAGCAATGGTTTGTTATTTTAATATAAATCCTAGTGATTGTTTAAAAGCCTATAGAGATTTTTCAAAAGTTATGAATGAATATTTTTATGAATTAGCTCAGTGTTCAGTTACAGGACATAGTACAGAAAATATTATGAAGAGAATAAATAAACAACCTACTTTATTAATGAACTGCTATCAAAAAGCTACTGGGACAAGACATTGGTTGGATTTTGATTTTGATGTTGATAAGGATTTTTTACCTTATGTTGAAAAGATTGTTGAACAAGTAGAGGCATTTAGTGGAACAGCTTTTATAATAGATACAAAATCAGGATTTCATTTACTTGTAAGTAAAAATACAGAGTTTTATAGTAAATTTAATCCAAAGACTATTGTTGATGTTGCTATGGAAGATTTATTCGAATTTTATGTAAAGGTCTATCAAGGGGAAGAAATAACTAAAAGACTTGCAGAGTCAGAAATCATCCATAATAAAAATCAGATGTGCCCACTCCCTGGTACTTATCAAGGAAATTACCCAGTAACGGTTTTAAATAAATGATTACTCATATAATTGATAAGGACAGTCAATTGTCGTTGATTGAAAATAGGAGAATAAAAATGAATTGTCCAATATGTGATAGTGGTTTAGAGAAAGGTGAAATGTTAAGATTTGAAACTTTATGTGATCATATTGAAGACCCTAATAATGAAAGAGGATTACCTTTAAGACCTACTTATATATGTAAAAAAAGGACTTGTCCTCTTTCAGGTCAGATGCTTTTTTGGGATGAGTTTGGTGAAGTTTATATTAATAAATATGAAATATATATGGAACTTGAAAAACAGTTTAAGCATATAAGTAGTCAAAATATTTTAGAAGCACAAAACTCACCTGGAAGAAAATGGGCAATGGAAGGAACATACAGTGGTACTAAGTATAAGTTGTTTAGAATAGGAAATTATAAATGGGAAATACATAGACAACATACTTGTAATGAAAAAGGTCAAGTTGTAAAGTATAAATTTTTTATACAAACTTTTAAACATGATAGTCCTGGTTGGATTTATTATTCTGGTTTTTGGCATATACTTATACTCTGTATTAAACAGTTTAATAGAACTTTAAAAAATTGGAAAGAAGATCATAATGATCATGAGAAAAGAGAATTACTTTCAAACTTTAAAGATCTAACCGAAAGAGATAAAGAAGATAATTATAGAATAGTTTTTCATTGGTATGTAAATACATTTTATGAAGAACTAAAAGAGGAACTTTCAAAATGATGACTAATATAATTGAGAAGGACAGTTGGTTGCCACCAATTGAGGATATCAATAACTCCGGTATTTTTCTAACTTCTCAATTTCTTTCTACTAATATAATACACAGACTTGGCAAAGTCTTAAAAGTTAAAACACTTCAGGAGTACAAAATGGAAAAGTATACATACCCTAATTTCCCTAAAGATTTAATAAAATCTCAATTACATTTAGATCGATATATAAATTTTATTGATTCAAGACCAATAAGAATAAAAAAGTCAAAAGATCTTTATACAGAAAACCACCATAAAGTTCCAAGAGCTTTAAGAGGTTCAAATTTAAAAGAAAATATGGTTTTACTTACTGGAAGAGAATACTTCATAGCTCATTTAATTCTATGGAAGGCTTATGGTGGTAAGATGGCTAATGCTTTTTGGATGATGAGTATTAGCCAAAACTATAATAAATTAACCTCAAAACAATATGCTTCTATAAAATATATAGTATCAGAAAAAATGCGAAAAATGAATCTAAAGAGAGATCATTCTCCAATGTTGGGAAGAAAACATTCAAAAGAAACTATTAAAAAATTATCTGAGTCTCACATTGGACAATCTCCAGGAAATAAAGGTCTAAAGTGTTCACAAGAGACTAAAAATAAAATATCAATTGCTCAAACAGGAAAAAAGTATTCAGAAGAAACTAAATTAAAAAAATCTAAATCAATGACTGGTAAAAAATGGACAGAGAAACAAAAGGAAGCACAAAGTAAAAGATTTAAAATTTGGTACGAAAAGAGGAAATTAAATGAACAATAATTGGTGGTTTTGTAGTGATTTACATTTATCACATACATCTATTCTTAGAGGGTTTAGAGGAACAATTTTTAAAACTGTAGAAGATCATAATGAAACTATAGTAAATAATTTATTATCCATTCCCAAAGGAAGTAATTTAGTCATAGCAGGTGACTTATTTTGGAAGTTTAATTCTAAACAAGTTGAAGAATTTTTTACTAAGTTCAAAAAAGCTGGTATATCTATTTTTATAGTCTACGGAAATCATGATAAATTATCTTGGTTTAAATACTCAATAATTCGTTCACATGGTCATAGAAAAATTATGGCAGTGGAAGGTCAAAGCATTACTGTTGATCATTATCCTTTAGTAGTATATAATCAATCACATTACAATGCTTGGAATTTGTATGGTCATATTCATTATGAAGATGCTACTTGGACAAAAGCAAAAAAAGATCCATTAGGATTACGATTCTCTGGAAAGAAATTAAATATAAATATTGAGTTACATGATTTTAAACCTTTAAGTTTCGAAGAGATAAAAACTTATATGGATTCCAGAGAAAATAATTGGGATTTTATAAAAAAATAAGGAAGGAAAAAGATGACGGAAAAGAAAGAAGAAGAGAAAGGTATGGTTGCTTCTATAGTAGAAGTGTTTAGAGATCAAATGAAAGAACTGGAACCTAAAGAGGCAACTGTTGCATTTGTAGTATTATCTATTATAGGAACTTTTGGTCTTATTGGATTTACTTCAGCAATTGCCAGTGGACTAGTAAAATTAGTTCAAGTAATCGGTACAGTAGCTTCTTCTATGTAGAAATTTAAAATATTTTAAAAAATTATTTAAAAAAAGTTAAAAAGATATTATTATATTAATAAGTAAACAGAAGGAGTCTAAAATGGGACTTGAAATGATTGTATTTATTATAGTTTTTGGTAGCATTACTTTAGGTAGTTTAATATCTATAGTATATATTATTATTAATAGTATTAGACAAAAGATAATATTTAAAAAAGGGGTTTTTAAATGAGTGTATACCCTATATATTCTATAGATGAAAAAGAAACTCTAAGCACTATGTTTAACCTTTTTCCTAAAGTAGGAAAAGAATTTACTGTCCCTGAAACTAAAGAAAAATATATCATTAGAGAAAATAATATAAATGAAGTTACTGTTAATATAAGATCTTGGGTTGGTAATGGTGGTGATCATTTAAACTGTTCTATAGATTACTCCCCAGTTTATGTAAGTAGTGCAGATAACAAATATAGTAGAATTTCTGGTTATCTTGGGGGTCTTGATATAAATACTTCTTTACAAATAAATTTAGAAAGATTAGTTACACAAAAAGATTTAGATAATAGATATCAAAATTGGGGTAGTTATCATATAGGGAGTACAACTACTAGATATAATTCTATTGATGATTTAGCTTATGATCTAGAGGTTGTATTAATAAAATATTTTCCTAAAAATATAATAATTAATTATAGAGGTAATGAAACTCATACTGTTAAGTCTGTTTTAAAATTAAGAAATATAATATTAAAAGATTGGGAGCCTTATGATGAAGAAGAATAAAAAACCCATTGAACTAGATCGTTGGGAATCACAATTAATATGGTATGCTAAAGGTTGGTTGGAGGATGATGAAAAAAATCCAATTGATATAACAATGGAAAAAGCTCTTAAAAATCTTTGGGGTAATCGTTGTGGTTTACTTTCAGAACATGTACATATAAGTTATGTAGCTCGCCCTCTTTTAAAATTGTTAATAAAATTAAACTTATTTAGTAATTTAGATCATGCTTTATCAGAAATGATAGAAGGAATGGACCCTCAAAATAAATGGAGTAGAGATCCTAATTATACAGATAGTGATAGTTACTATCTTCGTATATGTTGGGTTTGTTTATATACTTTTTTAAGTAATATACAAGTATATAATAGTACTGATCAAACAGATCCAAGATTCATTATGTTACCTTTTGAACCACACCTTTTTATGAAAGCTGAATATGATAAAGAAGAAAATTAAAATAAAAAAATTTAAAAAAACTTAAATTTTTATTATTATATTAATGTAAGTTGAACGGGAGGAAATAAAATGACTTGGAAGTTCATAGCAATAGTCGCCTTTATTATTATAGCTTGGAAAGTAGTAAGATGGGGTATTCGAGAATGGAGAAAGGAGGATCAAAAAGAATTAGATGAGAAGCTAAAAGATTTTGATACAGAAAGTGAAATGGTAATAAAGTCATCGTATGTTGACTTAGACGAGGTTAAAGAAAACAAAGAACGCCTAGAAAAAATAAAAAATAGCTAATAGGAGAAATGAATGAAGATTCGTAAAATGGGAATCATTATATTTGTTGGGCTGATACTTATTGTATTGGCGATGATGATGGGAAACATTGTAGAAACTGTTGATGGTGGTGAAATACATGTTAAGCAGGGTGCTGTTTCTGGAGACTTTACAGTAATTGTAGATGAAGGTTTATATATGCAGATGTTTGGTAAGATAACTACTTATCAAAGAATGTATAGAACATATTTATCTGATGACGATCTTGACGGTGGTAAAGGTGCTGAAACCAGTAGTATTAATGTAAGATTTGGTGATGGTGGAACAGCAGATATATCTTCAGTAACAGAATGGAGACTTCCTTTAACAACTGAGGCTATGGTTAAAATTAAAAGAAATTATACTTCTTCAGCAATGATAGCTGATCAAGCTAGACAGTGGGTTATTGAAGTTGAAAAGCAAGTTGCTTCAACGTTTAAAGCTGATGAAACTTATAGCACAAGACGTGGAGAATTTTCACAGTTAATAACTGAACAGATTATTAATGGTTTATATAAAACTGAAGCTGTACAAATTGAAATGCCAACCAATGAAGTTGATGATGATGGTAATCCTATTATGGGAACGTCTACTATTGTAAGAGTAAAACTTGATGATGATGGAGAACCAATTATTGTAAAAATTGGAACATTCCGTGAGTATGGTTTAACACTTGTAGATCATAAGTTAAAAGACATTGATTATGATGATACTATTGATAAGTTAATATCTCAGAAAAAAGAAGCTGAACAGCAAAGAGTTGTAGCTATTACAAATGCTGAAAAAGCAAAACAGGATGCTATAACAGCTGAAGAAACTGGAAAGGCAAGAGTTGCACAAGCACGTGCTGATGAAGAAGTTGCAAAGATTACTGCTGTAACAAGAGCTGAAAAAGATAAAGCTGTAGCTGAACTTAAAGGTAATCAGGAACTTGAAGTTGCAAGACTTGATAAGTTAGCAGCAGGGGAAGCTGCTTCTGCTAGGCTTATTACTGAGAAAGCTGAAGCAGACGCAAATAAGTTAAAAGTATCTGCTGGTCTTACACCACAGCAAGCAGCTGAATGGGACTATAAGATTGCAGATGTTGTATCAAAGAACCTTGCAAGTGTTGATCTTCCTGACATGATGATATTTGGTGGAGGAGAAGGGTCTCCTATGAATCCTTGGGATGCAGTTGGACTTGAGTCTTTTATGAATATTGCAGATCAAATTACAAATAAATAAGTATATATAGAACATAAAGGCAGGAGGATTGTCTTCCTGCCTCTTTTTTAATACTGTTTTTATTAAGGACAGTAGTAATGAAGAAGTTACTAATTTTATAACAGACATTATTTTTTAAAGGAGTTTTTTATCAATGGGTAGAGAAGAAAAAAAAGCTTTTAGAAATGAGTACGACAAAAATCTTATAGCAAAATATAATAGACTACAAGAAGTTAGAAGTCTAATTTATGCTTTAGGGTGGGAAACATTAGATGTTCCTATACGTTATGGGTATGAAAGTTATTTTGTTTTAAGAGCTGATTTTCAAAAAAGTAAAAAAGCTAAATTTTATCAATCTTTACTTGATACAGTTAATAAAACAATTACATGTCGTAATAGTTCTTTTACTTATGTTCCTTGTACTAATAAACATGTTAATCTACCTATGGAACATGAATTAGGTTACTGTAGTATAAAAACTTTTGAGACATTAAATGAAGACCAACAAAAATACTATTATACTTATTACAGAAGAACATGGAAAGGACTTCTTTACATTGCTGGGTATAGACTTATTGATACTTATATGTTTGTTCCTAAAGTCTTCCCACATTATATATATAAGGTAAAAATTACAGACGAAACATTAGAAAAGGAAAGAGATGAAATAGATCATTACATTGAAAGTAATAATCTTTGGCCACGTATTTGGAGATATTTTGGTACAAAAGCAGGTTATAAACACGATCCTTGGTATCGAGAATCAAAAGCACAAAGAATAAAAGGTGTTATAGAGGAATACGAAAAAGAAAAACAAGAAGAAAATGAATATTGGGAAATTTATTTTTCTATGTTTGACGATGATTACGATTGTAATTGGGAGATATAATATGTTTGTATGTTCAAATTGTTCAAATTCAGAAAATCTTTTTTTAGTTATTGATGAAGAAAAAAGAATTGAGACTACAATTGTAGAAGAAATATTACTTTGTCCTAAGTGTCTTGAAGAAATGAATAATAATGTACAGGATATGTATGAAAATAATCAGGATATGTATGAAAATAATCAGGAGATGTTATAAATGAAAATTACACAAGAGATGACAGAACATTTTAATACTAGAACTAACTTACATATTAATTTAGTTAAGAAATGGTATGAAAAAATATATCAATATTACAAGAATACATTGTATAAAGATGGTACTTTAAAACGTATTCATATAAATAATCATGATTTCTGTAAATTTGAGTTACCTGAATATACACCTTATGTTTATCTTACATGGAAATATTATTGCAAAGATAATAATATAGAGTTAAACTTATCTGAAGAAATAGAAAATTCTATACATAAAGCAACATTACACCATATACAAAATAATGCACATCATCCTGAATATTGGGATTTAGAATTTGATAATAATAAATTAAGTAAAAAGGATAGAGACGAAATACCTGAAGTAATGGTTAATGCAACAGAGATGTCATTAAGTCATTTAGCAGAAATGCTAGCTGACTGGCTTGCAATGTCTGAGGAAAAAGAAACAGATGTTATTGAATGGGCTGATAAAAATGTTAATAAAAGATGGAAGTTTACTCAGGGACAAGTGGACTTTATATATAAAACTCTAAACAAAGTAAGTAAGGGACCAACACTATGGTCAAGATAATATTTTTAGACATTGATGGTGTTCTTAATTCAGAAGAGTTTCATAAATCTGAAATAGGAGATCATATAAGAATGGTTGCTCATGCAAACTATATTAATAAAGAGTCACAAGGGAATGTATTATCCGATAAAGACATTTATATTGACCATATTGACCCAAGAGCGGTAAAACATTTACAGGAGATTATAGATAAAACAGATGCTAAAATAGTTTTATCTTCTACTTGGAGAAAAGGTCGAACATATACAGCATTACTTGAAATATTAAAAGAGTTAAATTTTACAGGTAAAATAATAGATGTAACAGGTACAGGGTGTAATGAATGTTACAGAGGAAATGAAATATATACTTGGATTAAAAATAATGAAAAACTTCTTGGTTATAATTATTCAGATTATAAAAACTATGTAATTATTGATGGTGATGGTGATATGCTATGGTGGCAAAGAAATAATTTTATAAAAACAAGTTGGAAAACTGGTTTGGAAAGGAAACATATAGTTCAGTCAATTAAGATTCTTAATCAAGGAGACTAAAATGGGAGACATTTATAATCCATACTATGCTGATGATGAAACAGGTTATTTTTCTTCAGTAACAGATTATATAAGAATACCTATACATAAACCTAGAAAAATAAAGGTGGGTTCACGTATTCTACTACATAAGAAACGGTCTAAGAAGAAATATTATTGTAATTGTAACTCAACAATATTATGAGATGCCCGTGGTTAAATGGAAAGGAAAAAATAAAGATGACAAAAGAACAAATTGATTTAATAGTAGCAAATGCTGAGTATAACAGAATACAGTATCCTCATTGGAGACAAGGCCAAGCTATTTTTAATTCAGCATTTAACCTTTTTCCTTATGAAGCAAATCAATTACGTGCAACTCCTCATGATTGTTTTTATGATAATGATTTAATAGATGAGTTTTTAAGTAACTTAGGGAGATAAAATAATGAATAAGGAAAATTTTGTTAAAATAATAAATGCTATAAAAGAACAAAGAGAAATTGATCGTAAAGCTACTGAAGCTTTAGACTCCATATTTATAGATGTGATTGGAGGTTTCTACGATAATGAAACTTTATTTTCAGTTATTGAAAATTATTTAGTAGAGCATTTTAAAGATGAGAGTGGTTGGATAGAATATTTTATTTATGATCTTGATTTCGGGAAAGATTGGAAAGAGGATAGTTGTTCTGAAGAGGATGGAACAATAATTGATATATCAACAATAGAAAAACTGTATGATTTTTTGGTATTAAACAATGGAAGATAAAATAATTGAATTACAAACAGAAAGGTTAATAGGAGAAAACTTATCTTCTATAGCTGTTGAATATTTACATGAGATTGATAAACCAAGTAAACCAATGCTTGCATATGGTGTTATAGAAGAAACTACAGAAACATTAATTGTAGTAGTTAAAAAACCAGCTATTCCAATTGTTATGCAATTTATAAATACATTAAACCAACAAGGAATTCCAACATGATGACAGAAATAACTTGGGAAGAATTTAGGAAATCAGGATTACTTTTATTAGTAAATCAATTCTTACATATTTTTGGATTAGCGATTGTAGTTTATATGGAGTATGACAAAGTTATTCGTACATACCCCGCTAGAGTGAAATTCAGAGGATTTGCTGGGAAATCTTTAGATAAGGCTTATATAAATATTTCTAAATATATGAAAGAACATGGTAAAGAACTGTATGATGAGGTGATAGAAAATGAGTGATAGAAAATTAGCAAGCATTGAAAAAATAATATCTTTAGAACCAATTAAAGGTAAAGATAGGATTGAATTGGCAACAATATTAGGTTGGCACTGTATAGTAGGTAAAGAGGAATTTAAAGTAGGAGATTATGTTGTTTATTGTCAATATGACACCTTACTTCCAATCAAACCTGAGTTTGAGTTTCTTAGAAATAGGTGTTATAGTAAGAAATTTGATGGAATGAGAATTCGGAATATGAAAATGGCTGGAGTTTATTCGGAAGGAATTGTATTTAAAGTTAAAGATATTAAAGATTTAGATGCTTTAAGCGAAAAACAGTTATATGAAGGAAAAGATGTATCTGAAATCATAGGTGTACAAAAATATGACATCGAATCTCTAGAGGAAGTGGAAAAAGCTAAGGTAAGTAGGAATCCTATAATTAAGTATCTAATGAGATATAAATGGTTTAGAAAATGGATAGGTAATAGAAAACCAAAATATGGATATCCTGAAGGTGTTCATAAAGCTAATGAAACAAATATTCAAGTAATATTTAATCGTTTAAAGGATAAAGATTTACTTTATTATAAATCCGAAAAACTTGAAGGTCAAGCTTGTACTTATCTTGTAACGAATAAAGGTAGATTTATGGTGTTTTCCCATAATGTAGGACTACCCAAATCAAATAATAATTGGTGGAGAATAGCTGAAAAGTTCAATATTGAAAGAAAAATTAAAAACTTTATGAAACTATATGATGTAAATGAAATGTATATAGGTGGTGAGATTATAGGACCAGGAATTCAAAGAAATATTTATGGTTTAAATGACTTAGATATGTATATTTATAATATTATATCTTTAGATAATAATAGAGTAGAAAATAAAATATTTGGTTTAAATGATATGAGATTATTCTGTAATGTTACAGGATTAAAAATGGTTCCTGTACTTGAAGAAAATGTTAAATTACTTGAATCATCAGACGCTATACTAGAGGATTGTGAAGGTGAATCTATTTTTAATTCTTCTGTTAAAGGTTTAAGAGAAGGAATTATCTGGCGATCAAATTGTGGTAAATATGGTTTTAAAGCAAAATCTAAAAAATATCAAGATTTGTGGAATAAAAAGGAGAAAACAGAATGAGTAATGTTTATTGTACAGTATGTGGAAGTGACTTTGTAAGATATAGATCAGATGGAAAAGTAGTATGTATGGATTGTCACTTTCACGGAAAACCGTCAAGATTTAAATGGATTGCTGAATTATTCTTTATGTTAAAGATTGGTAAGAAGAATGAAAATTAAAATATTGGAATCTCAATCTTTTTATAATACTACGAATGCTTCCTCTGTATTGGAAACCGATATAAATAAATGGTTATAGTATCATAGTGAAATTACTGTCTTTAAGATTGAGTCGACAACAATAAATAGTCATATTATAACAAGAGTTTGGTATGAGGAGTAAATTATGAATGTTAAAATTAAAGTTAGAATTGAAACAGATAAAATTAATGTTGAGTTAACTGAAGAGGAAGCACGATCATTATATAATCAATTGAAAGAATTCTTTGAACAGGAGAAAACAGTTTATGTTCCCTATCAAATTCCTCTTTTCCCACTTGAACATATAATTAATCCTCCTTTATATATAAATGATTCTCCACCATATAAAACAGGACATATTCCTAATGTAGTAATTACCTGTTCTTCAAGTAAAGAGGGTGAATAAACAAAATGAAAGAACTACTATTTTCAATTACCAAAAAAGACTTTACTGTAACCTGGTTCTCAGGGACTGGGGCAGGAGGTCAACATAGAAATAAGCACCAAAACTGTTGCAGAATTAAACATAATGAATCAGGTGTTATCGGAACAGGGCAGTCTAATCGAACAAGAATAGCAAATCAAAAAGAAGCTTTCAACAGTTTAACAAAGAATTTTAAATTTAAGTTATGGCTTAATAAGAAAATATTTGAAATAGACTTAGATGTACAAGCAATTCAGGACAGAGTTGACAAGCAAATGCAACCAGAAAACATAAAAATCGAATATTTTTAAAAAAATTTAAAAAAAACCTTGTGTTTCTATTCTTTCGGTACTATAATATAAGTATAAACAATTAGAAAGGAGAAACAGAATGGAAAAATACATGTTAATGGAACACAATAATTTAACAGAACTTATACAAGTATACAAAGGTGATATTACTAAAAAAGAAGATTTAATTGTTGGTGTTTATAGTTATAGTGTTTTATATGGACATACTGACTTTAATGAGATGGATGTTGATCAGGACCTAATAAAAGAACACAATATTAAGTTTAAACCAATTACTACTATCTTAGCAAATTTAATATTAGAAAAAATGAAAAAATTAACTATTTCTAATACTGCTGTAATTGATGTAACTGATCTTAATAATCCAGTAGTAAAGGAACTTTAAAATGACAAAAATTGAAGAACTTCGTAAACAGTTATTAATACTTACTAATCCTGCTGAACGTAAAATAGTTATAATGGCAATACAAAAAGAGCATAATCGTTCAGTTGTTGAACGTGGTAACAAACAAGCTTTTATTGAAAATGAAGTTCGTAAAACACGTAAAAAAGAATTAGTACAGTTTAATCAAAAAGTAATAAAAAGTATAGTTGAATTTATAGACGAAGAATACTATAAAAGACAAGCATTAATTTTAAAGGAGATAATATGAAACAGAAAATTACATGGAAAATGTTAAAAGAACAGAAAGAATTTGCTAAGCAATACCCTAAATGGAAGCATTTCTATTTAGACACACGTAAAAGGTTTTTGAATCAACTTACAGTTGTTCGTGCTTATAAAAAAACAAAATGGTTTTTATCAGAGTTGATTGGTATATGTTCAGCTGGTGGTGATGGTGATTGTGATGGACATTCTGAACGATATGTACTTAGATTTTTATTTGTAGAGTGTTATCTTGGAAGTACTTTTTCAAGATCCTTTACAGCACCTTCTAATGTATCATATAACTGTTCACATGGACTGGAATGGAAATTAAAAGATCTTCTCCAAAGTTGGAGATGGGGATTTAACTCAATGTGGAAGGTAATATAAATGAACTATTTATCATCTTTGTACTTACTGTTACTAGTAATAGTTATGTTTACCATCGGTTGTATAAAAGACGGTGGTATTAAACATTTTACAAGAAACTTTTTTGGAGATAATGATGAAAAAGAAAATAGTTCTTGGTAGTATGGTTTTACAATCTTTTGTTGTACACTTGAAAAACAATAAAGATTTAAAAGTCTCCAGAAGTAAAACTTGGAAAAGTTATGTAGATGGAAAGTCTGTTAGTGAAGATATGGATGCACATAAATATATGATGGATCTTTGGGATGAATTTATAAAAGGAAGGAGTTAGAAAATGAATGATTTTGAACTATTGAAAAAGAGGATTAAAGATTTTGAAAATACTCAAAGGTATTATTCAGATACAGGGGCATTTGATACAGAGCCTTGTTATTTATTTCATATCAAGTTACATGACATTTTTACTAATGAAGTTTATACAGATTCGACAGTAGAAGAATGGGATTTATATAAACCCAATTATAAACATGAAAAGATAAAAGTTTCTTTTGCTGTTAATAAAATGAATGCCATTATAAGAGATATATTTCTAATAATGGGTCGTATTAACGATAGAGAAAAACTTCGTTTATACCTTAAAGATTTTGCTTGGAGAGTTTCATGGGAAACAGAAGAACTTGATAAAGAAGAGCAAGCTATAGAAGTTCTTGAAAATAGAGTTGAGGAGTTAACTTGTTACATGAGAACATTAGACTCTTATGCAAATATAACTAAACAATGTCCTAACTGTAAAAAGTATATGATGCTTGAAGGTTATGTTTGTTTCGGTTGTGGTTATGATGATTCAGATAATGAAGGAGAATAAAATGAAAGTATTTGGTTATAGTGTAATAATTACAAAAACACCTCCAAATGGAGATGGTAGTACAATGTTAATAAATAAAAAGTTTGCAAAAGAATATTGCAGACGGTTTAAAAAAGAACAGTATACACAAAACCGTTTACCTTACATTAAACAACTCATAACAGCTCATAGGTCAGCTTTTGGTAGACCAAGTGGTTTACAGTCAACAAAGAGGTTTTTAGACGAATATTTCAATTATGACCATATAATGACCTCAGTATAAAATTATTTAAAAAAGTTTAAAAAATTATTATTATATTAATGAGGAAAAAAATGAAAAACGAAACTAAAATTGGAATAGTATTTATATTAACAATAATATTCTTTTTTATTGTACCGTCTTTAATGAATTCAGAAATAATCGACTCACCTTATCTTAATTGGTTTATTGATAGATGTGCTGTTCATGATGTTGATTTAGAGGTAGTACTTGCAGTTGCCATTGTTGAATCTAATATAGAAATGGTAATTTCACATCCTAATAGTAATAACAGTTTTGATATTGGAATAATGCAGTTAAACAGTAAATATTTAAATTATCATACTGAACAATTTTGGTATAAAAATAGAATTTTTGATGTTAATGATCCTGAAGATAATATTGAGATGGGAATACTTATACTGAAGAATCTTTATATTCAAACAGGTAGTTGGGATTTAGCAGTACAAGCATATAATATTGGTTGCTCAAAACTTAAACAAGATCCTGATTCGGGAAAATCTTATTTAGTTAAAGTTATAAATGTATTAAATACACTTGAATTAAGGAAAATGTAGATGAAAGATACAGAAGAGATAATAGATGATATGAGTATTTTAGAAGAATTCAATAATATTCCTTTAAATTTAGAAATACTCGCTGAAGAATGTGCTGAGATTATTAAAATAAAATCGAAGATTATAAGGTTCGGTTTAGAGGAAACTCATCCTAATGATGATACAGTAACAAATAAAGATAAATTAGAAAAAGAAATTGGTCATTTTCTTTTAATAATGGAAATACTTATTAGTAATGGGGTAGTAACAAAAAAAGGAATTGATGCTGGAATGGATCATAAATTAGATAAACTACCTAAATGGTATACATACAAAGGAGAATAAGATGAAGAAAATGTTAATCATATTAGTTATATTTTTATTATTGGGTTCTTGTACTACTGTTCAGTGGGACAATATGTCACAAAACGATAAGAGAGCAACTATCATCTATACTGCTGTAGGTGTTCTTTATGCTGGTGGAATGACTTATTGGGTAATGAATCCTATGGAAACACAGGTAGATTGGCCACAATAAAAATAAATAAATCACATGTAAGGAGAAATAAAAAATGGGTATGCAGGAAACAGGAATTACTAACACAGAGGAAGAGAAAATTTTAGATTTTGATACATTTGTTGCTGAAGTAATTATGAAAGATGACGAAAAGAAAAAGTACTTTCAGTGGTATCTCGATAAGTGGAATGGTTTAGTAAAGAAGAATTAAATGGTGGAGTAATGAAGAGAAGAAAGAGAACGTAAAGTGATGAATGAAGAAATGTATGGAGGATGGTAAAGTGTACTACTATACAAATATACATTTTTATATTGACCCTAAAAGAATACCTAAAAATGTAGTAGTAATTATTTCTGATGCTCGGTCTAATGGGTTAGCTTTATATGCTGATAATAAAAAATGTTTTGATAAGTTAAGTAAATGTCCTGTACAGTTACCTTTACCAAAACAGGAATGTGAACAGTATTTTTTATATGAAAAACTTAAATGATTATCGTCTAAGGATGGTTATAAAAAATCAAACAGTTATGAATTTGATTATTGGGTAGAAGAATACCCAAAGGAGATGTATATAGATGAATGTTGAAACAGGTGAGATAAAAAGGTATACTAATGAAGAACTAAAAGAATCTTTGAAGTCTGAACCTTTAGTTTCAGTTGAGGAAAAGGATATGACTAAGAAGTAAAAGATAACTGGGGTAGTCAGTAAATTTGATAATAAGTCAAAGCTTGGTAAAAAATTTACAACTGCAAGAGCAGAAAGAAAGTGGAAAGCAAAACAAATAAGGAATCAAAATAAAAAAAATTAAAACTCTTCTTAAAAAAATTTAAAAAAGTGTCATTATATAAATGTAAGTAAATAATAAGTAGGAGGAAAAATGAGAAATAGAAGACAGATACGACACTTAGATGATAAGAAGAATGCTCAGTCAGCTCATTTCAAAAAAAGAGTTAGAGAAAGATATAATATATTTTTTAATAATGAAGATAAAAGAATAGCTCTAGAGGACATAAGATCGAGTAGACAGAATGCTAGTTTTATATCAGCAGAAAGTAGAACTAGAGAAACTTGGGTGATTGTACTTAAAGGAGTAAAACTTCCAGTAGTGTACGATCGTAAAAGACATAATCTAGTTACTTGCTTAGATTGGGAATGGGTAACACCAGAAGAAATTGAAAAAAGGAGATAATCAGTAATTTAAAATATTTATTTTTTATTCTTAAACCCTCTATTAAACAGTAGTAGAGGGTTTTTTTTAATTTTTATTAAAAAACAGTTACTAATATAATATGAATGAAATTGAAAACACTAAATATATACTTAAAGATATGTTGTATGGAAATACAAATACTCAAAAAAAAGATGATATAAGTTTAACAGGACAAGAACTACAAGAAGCGTTAAAATTAATTCTTAATAATGAAAAACTTAATGATTCAGAAAAAAAATATTTTATAGAAAATACTTGGAGAATACATTATAATGTTCGTCCACCAACAGTAGACGAATTTTTAACACCTAAATGGATAGGTGCTATAGCAGATGGTTTATATCCACAAGTAAGAGAAACATTTAAAGCATTCTTTCATCCATACTCTGGTAAAAGGGTTCTTGCTTTATCAACAGCCATAGGTTGGGGCAAGAGCAGTTTGGCGACTTTAATAGTTGTCTACATAATAGTACATTTACAGTACATGAAGAATCCTAAAGAATTTTTTAATTTAAATGAAATGGGTTCTATAGTAATTGCATTATTATCTTTTACAATGAAAAAAGTTAATCAAATTTTATTAACACCGTTTACTAATGTACTAAGATCATCTCCTATGTTTGAAAGAGTGAGACATGAAGATAGACTACTTCTAAAACAGGAAGAAATTGGTAAATATAAAATTGCATATACTTCAGCAGGGAGAATGGGAGCTTTTCAATTCTCTAAAGATATACATATTGCAGTTATGTCTGATAGATCAGCTCTACTTGGTATGAATATAATTGCAGGAGTTGCTAGTGAGATTTCTTTTTGGATTGAAAAAGGAGTAAGTGTAGAAGAAATATGGGGAACATTCAGTGATTTAAGAGAACGTATAAACTCAAGATTTCATCATAGATATTTAACAGCAACAATACTTGATTCATCTCCTTTAGATTTATCTTTATCACCTATAGATAAATGGTTGTATACTCCTGGTGAAGCTGATGCTGATCCTGAAGTAATGTTTGTTAATGAAAAGCATTGGGAAGTATTCCCAGAAAAATACCCTATATGGAGTAAAACAAAAGAAACATTTCCAGTATACAGAGGATCGGCAGCAAAGCCTCCTAAAGTAATTAGTAAAAAAGAAATAAACAATTATGGAAAAGAGGAAGTATTTGCTGTTCCTATAGATCTTGAATTAGCTTTTCAAAATAATACTAAAAAAATGGTTGCTGATTATGCCGCTTGGCCTGCAGGTGGAATAGCAAAATTAATTGATAACTTTGATTATATAGATGGTATATTTGATGATAGACTACAAAATATTTATACTTATATAACTGCTTCTTCGATAAAGGATCCTGAAAGACTTATATGGGATCAAATAAAAGATTTATTCTTTATTAAAGCAGGTGAAACTTATAATTTTTATAGAGCACCTAAAGCTAGGAGAGCAATACATATTGACCTTGCAGAGAGTGGAGATATGGCATCACTTTCCATGACGCATTTAGAAACAGGAGTACCTTCCGGTAAATTATTTTTAGTTAATGACTTTACTTTAGCGATATCACCAGAAAAGTCAAAAATTAATTTAGATGCAGTAGCTTCATTTATAACAGATTTAAAAGTTCTTGGTAGAATAACACTTTATAAAGTAACTGCTGATCAATATCAGAGTTCAGCAATGTTACAAAGGTTAGATAGACTAGGTATTAATGTTGGTAAATTGTCTGTTGACAGAGAGACTTCACCATATAGAACAGTATCATCTTGGATGTTCAGTGAGAAAGTTAAAGTTGGTAGAAATATATTTTTAAAGAATAATTTTAAAAGTTTAGTTGAAACACGTACTGATTCAGGAAAGACTAAAATAGATCATAGTAAAGGTAAAATTGTTTATGAAGATGGTGCAGACTGGGTAAAATCTTTTATGGGAGTTAATGCAAAGGATATATCAGATTCTTTTACAGGGTCTGCTTATACACTTATAACTGAACTAAATAAAAAGATTCCTTTTTATACATGGGATGAACTGTATGATCCTAACGATTTTAAAGATGTTAGCTATCAAACAAAGAAACATATAAAGAAGAAATTTATTGGAGCAACACTAAACAAAGATGAATCATCAAATTTACAAGATATAATGTTTTAATTAAAAAAGATGATTTTTTTATTATTATAATAGTATAGGAGAACAACAATGAGTAAGGAAACAGAAAAATTAGTTGAAGTAAATGGTAAAAAAGTAAACAACGAAGAACTTAAAAAGAAAAAAGAAGAAGTTAAAGAAATGCCACAAGCAGACTTAGTAGAGACTCAACCAAATGTGTATAAAACTAGACTTCGAGATTAGGAGAACTGTTTGAAACTAACTAATAAAGGTCGTGAGACTATAGAGAAAATGCACTTGATAAGTGGTTTAAAAAAAGCTGACATACGTACTTTCTTTGAGTCAATGTTTACTTTGTCAGTATTAGATTATTTAGAAAAAGAAAATACTCATTTACCGTTTATAGGATCTTTAAGTATTGAGTATATAAAAGAAAAATATGATAACAATTTAAAATCTGCTCAATTAAAAGTAATAGTAGAACCTGATGATGACCTTGAAAGAAACATAGGTCAAATAGTAGATGGAGATACAACGGATATTGAACAGATATTCGAAAAGAGAATTCAAGCATCATTAGATTTATACTTAGAATAAAGGCTTAATAAAATGGATAAATATATACCTTGTAGTAAATGTGATAATGGTTGGATAATAATATTAAATGAATATGGAGTAGATGAAGCTAAAAAATGTTCTTGTTTAGAGAAATATCAAAAAGATAATACTCTTGAGATTAGTTTAAAAAAAAGTAATATACCTATGGAAGCTTTAGACTATACTATAAGAAGTTATATAGGAAAGCAATCTTTATCTTCTGTAAAGAAATTACAAAAATATATCAAAAAATATAAACAAACTTTTTATAATAAACATATATATTTATATGGTAGTAAAGGAACTCAAAAAACTACTTTGTCATGGTGGGTTGGTAGAGAGCTACTTAAAAAAGGTGTGACAGTTAAATATATTTTAATGAATGATTTAATTAAGGAATTACAGGATGATAATTTTAAAGATGAATCATCTATTGATCAATACTATAACGTTGACTGTTTAATTATTGACAGATCTTTTTCTAAAGAACAAATAACACTATATAAAAGTGGTTATCAATTACCGTTTTTAGATAACTTTTTAAGAAAAAGAATTGATCAATTACAAAAGTCAATAATATTTATAAGTAATATAAACATTTATGAAATAGCTGAAAATGGTTTTACTAAAGATATTGAAGATTTAATAGTTAGAAAGATAAAAGTTTTTAATTCTGATTTTCTGTTTGAAGATCATTACTCAATCAAAGATGACTTTGATACTATAGATTTATGGAGCTAGAATGTCGATTGAAAATAATTTTATTATTCAGGAACAGAATCTTATAAGATTAATTATATCACAACCTTCTTTTTTAGGGATACTAAATACAGATTATTTAATAACTGATTCAGCAAAAAATATAGTTAAAGGTATGAAGGACTGTATACACGAAAGTCAAACTATTAGTGTTCGTAATGTGACAGCTAGATCTAACAATTATATGGACATTAGTGAAGGTCAAATACAAACATTATTTGATATCACTTTACCAGAAGACTCTTTTGACATACTATATAATACAGTTAAAAAAGAATGGGCAAAGGAAAATTTAAGAATAGAAGTTTTTGGTAAACTACTAAATGAAGTTTCTTCAAAAGGTCCATTTGATCTTGAAACATTTGAAAATATTAGAAATGAAATAAATAATAACATTCAAATAATACAAGGAGTGGACGACCGTGTATATAATTTATCACAGATGTTGGATACTTATGAGGAAGAGCTACATAGACGTAATTCTGGTTCTTCTTTTTATGATACAGGATGTAGTCATTTAAATAAACATTTAGTAGAAGGGTTTGCTCCTCAAAAAATAACTATTATATTTGGTGCTTCAGGTGTTGGTAAAAGTACATATGCTTTATACTTAATAAATAAACATATTAACAAACAAATACCTTGTATTTATTTTTCTCCTGAAATGCCATTGATCTCAACAATGGATAGACTAATAGCACAAAGAAATAAAATACCTATATCAGAATTTTATCCTCATTTACGAGAAGATAATAACAATGTTATTGAAGATTATGTTTTTCAAGTATTACAGAAGGAAAAAGAAAAATTAAGTAGTAATGAATTGTTTCAATTTGTTGAGCAAGAATCTATTACTCTTGCTTATATAGAAAAAGTTATTAAAGAGTTTCTTCAAAAACAGGGTTTAAATTATGCTGTTATATTTGTTGACTTACTAACAATGATTAAAGAATTTAATATAGGTAATAAAAGTAAAGCAGACAAGTATGAAGATGCTATGAATATACTACATGAAATTGCAAGAAGACTTAATATACATATAGTAGGAGTCGTTCAAGCAAAGAGACCTCAAAATAAAGTACACATAACATCTATAGAAGATTTAGATAGATTAAGACCTGGTCCTGAAGAAATTAAAAATGCTGGAGCTATTGAAGAAAGAGCACGTATTATAATAGGTACATTTAGAAAGAAGTTCTTTGCTGATAAATATTTACGTGATGATCCTGAAGTTGAACTTATGGATGACATTATGGATATAAGTATACTTAAACAAAACATGGGAAAGCTCCCTATGCTACATTATTTATATAGAGGAGACATAGCTCATCTTATAAAGTACGAGTCTGTACCGGACGAAGAAGGACAGGACACACTAGAATAAACTAAATTTAAAAAAATTTAAAAAAACTCTTTACAAATATTATTATATTAATGTATAATTAATGTAAGAACTAATAAATAAGGAGCGAAAATGATACTAACACAAACCAAAAAAAAGATAACATCTAACTTACCTGGAGAAAAGAGTTTTCAAATATCCACTACTGCAAAAGCTTTTGAAATACTTTCCAGTGGACTATACAATAATAAGGAAGCGGCTGTTATACGAGAGTTAGCTTGTAATGCTTATGATGCACATCTTGATGCAAGTAACCCAGAACCTTTTGAAGTATTTTTCCCAACAGAATTAGATCCTACTCTTGTCGTAAAAGATTATGGAACTGGCATGTCTGAAAAGAATATATATGAACTGTACACTACATATTTCGGAAGTGATAAAACAGAAAGTAACATATTCACAGGAGCTTTAGGCCTTGGGTCAAAAAGTCCTTTTGCTATTGCTGATCAATTTACAGTTAAAAATAGATACAAAGGTACCAAAAGTACATTTATCTGTTTTATATCAGAAGATGGTGTTCCAACAATAAGTAAACTAAACGAAGAAAAAACAGATGAAAAAAATGGAATGTCAATTGTTGTTCCTGTACCAGAAAAAAGAGTTATTAACCTCCTTAAACAAGAAGCTCCAAAATTACTTTCAGTTTTTAAACGTCCTCCTATATGTCATAACATAAGTGAGATTAAATCTGTATTTAATAAAACTGTTATAAAAGGAAAAGGTTGGACACTTATAAGTAGTAATAGTTATAACAAAACTAGTTTTCTTCAAGCGAATGTTCGTTATCAAATAGAAAACGATAAAATATTAGAACTTGTTAAAGAAGTATACACTGAAGATTCTCCTGAATTTTATAAAGTATACTTAATGAAAGATGCTTTGTATAATGCAGATACTGAATTCTTAATTGAAACATCCAATGGTGATTTAAACTTTACAGCATCTAGAGAAGAACTTGCTCTTAATGCTAAAACTAAAAAAGTTATAGTAGATAGACTTCTTGCTTCTATTAATGATTATATAGAAGTAACACAAAAAGAGATTGATTCAAAAACGACAATACAAGAAGTACTTGACATTGCACAAGATAAACAATTCTTTATACTGAAATTACATATTAATAAAATAAAACAAAATTATTATTATAATTATGTAAGTGGTTCATATAATCCTGATTGTGAAAAAATGAGTAAATTTTTACAAGTTCTATTTACATTCAAAAATAAAAATATAGTTAACTACATTATGTTTGATATCCCTTCTGAGGAATGTAGTAAAATATATAAATATGAAATTGCTAAAATACATGTAAAAAAAATTAAGTATACTTATGGAGTAAAAAAGTATATTAACAATTATATGAAATTCTTTTTTGTTCGACCTGATGATAACTTCAATAAAAACAATTCAATACTTCGAGCACATGTACTTAAACACGATTGGAAAGCTTATGTAATAATAGACAGGACAATGAAACAATATTTTCCTGATACTGTTATATTTGAAGATATAAGTAAACTTGAAGATATAAGGGAAAAGAGAATAAGGGGATCAGCTAAATATTTTACAAGGGAAATGTCCTTAGTTGCTAATACCCATATTGACATTCCAAGTAAATTTTCTTACAATACACTGTATGACCTACAAGAAGAGTATGAGGGTCGTTCAATTGTATATACTATTCGAGACAGTAGTGATAGAAAAAGTGTTTTAGTAAACAACTATTCTATAACTAGAAATGAAATATATAGCAATGAGATAATTAGAAAATTAAGGAACAGTCCTGCATTTTCTAAGTATGTAAACACTAACTTTTTCCCATGTGTAATATCAGTTAATAAAGCAGAATCAAAAAGTAAAAAGTTTCTTGCTCTTAAAAATATGATTTCTTTAGAAACTGTATTACAATATATTGCTAATAAATCAAAACATAAATTGGAAGAAGCAATGTATAATAAAAGTGTATATAAAAAAATGGAGGCAAGTGTAGATAGCAATAATTTTACTTATAAGGTTTCAACATACCTTGAAAATAATAATATTGCTGATTTCATAACAAAGCATTACCCTTTAATAAATGACTTTGTAGAAATAATGTCTAATCATAGTGATACAAGAAATGATTTAGACAATTTTTCATTATTCATTACATATAAGTTTTTAGTAAGTCCTACAGTTACATCAAAAGTAGATACTAAGGTAAAAGGTATTGTTGATGAAATGAATAAGATAGTAACTGATTATCCATTACTTCCAATGTTAGAAACATACGGTCATAATAATAAGGTAAAGGAGGCAATTTTAGATTATTTTGAAAATAAAATTTAAAAAGTTTTAAAAATTTATTATTATATTAATAGGAAGGAGAAAGAAAATGAGATATTTTTTAATTACTAATTCAGGAATAACAGTATGTAAGGATTCTGGGGATACACTTGTTATTCCAACATCACATATTAATTACGATAAGATAAAAGAACTTGTCATGGATACTGATAATGAGATAGATGATGAGACTATCTTTAAACTCGCTCAGGTTATGAAAAACATAATAAAGTTTTCAAAAGGGTTTATTACTATTGGAGAAAATGGTAATGGATTAAACATTGCTTATAAAGGGAATCCTATTGCAGGAGCTTTATCAACACGTATCTTAGAACTGTATAAGAAGGATGGAAAGTTTGAACACTTTTTGGACTTTTATACAAACATGATGTCCAACCCCAGACCGGAAGCTGTTGAAGAATTGTATGACTTTCTTAATACAAGTGACTTACCTATTACTGAAGACGGTTGCTTTCTTGCATATAAGTTGGTTGACAAAGACTTTAAGGACATTTATACACACAAGATGGATAACTCAGTTGGGTCACTTGTTAAAATGGAAAGAAAAGATGTTGACAATAATCGTAGAAATCAATGTTCACAGGGTTTACACTTTGCCGCTTATGGTTATTTAACATCTTATGGATCTGGTAATACAGAAAATAATGTAATTATTGTTAAAATTAATCCAAGAGATGTTGTTGCAATACCAGAAGATTATAATCATATGAAAGGTCGCTGTTGTGAATACACTGTAATAGGTGCAATTGAAAATCATGGACAGTTTATAAAACCAAATTATGTTAACACAAAAGATGAAGATATCACCACAAGTGTTAATTCTTGGGATGAACTAGAAATGGATGAAAATGAAGAATTTAGTGAACCTGACATTTACGAAGACATGGAGGATATGGGAGATTTTGTAGACCATCAAGAAAATGTTTTTGAAAATGAAGATGAAGATTTTGATAACGACATTTTTGAAGAAGATGAGAAAGAGGAAGAACTTTCTTTAGATTCCAAAATTGATGTTATACTTGATGAAGCAAAAGAAAACAATTACCATGAATTCAAAGCAGTTCTTATTGAAAGTAACGGAGCTATTAAAGCTGGTATAAGAATTGATGATGTAACTCCTGGTTCATCTGTTACAGATGTTGTACAGTCTTATATTTTCCGAAGAGGTTCAATATCAGAAACACTTGGTGCTGAACTTTATGAAAATGGTTTTTCACTTAAACCAATTCGTCCTACTCGAAGAATTAATACTTCAGATAAGAATAGACCTTGTGTACTTGTTTCCTCAATAGATGGAATACAATTAAACAAGCTTACCGTTTATACACCAAAAGAAAATACTATAGAGGTTGTTTAATTGAAGTGGTTACAAATTATAAAAAGTAATGGAAAGAAAGATTATATCCTGATCGAGTCAGTCAAATGGTTCGGTCAGGAAGTAAAAGAAGTACTAGATAAGAAGGGTAATTTTAAAACTTTTCAAAAAAAGTTATGGGTTAAAAATGATAAGAAACATTATTTGGATTCCAAATATCTTCTTAAAGATATAAGAAAATTGTTTCCTAATTATGATGTGCAGATAAGAGAACATCGTAAATCAAGAAATGGAAAATTGAGAAAGGCTATTAGTAGAGTATATGAAGTTTTAATTGAAGGTGTAACTAAAGTATATAGTGATGATCATGATATGATTGTTACAAGTATAGACAAAAAAACATTGTTCACTTTAAAAGGTGAAACATACTATTGTATATTTGATTGTTTTTTTAGACAAACTGATAGTGATGAATATGTATACTATCAAGCAGAAAAACAATTTTTGTATAATACAGGAATACTAATAAGTCCTGATACAAAGAAAGAACATTTAATAGACTTTAAAAATAAAGTCGTAGGAGAAATAAAATGATTACTTTTCAAGATGTAGAAGCATTAGATTATGATGTAGTACAAAATCTAATTGACTATCCAGTAAGGAGAGTTGAATTAGTTAGAGAAGATGATGTAACAAAACACGTTAATCGTGAAGCAGTATTAGAATTTCATACTGACAGAAGACTTGGTATTGTAAACTCTAATAGAATGAATATTGAATACCCTGAACTGATGAACTGGACATGGGGTGAAATGCAGAAAACAGGAGTTCCTTTTAAACTAAAAGATTCTTTGATAACTCAATCAGGTGATTTATATCAGGAGTATATTTTTGATTATGTAATTGACACACCTGATAATGAAGGAATGGCTCCTCTTGTAATTCTTAAAGGATCACATGTAAGAAAACCTTTGGAACTTTTCTTTGGTACTTATCGGTTTGTTTGTAGTAATGGTGTTATGGTAGGTGAAACAATTCGCAAGATAAGTATTAATTCAAACATTAAAGATTTAATTAAAACATCTATTACAGATGATATAAGAATTAAGTTTGGTGAGTTTGCAAAAGTGTCACAGTTATATACAGGACTTGAAGCAAGACCATTTACAGACTACTTATATACAATGATTGCTGATCAGTATCTTGGTACAAAGATTAAAAAAGAAGTATTGAATCTACTTGTAAGTGATGGAGACATTACAGTAACAAAAGAAAAGATTCGTTCAAGTGATCTTGCAAGACCAGATCATCTTATTAATATTGTAAATGAAATAAATGCTTGGGCATTTTACAATGTAGTTACAAGTGTAGCAACATTTCAAAGTAAGTCAGTTCATACACGTACAAAGAACTTTGAAAGAGTATCAAATATTTTCGGAGTATAAAATGATTAAATGTATATTATGTAAATACTATTTTGAAACAACAATTGAAAAAACTAAAATGGAGTATAGTAGTCTAGCAAAAAAAGAAGTTAGTGTTCCATATAAAGTTAAAAGTCATCGTTGTGGTTTTAATCCTCAGTCTGTACAGTTAGAAGAAGGTCAACCACAATGTCACCATTATGAAAGTATTCGTACAGACGAAGGTACTATAATAAATTCTGGTGTTAAAAATATAAATGGAAATTCCTATCTTATATTTGATGGTAATGAAGGCCCTGGTTGTTGGAATAAAGGAGACTTCCATTTTAGTAATATAGGTAATTTTGAACAAGTTGATGACAGTTGGGATATGGAAGATTTAAGACAAGGTGAAATTATATATCGCCCTATAGAAGAAAGATAGTATGTTAAGTTTAAAAGAATGGCTTAAAGAAAATAATTATCCTGAATGTGTTGATGCTCAGTTTATACAGAGTTATCAAATAAGTTATTTAGCGTATTGTGTTAAATATTTAAATGAAGAATTAATTAAAATAAAGGAATAAATAATGAGAGTATCAAGTAAAGATTTAAAAGAATTTAAAGAAGATCCTCCAGGTATTAACTATGACAGGATGCAAGTATTATACTTGGAAAAGAAGTTAACAAACTTCGTAAAAATCATACAAGCTCGTGAAGGCTCTATGGCATCACTCTATGTATGGAAACAACTAATGAAGTTCTACGCAAAGCTAGTACGTCAAATTCAGGACATAGAAGAGGAAATACTTTCTGAGCATACGCCTACTACAAAACCTTTTCTATTCCCTAAGGATAATGAAAAGATTATTATCACAAAGGATAAAGAGATTGTATTTATAGACTCTTTAACAGAACGTGAATGGAGAAGAGCTTACAGGGAAAATGTTAAGGAGTAAATGATGTGGGGAATTAGTTATGTTATTAAAGGTTTTTTTGGTTTATTGTTTGCTTTTTCAGCAATAATAATTTTTACTGTAGGTCCTATTATTGTTTCTATAGTATTACAAAATCCATTTTATCTTTTTACTTATTTAATATCCTGGATTCCAACATTACTCTTTTGGTTAATTGCATACCTTATAATGGAGTTTTGAAATGAAGATTATACAGGCTAATGAAATAAATACTAAAGAAAAGCTTCTTATAGAATTACCCTTAATTTCTTTAGATTATTTAGACCTTGCTATTTTTGAAGCAGCTCTTTATAATTATTCACATAGTTCTTGTCTTGTTACAAAAAAAATAGAAAGAATAAATAAAATATTAAATCAATTAAGTGAGTTAACATAATGGAAATAGAATTTGTTAAATGGATGGTAGGATATGCGTATGGATTTGAAGTAAAAAATGATAATTCTATTACTATACCAATAAAAAATACATGATTGGAATGGAAATATAAACATTTTGAAACGGATAATTGGAAGCAAGCATACTATCCATTACTTTTACAAAGAACTATAGAAGGAATAAATACTTTAAAAGATTTTGAAATAATTCAAACAAGATCTAATGTTGTTGTCTATTCAGAATATCCTGTACAGGAATTTGAGATAGAACCTAAAAATGAGGATGAAGCTAAAGAACAAGCTTTAAAATATATTTATTAAATGTGTAAAGGAGCCTAAAAATGGATGGATGGAAATGCGGTTCTAAATTTGGAAAATTTATAAAAAATTTAAACTCTAAAATATATTGGTCATCTTACAAATTACGCAAAAGAAAATATTATAATCAGTATATTAAAGATACACATCAAAGATTCCAATTTATTCAAGAATTTATTAATTACTGGCTTTAGGGCTCATAGTAAACTAAATTTTGTTAAATGTGATTCTTGTATGGATGCAATTGGTATTGATTACCAATCTGAAAAGCATGGATGGAACTATGAAGGATATCATTATTGGGCATGTCCTGACTGTTTAAAAAAAAAGAAAAATAATGTTTGATGATATACCTGAAGATAAAGAAGAAAGTTATCCATGGCCTAATTGTGAAAATGGAAATGTTACATTAGATGAATCTAGTGGAATATGGAGATGTGATATTTGTGAGTTTGGAGAACTTAATTAATAAATGGAGTAAAATATGCTTGAAAAAATAAAAGAAAAAATAAGAATTAAAAGACTTGTTAATCAAAAGTGTGTTACCTATAATTATATTAAACATTTTGTCGGACCCGAACTACTATCAGAAATGGTTATGGTTATGGATTTGTATCAGATGAGTTTATTTATGACAATGGATATTTAGAATTAGGTTTTGGTAAAATAAGAAGTGGTTATGGAGATTAGGGTGGAGGATTCTCACACTCACTCACTTAACCTCTAAAAGTTATTATTGATAAAGATTTTAATATTATTGAATGTAAAACTGACTCTTTCTATAATGTTAAACACCAAGTGGAACATGAAGCTAAACGAATTATAGAAATGTTAGGTTGTAAACTCGATTTAAATAATGATTTTTTATACTGTATAATAGTTCGAACATTTACAATACAAAAATTAAAATCACCTTTATCTATAAATTTTATTGATACAGATGATATAGATGAAGTTCTAAGAATACTTGGGTTTGCTGAACTTAATTTTGTAAGAGTAAAGAATGATTAAAAAAAGGTTCAAATTAGAAATAAATTATATTGTATACTATGGTTAATAAGTCATGGATTTGTTCCTATGAAATATTTTTGGATTTAACATCATAATTTATTAAAGACTTCACATAAATATTTTTCATATGATAAATTTAAGATGTGTGGTAATAGTTATAAAGGTGAAAACTTTTTAAATAGGGAAACTTGGATAGTGAATGAAGTATGGGATTTCCCAAAAGGACTTTTAAAAATTAAATGAAAACAAAAAATGAAAAAAATTGGAAGTTTAAAAAAGAACCACCTATTACAAGACATACTCATCCTAATGATTGGTCTTCATATATGAATGCAAAAAGAAGATGCTATTATAAAAGTCATGATAGTTACCCATGGTATGGAGCAAAAGGTATTAAGTTATCATATAGATGGTATAAAAGTTTTCCTCGATTTGTACTTGACATGGGACCTAAACCAAGTAAGGAGCATGTACTACATCGTAAAAATAGTAAGAAAAACTATTCACTAAGAAATTGTGTCTATATGGAAAAGCATGAACATACTCTTTTTCATATACTTGAGAAAAAAGAAATTATGAATAAAAAATTAGCAAAGAATTTAAGAAAATATGTTTTGTGTAATAATAAAACTGTAAATGAATTATGTACAGAATTTCTTTTTTCTTATTCAGTTATGTATAAAATATTAAAAGATTTAACATGGAAAGAAACTATTTAAAAAACTCCCAAAAAATATTATTATATTAATAACAGAAGGATTTACTTTAGTAAGAGTAAATAAAAACTAAAGGAGTGTATAGTG